ATTCTGCCTCTTTTGATTCATAACCTACACTTACTAATACAATATCTCCTGTATTTATCTCTGTAGCTTTATCTTTTTTATTAGATACTTCATCTAAGTTCTTTATAAATATCATACTTATATCTATCCTTTCTTTTTATATGTTTTATATATTATTTATACACTTTTTTCTTCTCTTATGTGTATATACCAATTTTAGCTATAGTAATTATATTCTACTTTATTTTATTACTTAACTCGCTAACGCTCGTACATATACATAAAATCCCCTATTTTTAGCCTTTTTCACGCTCGTAGAGGTCCGTAAAGCCGATTTTCCTAAAACGAAACACTAACTTTAGCTTACATCGCTTTCTTGAGGCTCTCACAAATAACCCTTCCTTTATCTATGTAGTAGAATATGTAGCGAAAGACTAGGTTAAGACAGGAAAATTTTATAAAAAATATCAGTTTCTGAGAAACGATAAAATATTGTCCAAAGTTAAATCCTGTAGATATAGTGTAGGTGATGTAGCTTGTGAAGATGCTTATATAGTTTTATACTAAAGTATAGTAATATAAGCTTAACAGCTAAATAAACTACAAAGCCTCGCTAACGCTCGGCTTTCGGTCGTAGATAAAGTTCTTACACAATCGTCACTCGACTGTAATTGTCATTCGATCGTAGTACTACATATCTACCCACACTACTATATATGCTTGTGGCACTCGTTCGTAATACCAGTATTTCGTCTAATGTATTTCTTTATCTAATGTCTTATGACTACTAATAACTGATTAATAGCAATACAACTTAAAAAGAAATATAGCAACAAGAAAAAGATGTAACTACAAAGGATTCTAAGAACAGTTTTAATTTGTGTTTGAATTTGAGTTTGTGATTTGATAAAAACTAAACTTAGAATCTTTATAGTCACTCTGAAGTGGAGTGTCAACTCTATAATAAATTATAGAATATTCTGTTTCGACTACCTTATAGTCATCATCAGTAGGGCTGTAATCTCCCTAGACAGAATTTAGTCATATTGTTTAAATTTGCAAGAATAAAAAATAAATCCTGCAATAAATCTATAGAAATAATGAATAAATCTATAGAGATATTGCAAGAAATAAAAATCAAACTTGCAGAATTATAAAGTTTCTATACCAGATCTCTTTCTATTTTTGTTAAGTTTACCTTTAAAGAAAGAAACAACAGAATCTTTAGCGTCAACAAGTTCTTTTTTAGCTCTAATCATTTCAGTATCAGTAGCTAATGCAACTTTAGTATCAGCGATAGCTTTAGAACCAGAGTTAACTAACCCAGCACCAACTTTCATAGAAGCATGAACTAAACCTTTACCTAAGTTCATACCAGCCTCACCTGCAATCTTAGCAGTAGGAGCTATTACTTTAGTAGCAGTATAGTTAATAGCATTAGTAGTACCAACTAAAGCTTTAGAAGCAACTTTAACAGTATTGTCTATAGCTTTGTCCATTTGATATTTAGTAGCTATCTTAGTATATTCTTGAGGAGTTATATCTCTAACTATTAAAGATATAGCACCTTTTTTCATAGTTATTTCAGTATCTTCTATACCTAAGCTATTAATCCAAGTTTCAGCTTGAGCAGCCTCAGCAGAAGATAAGAAAGCTAATTTAATAGAAATTAAGTCTACATCAGATTTGTTTTCTTCTCTTTTAGCTTGTTGAGCAGAATATTCTTCAGCGTCTAATTGATCTACTATAGAAGAAAGTAAAGCGTCTGCCTCTAATTTATTTAATAAATCTTGTTCTTCTGATTTTTCTACATAAACAACAGCATTACCTTTCTTAACTAATATTTCTGCCATTTGTATAGCTTTCTCTTCTGATTCTATTCCAAATCTAGCTTGGAATTCTTGCATAGTAGTTTTTTTACCTTTTATTATTAATATTGTATTCATATCCATATTTATCACCGTATCCTTTTAAATTATTATTGTTTTAATTTGCTTTTAAAAAAGAAGACTAGAACTTAATCTAGTCTTTTAATTAAAATTCATTAGCTAAATCTTTTATTTGAGATTCTTGTATAGATTTGTCTTCTACTTCTATTTCAGAATTAAGCTCTAAGAACTTTTTATATCCATTAGCTAATTGTTCTAAGTATTGTGGCATTTTAGCTAAAACCACTTCTGTTTCTTTTCTTATAGCTATCATTTCTTCTATAGAGAATTCTGTCCCTACTTCTACGCTACCTATTTTTATTTCTGCCACTTCTATATTTTTAAATTTAAAATTGAATTTCATATTGATTACCTTCTTTCTTATATTGTTTATTTTTATATGTTGAAACTTAATTGCTCTATAGAGCTAGGGACTATAGTTTTATTTAAGATTTTAAAGTCTCTATGTTTAAATCCATACTTCATACTAAAGAAGTACCATGCTTGTTTATCAGAGACTGCTATAATGTTATCAACATATAGCATATCCCTAACAACAGCACTAACTGTGTATGTATATTGTGTCATCTAATTATCCCTCACAAACTTCATCTAAAGACATAGAATTGAAAGCCTCTGCTTTTTTGAACATAGACTCTATTTTAGCTTGAGCATATTTTTTTATTCTACCGTCTTCAAATAACCAATCCTCTGGTATAGAGATTGTAGTATTGTTTCTAGTTATAGTCAGTAACCCGAAACCTCCATTGTTCATGATTTGATGTGTTGATTTTCTTGATTTGCATATTTTTGACATTATGCTTACCTCCTATTATTTATTAATAGCTTATTGACACTCCCAATTATCATAAGCTTTACAAAACATATAAAGACTGCTATTAAATAACAACAATCTTTATATGTTCTAAAAACTAATAATAATTAAGCAGGTTCTCCTGCTGTTTCAGGCATTTGTGGTTCGGCTGGTCCTTGAGGATATATAGCATGTATTTGTTTCCATGTCCATTCATAATAGAACTTATTATATGCTATTTCTGCCTGATTGAACTTAGGCTTACCTCTAAAGTTTGCGTCGTTAAGATTTTTGAATATAAAGTATAATCCTTTTTTATTCATTAACTTGTCAAACTCTTTCCAAAGTTTAAGTTCTTTAGCATTTACTTCTGTACCGTCGTTTTTCTTACCACTTAATATCCAATACTTATAAGTTTGATTTGTTATTATATCACTTAAGCTAGATACTGTGAAAAATTGTACTGGTGCTGTTAACTCTTTAGTTTCAAAATCTTTCATTAAGTTAACAACTGAAGCTAATGCTACTTCTCTTGAACCTGCAAGTCCTGTTTGTTCTGATGTATAGTTGAACTTATATGCTGTAGCTGACTTAGCTTGAACGTCACATATTGCTCCTATACTTAAATCTTTTTTAGTTCCTAAAAATATTCTTTTTACTGACATGTTAATGTCCTCCTTAATTATTTTAGATTTAGGACTAGAACTTATTAATAGCTTATATGTATAATAACTTTACTATTGAACATAGTCCTATTAATATTTATTCATAGAATTCTAAGAACAAGTTTTAATTTTGTTTCTAATTTGAATTCCACGAAGGGGTTTTTTGAGAATAACTTTAATTTAAGTCTGTCGTTCGTAAGAACTTAGAGCTTAATAAAGTTTCCCTTCTTCATAAAATTCTAAGAACAATGTCTTAGATTTATTTGACATGCAAAAATAATGAAATATTAAACTTCATCATTCTTACACAGAATTCTAAGAACAAGTCTTAGATTTGAGTTTAAATTTGAATATAACATAAGTAGATTACATAGTTAAACTCACACTACATAACCTACATTAAATTCAAAGAACATGTCTTTGATTTGGAAAAGTTTTAATTTGAAACTTTATCTCCGAAGGATGCATTAAGCAGCATCCCCCGAAGGGGCAACACCTTGACTTAAAGTTATATTACGCTGATCTGCGTATTCTCTAAGTCCTTCGGTATTACAGAAAGTAAGATAAGTATACTGTCCATAGTACTCTAAAGTAGTATTGTCATAACATTTCTGTAATGCAGTACCTAGTACTTTGGCAAATTGCTTATCTAAATCAACTAAACCTCTAGCCTTAGTTTTATAGAATGGTCTCTCTGCTCCGTCAGATCTTCTCATAAAGAATTCAGCAATTCCATTCTTCATAGACTTAAGATATATTCTATAAGTGAAGTCTGTACTAACTACAGGTTCTTTTACTACAGGTTCTTTAGTAACATCTGCTGCATTATATGTATGTGTTGCTTTTGCAGCTGTAGTATTATTAGTATTTACTTCTTCTTTAACTTCTGGTCCTGCTTCTTCTCCAGCAATTAAACCTTCTAGAGACATGAAACCTTTCTTAACTTTCCAAGCTAAATTCATAGCTATCTTCATTTGTGCATGATAATGCCCTTCTAATTTAAGCTCTTTTCTTATTATGTGAGCTATCTTCATTACATGTAATTCATTAGTGTTTGTTGTAGTATTTTTCATTTCTTTTACCTCTTTCTTTTCTATTGTTTTTGTTTTTGTTTGTGTAACTTGTGGTTCTTGAGCATTGTGTTTAGCTATAGTCTCTTCTTGTTGCTTTAATAGCTGTTGTACAAGAACTTTAACTTCATTTAATTTAGCTTGAGCCTTAGCGTCAAAAGTCTTTTTCCAAGCATCTAATACAACTTGCTTAAGTTCAACATAATCATCACACTTAACAAATGGCTTAGGGTATCTCATAAAGTCATGAGTGAATTTTATCTTTTGTTCACCATTGTAGTAAACACCATATACAACTAAACCATTAGTTTTTAAAGAAACTCTATGTTCATGACTAGAAGCTAAATGTATAGAGTTGTTACCCATTCTTCCTTCTAACTTTCCTTCATTCTCAACTACCTCAAAGTTATTTATTATCGCATTTATTTCACCTTGTTTTAATATTGACATAATCATGTCCTCCTTTAATAAATAATAATTTTAGATATAAAAATAGAGGACACCCATATAGAGTATCCTCTTTAATAGCTTAATTAATATTAAGCAAATACTGGCTCAGAGAAATCAGAGAAATTGAATCCTTCTGCATCCTCTATTGCATTCATTGAATCCATAGTTGGTTCAACTAAATCAAATCCAACTGGAGCAGAGAAGTCAGAGAAATCAAATCCCATGTCTTCTGTAGCAACTTCTGTAGCTGCTATATAATCTTGTCCTGGTATATAAACTACTCTAGAAACATGACCTTGATTGTTCTTATGAGAGAATATAGATAAGTTATCTAAGTTCATGTTCTTTAATATATCTGTAGCACCAGCTCTAGTATTTAAACAAGCAACAAGATATTCATTATCTTGAGCATCTTTAGCTACTATAGCAGAGTATACTTTAGTAGCTTTATTTACTTCATATGTTGCTTTGAATTCATAAGATAAAACATCAACGTTAGTCATATCTGCACAGAATGCATCAAACTTTTTGTTAACGTTTATGAATAAACCAGCTTCAGAATCAGCTTGAGCTACTTCTTTTATAGCTTGTACATAGAACTTGTTGTTAAGCTCTACTATTGTACCGTTTAAGTTAGCTCTTCTGTTCTTCATAACGAAAGAAGTACCATCTTCTAATTCTGCAGAACCATCAACTACCATTACATTTTGTCCTACAAAGTTAGAAATTTTAACTGCTCTATTGTTAGCTTCAGCATAAGATATTTCTTCTCCTATGAATCCAACATTGTTGAATCCTATTTCAGATAAGAACTCTATTAACTCAGCTTCACAAGTTTTGTAAAGAGCAGCATTTATTGCACCACAAGATTCATTTGAAACATCAGCTATTAAGTTATTGCAAACTAATGCACCTAATTCTATACTAGTCATATCATCAAATGCATGTCTGATGTAGTTTCTTATACCGTTAGTAGCAACAGTCTTCATGAATTCAACTTTTGATACACCTTCTATTTCTTGAGTATCATTGTTGTTATTTAATGCTAATGTTAATGTAGCATAAGATTTCTTTATAGCATCTATAGAAGGAGCAGTTGCTTTTAATAAAGACCCTGTAGATTTAGCATCTTTGTTTAATTCAGCAGGAGTTCTTCCTTCTACTACTAATGAAGCAGCTATCTTAACTTCATTTCTTAAATCTTCTGCTTCTTCTGATAATACAACTTCTTGTATAGCTTTAGCTGCTATAACAACTAAGTGGTTAGTTATTTTAGCCATTTCTCTCTTTATGTTATATAAAGGATCTGTTATAGCTAAAGCAGCTTGTTTAGTTATAGTTTTGTTACCTCTAGTTTCAGTAACTGTACCATTGCACTTATTGTATTCAACTAAAGACATACCATTCTTCTTCTCTAACTTAACTAAGTTCATCTTGAAGTAGTTGTTTTCAGTTAAGCCATATACTTTATTAGCTATTTGACCGAAAGTAGCATCAGCTTGAGCTAATTGAGCAACACAGTCAGCCTTAGCACCTAATGTAGCTATTATAGAAGAATGCTTGAACATATTTATTATGAAGTAGTTGTTCTTAGCAGAGTCTATAGAAGTTTCAGCTAAATATCTGTTGTAGTCACAGCAGTCTTCTAAATAAGCTATTAATGAATGAGTAGATCCATCTGATTCAGCAAATCTGAATACTGCTTCAGCACAGTCAAACTTATCAACTTCATATGATACAGTAGTTCTATCTATAACAGATGTATATTGAACTGCACCATTACACTTGTAGTATCTGTTGAATGCTTTAGTTATAGCTTCTTTCATTTCTGCTGTAGTATCATCAGACTTAAGAGTTAATAATATTAAAGCATTGTTGTAGAATGCATTAGCTATTTCTCCAACTGAAGCTATTTTATTTTCAAAGTAGTTGTTTATCATATCTCCTGTGCTAGAGAATGATAAGTCTATTTTCTTTTCAACTGGAGTAGAATTTACTGCAGCTGTAGATATGAAAGATGTTCCTCCTACTTTTTCTACTTCATTAGTTAAAGCATTAGTAGTTTCTTGAGGTCTAACTAATCCTAATTCTGGTTGATTCATGAATTTAGTTATAGCAGTTTCCATACCAGTTTCTTGATGTCTAGCTTCGTTAGCTTCTTTAGTGTCTCTTATTACAGATCCTCTGTTAGCTAATTTAGCTAAACAATCAACAACATCTTTATCTTCTATTATTTGAACTGCATCTATATCAAAGTCCATACCATCATGCTTTTCCATTAAGTAATGAGAAGCTGGTATTATACAAACTTCTTTAGCAGCTACCATGTAGTTTATTAAATGTCTCTTTTGGAAGTTAGATATATTAAGAGCTAATATTCTTCTAACCATTTCTTCCATAGATACAGCGTTTAATATAGTAACAGCGTGTAATGCACTTATTGGATGTCTAGTTATAGCAACTCTATCTGCTTCTATTGTGTTGCAGAATATTTCGTTTTCTGCTAATACTTGTTGTCCATATAATACAGCCATATCAGCTTGTACTACTGTGTAGAATGATCTATCTAAAGTTACAGAACCTTCAGTTATCATTCTCATGATACTCTTAACAACATTTTCAAAGTCAGATCTTACAGCACCTGGGAATAATTGCATAGTTTTCTTGAAGTCACACTTTCTTAAGTAAGTCATTAATTGAGCTTCATTGTTTAATCCCATGTTTTCTAACATTAATTCATATCCTGTAACTTGATTATTCTCTATGTTGAACTCAACTCCTAAATCAGCAAACTTAGCTGCTATTCCTTTAAGAGCTTTGTTTAATAACATAGTTGGAGCATTTTGAGGATCAGCTAATAAACAAGCCATAGTAGTAACCATAGATAAGTTCATTTCTGATTGATAAGCCATCTTTAATCTAACTGGCTTGAATACATTGTTGTGGTTAGTCATCTTCATAGCATTTTCGTCAGTTATCATTTGTACATTCTTGAAGAAAGTATCTGCTTTACCAGCTTCAACTACTTTATCCCAAGCAGACTTAACTAATACTTTCTTAGTCTTGTCTCCTTCTTTAACTGTAGTGTAATCACTATCAAATCTTTCGCCTTCTACTATTACATATTGAGAAACAGCAGCAGACTTATCTGATAATAAATGTCTAGCAAATGTAGCCATATCTATTCTATCTTTGTAATCTGCAGAGTCTTTTGAACCAGCTCCTCTAGTTTGATCCCATATTCCTATATAGTCAGATTCTTTAACAGGTACTCCATTTTCTATTGCAGCTTTGTGTGGTACAGATGTATGCATAGTACAAGTACCATCTTTAGTAGAAGAAGCATCAACTACTTCTCCATTTAATTTAGTGAACTTAGCTCCAGCAGCTAAATTGTCAAAGCATACCATTGTAGATACTTCTGACATTTCCTTAGATCCTGGTGCTCCAAGTGTTACTCTACCTGCAGACTTGAATTGTGCAGCTTTATCCTTAAGAGCTTTAAACTCTCCTTTTTCCATGAAAGCATTAACGAAACATCCATCTGTAGATTTATCTAATAAGTAAACTCTTCTATCAGCATCTACTTCTGAGTTTACAGTTTTAACTTTTACAGATGCACCAACTAATGACTTAGTTCTTAAACCAGAAGCAGTAACACCAGCAAACTTATATTGCTTTAATACTTCACCTTCTGCTAATTCTACATCTGGAGTGAAGCTTACTCTAGCTAATCCATTTTCTGCTATTATTAAGTTTAAGCTTTCACCAAACTTCTTAGTTTTACCAGATAACATTCTGAATACTCTTAATCTTATAGCTTCATAAGCTTTACCATCTTTATATAAAGACTTATCTAAGTTTATAGATACAACTTCAGTAGTCCCTTCCATAGTTAATACCATACCATTGTCAGCGAACTTTCTAGTTTCTGTCTTAGCAGCTCTAGTTAAGTTAGATTCTATACCTACGTTTATAGCTACTTCTACATCTAAGTATGGAGTCTTAGTTTCATCTCCTTTTTCTACTACTGCTTTTAATATTATTTGGTAAGATGCTATTACATTATTATTCTTAGATTCTTGCTTTAACATTTTGAATGCTTTCTTATTGTTTCTTTTGTTTACATAGTTTACTATTTCAACTACATTTCCTTCTACTACTAAGTTAAATAATTGATCTTTCATTTTCTTTTCTCCTTTGTTGTCTGATTTATTTTCTTTTGTATTGTTTACTGCTACTGTTTCTACTACCTCTACTGTGTTATTTACTATTGTCATTGTTTCTTCTCCTTTGTTGTTTAATTTATTGTTTTCTAATACTGCTACTAATTCTGCTTTTCTCATTGTTGAATATCCTTTTATTCCTGCTTCCTTAGCTAATCCTTTTAATTCCTTTACTGTTAAGTTCATCATAATAAGTTCTCCTCTTCTCTTGTTTAATATTTTTTATTTTGATTTTATGTATGAAAAAATGAGTAGTGTCACTTGTCCTGCGTATTACTAGAAGCTATGCACCTCGATTATAGATATTGTGATAAAAATAAAAATAGAGATGACATAAAAAATACAACTAAGTTCTGATTCTCAGTTGCTTTAATGAATATAAATAATACTGACATTTAAACTACTCCTTCCAATAATAGTATTCTCAATCTCCCCCAACGGAGACAAGAATAACTTATCATTGGAACACCTTTGCTCAGTATAAGCCCGTACATGTTTCCCACACATGTACCCTACCTTACTTCTACTACGAATACTGAACCTTACTTGTAGAACCCTATAAAGTCTATTCCTTAGATGTAATAATTATGAAAAAAATACTAAGGTGATAAACTCTGATAAAACATTGTTGACAATAATTAATAGCTGTATTATGACAATATGATTAGCTAATAAAAATTGTGCATATGCAAAGGTGTCCAATAATATGTCTATTTACCTAAAATGATTTTTTATTTTATTTAAAATTAAGCTCCAAATAATTCATATCTATCATCTGCTGATAAATTACTAAAGCTTTCATATGGAATAACTGTATCCATATGTTTAGATTTAATTACTCTACCTTGTTTTAATAGAGTATGCATGTTGTTTACCATATGACTATGTAATTCTTCTACATAATCTAAATGTTTCTTAATTGTTTTCTTTTCTCTAAATATAACTTTATATTCTGCATAACATGCGTTGTAAGCATCTTTGTAATCTTCTACATCTTTCTTGTAATTTGATGCAATTTTAGTTAATTCTTTTATTAACTTCTTATATGCAATTCTTTCTTCTCTTGCATTCTTTTTAGAATCTTTCAATTCCTTAGCTAAACCTTTTATAATTAAGGCTTGAACTCCAACAACTGCTATTAAAGCAAATATTAATACTTGTAACATACTAGTTACCTCCTCATAGTTTATTTAATATAAATTATGTCAGTACCTAGATGTCCTCTAATTACACCTCCTTCTATTAAATATCTGTTTCGTCTTAATTTGCAAAGACTCATCAGGTGGCATCTACACCACGACAGATATACTATAAGAGTAGAAACCTTCTAATTAGGCTCTACTCTTATAGTATTCTATAGCTTTAAAATAGTCCTCTATACTAGGTACTCCTCCATTAGCTATCATATACTCTCTATATAGCATATAATCATCTATATTAAATCTATCACTAGGTTTATCTATAGGTGTTATATCTACTACCTCTTCTGTAGTACTCTCTATTACTGTATTCTTCTCTTCTTTAATAGCATTAACTAATACGTTACTACCTACTACTGTATTAACACTTCTTCTTATTAATTGCTTTGTTTCTCTATTTACTCCTATTAAGTCATATGCATCTTGTCCTGTTAATTTCATAGCCTCTAATACTGGTATATCTTTTCTCATAATCTTTATCTCCTTTTATATTAATTATTTTATTTATTATGCTACTGCCTTATATGCAGGTGCTTTACTTATTTGTGTATAGAAACATCTATTATCTATATACTCTTGTATTAATCTATTGGCACAAGCTCTTGCATGTCTTTCATGCCAAGCATTTCTATACGATACTTTACCTTTTATTAATTCTTTCTTACTAGCATTAAACTTCTCTGTCATATACTTAGCTTGATATGCATGTGTTAATTCATGTAGTAATGTCTCTGCATTTTTTACTAAATCATTAGTTACAAACACTACTATCTTAGATGTCATATTACAACGGAATCCATTTGTTGAATCATTAGCTATTAATGCCTTATCTTTAGCATCAACATAAACTACTTTCATATCTACGTTGTATGTCTTCTTGAATGTTCTTTCTACTTTTTGTAATTCCTTTACTCTAGCATCCTTACTAGTTAATGCATACTTATCTACTAATGCAAGTCTACCTACTGTTATTTGTGTGATTTTTAATAATGTCTTTTTCATTGTGTCTTCTCCTATCTTTCATTGAATATATTTATTGTCTGTTGTTATTCTCTCAATAGATCCACCAGAATGAACCCCCTGGGGCTACTATTTAAGAAAATAAAAAAACATAATATATACCTATTGGTCCTCAGAAATTTTTTAAATTTTCAATTCCCCTATAGAACTTTTTTGGAACTTTTTGTAGACTTTTTGTTAAATTTTTCCATTGTAGCTGTAGACAAATTTTGGAAGAGGTGCTATATTATAAATTAGAAAAGGAGGAGATATATATGGAAAGAGTGCAATTTAGTACAACATTATCAAAAAGTCGATTAGATAATTTTAGGGCAAAATGTAAAGAAGATAATATTCCTATGAACGAAGTAATAGAAGCATTTTTCGATTTATATATAAATGAGGAAATATCTTTTAAGAGAACAGTAACAATAAATAGAATTAAGTAATGAAAGATGATGGGGGAAAATAAGATGAACAAATTAGAAACATTAAATACTAATATAGCTACGCTACATAGTAAAGATGTAGCAGAAATGACAGGTAAGGATCATTCAAAATTATTAAGGGATATAAGAAATTATATAAAAGTTCTTAACGAATCCAATTTTGGATCGGTTGAATTCTTTATAGAATCAACTTACGTTGATGCTAAAGGAGAAACAAGACCTTGTTATTTATTAACAAGAAAAGGTTGTGATATGGTAGCTAATAAATTAACAGGAGAGAAAGGTATCTTATTTACAGCTAAATATGTAACTAAGTTTGAAGAAATGGAAAAAGAATTAGCCTTCGGCAAATTCAAATTACCAACTACTTATAAAGAAGCTTTATTAGCTTTAGTTGCAGCAGAAGAAGAGAAAGAATTATTAATAGCACAAAATAAAGAAAAAGAAGAGCTATTAATAGAACAAGCTCCGAAAGTTGATTTATATGAAGACTTTATATCTACAGATAATTTATATTCTGTAGGAGATATATCTAAGACTTTAGCTATAAAAGAAATGGGGAAAAATAATCTTTATAAATATTTAAGATGGAACAAGATATTTATGGAAGGATATGAAGCATATCAAAGATATGTAAAGTCAGGACATGTAGTTCATAGAAATAGAACTTATACATATGGTAAAGGAGAAAATGCAAAAACAAAAACTGAAATATGCGGATACTTCACTCCTAAAGGAGTAGAGTATTTATATAAGAAATTAAAAAGAGACGGATATAAAACTCCTAAAACTTTAGAAAAAGTAGTAGAAGAATTAAAACCAACTACAGATAAGATAAAATAATACAATAAAAAATAGTTGTCGGGAGAGTGTGCTACGCACACTATATGAGAAACTAAATATGTATAGTTAATATATACATCCCACACTTATCAATATTTTAGCCAAGCTTATTGCTTGGCTTTTGTTATTATGCAATAAAAGTCTAGTAATAATATTCATGAAATATATAGAAAGAAAGAGGGATTAATGATGGCAAAAATAATAGTTAATAATGAGGTTCGTACTAATGGGAAATTAAGTGCGACAAGAGCATTAAATGAAGAAAGGAATGGATTTATAATATCAGGTGTATTTGCAACACATTTATATTATGAAAACATTAAAACTTTAGAATCTGAAAGATTTGCATTATCTGGAGTAGAAGTTTATCAAGAATCTTTTGGAAGTGATGATTATGATATACTTTACTATTTTACAGCAAAGAGCTTAATGCTTAAGGATCATATAGAAGATGGGATAGGATACATACTTTATTCAGATGAAATGAGGATGATAGAAGAAGAAATGTATAAAGATGACCATCCGATATTAGGAGGAATAGGTAAAGAGTATAAGGATATGTATATAGATAATATAGAAGATTCTAAATTGGAGGAGGATGAAAAAGATGAGTAATACAACTAATACAGAATATGTATCTGATTTAGTGAGTACACAAACAGAAGATGAAGTAGCTTGTGAGGCTGTAGTTAATAGAGAAAACTTTGAGAGAAACTTAAGGAATATGTGGGGATATTCTAATGTAGGTCTTGAAGCAAAAAGAGCAGCAATGAGTATGTTAGCTACAAAGACAGGTATGTATGCAAGAATACCTTTAGTTTGTAAAGCTGAATCTTGTCCTTATAGTGAATCTTGTAATTTACTTCCTTATAATTTAGCTCCATTAGGAGAGCCTTGTCCAATAGAAACTGCACAAATAGAAGTAAGATATGCAGGATATGATAGAGATTTTGATTTAGATACAGCAAGTTTTACAGATAAGAACTTAGTAGCAGAATTAATTAAACATGATATCATGCTAGAAAGATGTACATCATTACTTACTAAAGAAGGAGTGTTAGTAGTAGATGTAGTAGCAGGAGTATCTGAAAATGGTGAAGAATTCTATAGACCAGAAGTAAGTAAACATTGGGAAGCTTACGAAAGAATTCAAAAGAAAAGAAATGAAATCTATAATCTGATGATGGCTACTAGAAAAGATAACAAAGATAAAGAAGCTAATGGTGAAGATAGTATCACTAGAATGATGGCAGATATGTTTACTACAGACTTTGTTGTTGAAGAAAGACCAGAGGATATAGATTAACAACTAATAAAAAAGAGAGGAGAATTATTATGGCAGTAACTAAAACTTTTCAAGAAGGAATAATTGATGGTATTAAATCGCTTACTACTCCTAAGTTAAGATCTAATCAAGCTATTAATAGCATAGCTAAAGGGGCAATCAATAATGGCACAGGAGCTTTTGAAGTAGCACATAGAGTAATGGGACCTCAAAAGCAAGGTTTTAAACAAGCTGTGAAAGAAACATTTACTCATAAAGATGGAACTCTTAATTATGGAAAAATAGCAGGAAGTTATATAGGAGCTAGTACTGCAATGAGAGTTGTATCTGGTGGTGGAGTAACTAAAGATAGAAATGGTAATTCAAATCTTATAGGTGTTCCATTTATATAGAAAGCAGGTGCTTTAATTGAATATATTTAAAGGTATAGCAAAAGGAGCAGTAGGAGCTGGTATAGGAACAGCTAAAGCTGCTGCAGGTACAGCAGCTAATATAGGTAAGGCTGTTGGACATGGAGGGAAAAGAGTTTTAAATCAAGCAATAAGCAATCCAGTATCTTTAGGTTTAGCAGTAGGAGGAGCAGCTGCAACAGGAGTTGCTTTAGCAGAAGCAGATGGAAGAAGTGATGGAGCTTATGTTGCAGGGAAGGCTGCAGTAGGAATGACAGCATTATCAGCAATACCAGGAGCAACTGCAGTAGGATCTTTTGGAGCAGTAAGTTTAGCAGGGGCAGGAACAGGTGTATTAGGTGGAGTTGCAGCAATAGGAAGATCAGCAATAAAGATGCCAAAAGAACCATTAAGCTTTAGCAATATGGGAGATTTAAAATTCTCAGGACTAGGAGTTGGTATGTTAGTAGGTAGTTCTGCAATAGAAGGAACAAAAAGAGCTATTAATAAATATGAACAAATACGAATGGGTAAACATGATGGTCAAATGAGAACAGCCACTCCAATAATTCCTCAAGTAGAAAGACAACCTTCATATGCAAATAATGGAGGAGCTACAGGAGATTTAGTATTTTCAATGTATAACAATAGATAAAACATAGGAGGATGATATTATGGCAAAAGGTGTCGCTGCTATAGCAGGAACAAAAGGGAAAAATGTATTAGGTGTAGGTACTATGCTAGGTTTAGGATTTCAACATGGTATGTCTGCATTTGGTGCTATAACTGACTATAAAGATGCTAAAAGTCAAGGCTATGGAACTATGGGAGCAATGGCTAAAGCAGGTACAGAGTTTGCAATGGGGGAATTATTAGGAGGATGGTATCTACCTTATGTTGCACTTAAAGCTGCACCTGCAGCAATGGTAGGTGGATTAGAAGGTATAGCTAAAATGCAAAGAAGTATGAATAAGACTTCTAGACAAACACCATTTTCAAATGCACAATTTAGAGATTATAACCAAGCTTTTACTATGAGACAAGCAGGTCTACAAATGGCAGAAGCTAGTAGATATAATCTACAACAAACGCTAATGGGTAATGAAGCTAGTTATTTAAGGTAGTATAGAATAACAAATTAATAGCTAGGAAGGATGTGATAATATGGCTAAGGTTTCAAGCTTTATTCCTAATAAAGGAGTAAATAAAGCAGTAGCTGAATTAAGAAAGACGAATGTTTTTAAACAAAGTAAAGCTATGAATGGCAAAGCAGTTCGAGAAGGTTTAGAAAGTGTTCAAAGAGAGATGGCAGATAATGCAGCAAAAGCTTTGCCAATTCAAGACGTAATCAATAGAAATACAGGAGTAGATGTTCCTAGAAAAGCTAATGGTAGAAAAGATATAAAATCAGCTAAAGAATCTGCTCATGTATTTAATCAATCGCTTAGCAATAAAACTAAAGATGTAAAATTAGATATATCAGACATTAATAAAAATAAAGACAAAATAGGAAACGCTATTGGTCACATGAGAGATAATAAATTAGCAAATGAAATAGCTGATAGTTATGGAAGAGGAAATGGGAACAAAGCTAATAGACGTATAGAAGCTATGCGTTCAGAAGTTGTTCATAAAGGAAAAGTAAATTCTTTACAAAAACAAATTGACGCAGCTATAGATGCTGATGATATGGATAAGGCATTAAAACTTCAAGATAAATTAAATTCTCTTGGTGAATATAATGCTCCAGAGAAAAAGAAAACTTTCCATGAAAGAAAAGCTCAAAGAATGGAAAGAAATGGTGTAGTAGATCCAGAACTTGAAAAGATGGTAAATAGCTTTGGAGATATCGAACATACAAGACCAACTAACAAGAAAACTGCAAATCCTCAACCTGAAACATCGCCAGGCAATAATTCTATAATGCAACAAGTACAAGATAAAGTAAAAGGAAATAACTTTGTATATAATATGGCAGCAATGGGAGTTGGTGGAGGATTAGTTTTAAATATGGCTAACAATAAAGGTCAACAATCAAATGCACAGCTATATGGACAATATTAAATAATAAAATAAAAAATGTTATAAAGATGATTGGTAATAGTAATTAGTTAATTAGTGAGGCTCCTCAAAACTACAAAAAAGAGGTGTTATTATATGAAATTTGATAAATTAAGAGGTTTAAAAAATAATGTGTTCTCTACAAAGCTTGTAAGAGTAGAAGATGATAACCAAGATTGTAAAGTTAAGGAAGCTTTATTAGAAGACGATTTTGGTTATGTAGAAGTTCAAGTTGGTGGACGTTTTGAAGGTACTATAACAGGTGAAACTGTAGATGTATCACTAGAAGGCAAAGTTAAGAAATCTGAAGTATTAGCATTTGCTTTACCATCATCAAAAGTTAAGTTAACTATGGGAACAGAAATATCTTTTACTTGTGATGCAAATAAAGAAGTATCAAGAATATTCAATGAAGAAAAAGTACCTGCATTAAAAATAGCAGAAGCTAAGTGTAGAATATTTGAAAAAGTTATGGAAAAGAGAATAGGTGAAGCAATAGAAGCTTGGAAGAAACAAGGGACTGAATTTGAACAAGAAATATTAGAACCTTTACACTTCTCTCTTAACTAAGAATAGGAGATGATAACATGAGACTAAAAGTTGCTAGAACTACTAAAAACAAAGTAATAACTTTAGAACTGTCAACTATGTGTTTTACAGAACTAGAGAATGAAATGTTAGAACAACTTGGTGAACCAATAGTTTCTATAGATAGAAACTACGGACAAAATCCTATAAAGTTTGCTAAGAAAATAAAAAGTAATTTCAAAGTAAAAGTAAAATTTGATTCTAATTTAGATGCTAATACAGACATAACTGCTAATCTAGTAGATGAATTTTTAGAAGACATTCAAGAAGAATTAGAAAATGCAATGTCTAAATTAGCTGATGACTACAATGAGGATTTAATTCCTCAAGAAAAAATGATAGACATTAAATATTAATAGCTATTATTCTAAGAGGAGTCTCACTAATTACTTCTTACTAATACATATTAGAAAGGGGAAATATTTATAAATGGCACTAGCTAAAAATATGTCTGCACTTGAAAGACGTAAATTGCAAGAAATAGCAGAAGATCCAGTTAAGTGGGCACAAGCATTTCTTAGGTCATTCAATCCACAGACAAAAAAAGTAGAACCTTGGATACCAAGATGGTATCAAGTAGAAATGATGCGTGATAGACATACTAAGAAAGTATATAGATGTGGAAGACGTATCGGAAAAACAGAAACAATGGTTGTAGAGATGTTATGGCAAATATTCACTAAGAGAAACTTCAGGGTATTAATGGCAGCTCCTTATGAAAACCAAATACGAAACATGTTTACAAGACTTAATGAACTTATCAAAGAGAGTCCACTTCTTAAATCAGAAATAGTTAAATCAACTAAAAATCCATACTGTATAGAAATGAAAAATGGTTCAATGATATTAGGATTCACAACAGGAGATGATGCATCTTCTATAAGAGGTCAGAGAGCTGACTGGATATATATAGATGAGATTGACTTCATGAGTGAATATTGTTTCGAGGTTGTTGCTGCTGTAGCTATAGAAAGAGCAGAAATAGGAATAACTTGTTCATCTACGCCTTTAGGTAAGCGTAGTCACTTCTATAAGATGTGTACAGATCCTAAGATGGGATATTCACAACACTTCCATCCATCAACTCATAATCCTAACTGGAATGAACAAATGGAAGCAGAGCTAAGAGCACAGTTAACAGCTGAAGGTTATGTACATGAAGTCTTGGCTGAATTCGGTACACAAGAAAAAGGGGTATTCCCAAAAGATAAACTAGATGAAGCTATGACATATGAATATTATGCATATAACGACTTGACATATGAGCAAAAAATAAAATGCGAAAGAGAAAATTCGTACCCTATGATGTGTGATTATAGCAAATCAGATCCAGCACCATATAATCCATTTAGAACAATGGGAGTGGACTGGGATAAGTATGGAGCAAGTTCTTCTATAATTATTTTGGATTATGATGTAATAATGCAAAAATTCAAAGTAATAAAGAGAGTAGAAGTACCTAGAGGAGAATACTCATACGATAATGCTATTAATAAAATCGTAGAACTTAATGATATATATAACCCTTCTTTCATCTTCTGTGATGCAGGAAGTGGTGAATACCAAATAGAAAGACTTCATATAATTGGAGATCAAAATCCTCATACAGGACTTAAGAACAAAGTTAGAAGATGGCAATTTGCACAAACAATAGATGTAATAGACCCAATTACATTTGAAACAAATAAAGAGCCATTAAAACCATTTATGGTTAACCAATTAACTTTAGCATTTGAAAGAAGCAATATAATGCTATCACCTTTTGATGATGTTCTTCATAAACAATTAGTAAATTACGAAGTTGAAAAGATTAATGCAAATGGTAAGCCAGTTTATACATCAGTAGACGAACACTTTATAGATGCTTTAGGATTAGCATACTTAGCTTTTGTCTTAGAATTTAAAGAGCTTACTAATGTAATGAAAGACCCAGAAACTTCTAGTAAAATAGTTCATACTAATAAAAGTATAGTAAAGTCTGGAATGAATCAGATGATGCAATCTATTCAAAGTAGTTACAATAGTACTAGTCGAGTACAACTAAAGCCTAGTGATGACCGACCTGGTGACAAACAAAAATGGGTAAAAGTCACTCAAAGCTATAGTCCTTATAGAAGTTATAACTCTTGGGGATCAAGAGCAGGAAGAGGTGGAGGACGCTCAGGCAGATCAATGTGGTAGTAACGGGTAATACCGTTTCTATATATAATCCTCCCTTTCATCATATATTTCAGAGTAGACACTAGACCCCCTTTCTAGTGTCTACATTTTTTTTACAAAAAATAAATTCAAACAGAAAAGGAGATTTTTATGGCTAAAGATTTATTATATAGACCTGATCTCAGTTATGACAAAAGTTATTATACTGACGGAAATTTATATAATTCTAACATAGATGAAAATTTAAACGATAGAGAACCTACAGATGGTCTTCATAACAAACTTGAAAATATAGATAATTTGCTTGAAGAAATTAAATCTAAACTTCCTGTTATTCCAGATAACTTATTGGATGTATTCCTTCCTTCATTTGGAGTAGTGCATGATGTACTAAAAGATTATATAGATAATCCAGCTTCTATACCTGAAATTCCTATTAAACCTGAACATGAAATAATCATAAAGCCAGACATAGAATTAGGAATCATTCCTGGTCCAGAAGGTACACTTCCTCCTTCTGATCCATTTGGAATAGAAGAAGATATTACAATAAATATAGAATTAGAAGATATTCCTACTGCAACTCTAATTGAAAGAAAATATGTTGTTGATCTAACAGATATACTTTATGACTATTTAATAAAATATAATAACACACTTGATAAATATATAGCAGAAATAATGACTTCATTATCTGTATCGAATTATGGTAGCTTAGATATGATTGTAACAAAAGATTTAAAAGATAGAAATTTATCACATTTAACTGATTATTTAACTAAATCAAAAATAGGATTAAAACAACAATTAAATTTATATTTTAAGATGTTTGATATGGATGAAACAATATTTCATATACGTTCAGTAAAAGTAGCAAAAGAGCAATTAAAAAGATATAAATCAAATAAGAAATTAAAAGATGAAAACTTATTAACAAAGAGTGCAAATGATTTATTAAGAGAAAGTATATTAGTAGCAGAAAAAAAATATGAAGAAAATTTTTATGGACTATATAAATATCTTAATTCATCAGTAATATTATTTAATGAATGCACTAATACAATAACAAAACAAAAACAAGCTTTAGTGTTATTAAATAATAGAGAGAGGGAGAAATAAAAAATGATATTAGAACCAATAAACGATAATATAGTAATAAAAGTTCCAGAACAAGAAAAGGAAATAAAAACAAATAGTGGTATATACTTAGGTACAAATACTGGTCAATCTAAGCCAGATAGAGGAGAAGTAATAGCTGTAGGTAAGGGGAGAATAACTGCAGATGGAAAACTTATAGAGCTTAATGTAAAGCCAGGGGATCAAGTAATATACAATAGATTTGCAGGAACAGAAATAGTTCAAGGAGAAGAAAAGTTCTTAATAATAAAAGAGAATGATATATTAGTAAAAGTAAAGTAGGTGTTATTGAATGGCTTTGTTTAAGCGTAAAAATAATGTAAGAAAAGGATTAAATGAGGCTGCACCAGCTATTAATAAAAATACATATAAAAAACTATTAGTTAAAGCAACAAGTCTACTTTCAGGAGCAGGTGGGGGAAGAGAAAATTTTTCTGCTCCTGAATATGACTTTGAAGAAATAAAAAGTGCTTGTGAAGCAGATTCATATATAAAAATGGCTTTAATGAAATATACTTATATGTTGTTTAAGGCAGGATATGAACTCAGATCCGAAAATGAAAAAGCATCTGATTATATAAAGATGCGTTTAAGTGTAATGAGCTTTGCTACTAAACAACCTATTGATATAGTTTTACAAGAATGTGGAGATGACTTAATTAAATATTCTAACGCTATTTTGATTAAATCCAGAATAGATCAAGTCATGCCAGGAATTAATGCTAAAGGTTTCTTTAAAGATAAACCAGTAGGTGGATACTTTAGAGTAGATCCTTCAACTATATCAGTAGAAAGAGACAAAAGTGGAGCAATAGTACGATATGTTCAAACTGTAGATGGCGAAGAAAAGAAATTTGAATTAGTTGATGTAATTCATATGTACTTAGATAGAGAAGCTAGTAATGCTTTTGGTACTCCTAGAATAGTTGCTGCACTAGAAGATGTTAAATTACTTAGAAGAATAGAAGGTAATGTTGTATCTATGATTTATAGATTTGCTATGCCTTTATTCCAATGGATAATAGGTTTACCTCAACAAGGATTCCAAGCAACTAACAGAGAAATAGACGAAGCTAGAGCTGAAGTTGAAAATATGGCTTTAGACGGTACTGTTATAACAAATGAAAAAACTCAAATTAAAGTAATCGGTGCAGAGGGAAATGCATTAAGTGCAGAAGGTTATTTGAAATATTTTGAACAAAGAGTTTTCTCTGCTTTAGGGGTTTCTGAATCTCAAATGGGTAGAGGAGGAGCTAAACAAGATGCAGATTCTATGGAATCTCAAGCTCATGATACAGTTAAACATATACAAAGAATTATGGCAATCTTCTTAGAAGAACAGATGATTAATGAATTATTATTAGAAGGTGGTTTCAATCCTATATTAAATAAAGATGATAGAGTTAAATTTATATTTAATGAAATTAATATAGAAACAAGAATAAAAGTTGAAAATCACGAAATGGCTAAGTTCCAATCTAATATGATTACATTCCCTGAAATGAGAAGAATGTTAGGCAAAAAAGAAAATGTTGATATAGAAGAACTATACAAGATGAAGATTGAAGTTGAAGCTGATAGAAGAATGACAGAGCATAAGACTGAAGGTACTTTAGAAATAACTAAGCTTACTGGTGAACAAGCTTTAGAACTACAAGCTGAAAATGCCAAGACTCAAGAAAAAATAGCTAAAGAAAATGCTAAAGTTAATGCTAACAATTCTAATTCTAACGGAAGTAAATCTGTAAACCCTAAAGGAAATGGTACTAATAAATCAGCATCACCTAATAATAACATAAGCAATAAAAATACTCCTGAAAATCAATATGGTAAAACTTCAGTTAAAGTAAAAGAAGGATTTAACTTTGGACAAGGATTAGATGGAGGAGAGGTAGATATGGGCTTTAATTTAAATGAAGCTAAAACATATACTATTCAGAACAAGAAAAAACATAAAGATGCTTATGAATCTATATACAATAAATATTATAGATTATGTAATGATTTAATAGCTAAGAGAGAAGATTTAGATTTACTACTTCCATTAGCTTTAGATAATATGTTAGCAGAAGCTAAATTATATATGCAAGTTGCATCTGTTGAAGGTGTAAATGCAGCATCTCAAGAAATTAGAACAATTCAAAAATCTGTTGTAACTTTACCAAGAATAAAAGTATCTTTATCTATGATGGAAGAAGAAGCTAAGAAAAGCTTACAAAAGACATTAAAAGATATAAGAAAGAAGGTAAAAGACGAGGAAGATGAAAATAAAATAAGAGCGATATTTGAGTCTATGGAATATAGAATAAGATTCATGTTAGAGTTTGTATTACCTAAAACTTATTGGTATTCTTACTTAAAAACAGGAAATGCTCTTAAATATAAAACAGCAACAGTAGACTTCAATGGAAGTGATGATGCTAAAGATCATTCTAAAACAATAGATTTAAACAATATAAATATGGACGACATTCCTCCATATCATCCATTCTGTGATTGTTCAATTAAATTCAATAAATAAAAAAATATAATAAAAAATAGAAAAGAAGGAGCTAGATAATATGTCTATAGAAATAAGAGAATATATTGGAAGCTCTATGAATATAACAGAATCAACAATGACAAAAAGACCAGTCAATTTAAATGAAAATTTTAATGAGATTGGTCCTATCTCTAAAGATTCTATAATACAATTCATAGAAGGAATCCATGTAGGTCCAACTAGAAACTTTACTTGGTATACAGAAGAAGCTCTTGAAAGTTCTGTTTCAACTTGGACAAAACCTTATCAAAGACCATTAATCATGCATCATAATGAAAAAGATGGTAAGACAATAGGTAGAATATTAAGTGTTGAGTATATAACTAGAAATACTAGAAGTGGAACTCCAGCATTATCATTTGTTTGTAATGTTCCTGATAAAGATGGAAAAGAACAAATTTTAGATGGACGTTTAAAAACAGTATCTATAGGAGTAATAGCACATGATGTAAGATGTAGTGTTTGTGGAGAACAAGTAGAACTAGATGAATATGGTTCAAGTGTTTGTGGACACGACAGAGGTAGTGAATATGAAGGAGAAATTTGCTACTGGATGATATATAAGATGGAAGCAAAAGAACTATCTTATGTAATAGTTCCATCAGATATATATGCTCATAATACTAAAACTATGAAATCAGAGGATTATTTAAAAACTACAAAAACAAATAAGGACTTCAAAGAAAGTCTGATAAATTTAAATGAAGGGGTGACTAATATGTCAGTAGAAAACAAAAATTTAACAGAAGGTCAAATAATTGATGAAACAGTTAAAGATGGTGAAGAAATAACTCAAAAGCCTGAAGCTAAAGAAGAAGAGAAAGCACCAGAAGTTAATAAAGAAGAAAATGATTCTAAAGACAAAAAAGAAGAGTCTAAAGAGGAATCTAAAGAAAAAAAGAAAGAATCTGAAACTCCAGAAGTAGATCCTAAAGATAAAGAAATAGAAGAATTAAAAGCTAAAATAGAAAAGATAGAAACTGAAAAAGAATCAGTTACTAAAGAGTTAGTTGCTTTAAAGAAAGAATTAGAAGACTCAGTTAAGAAAGTAGAAGAAATAACTGTAGAGTTAAATTCTAAAAAAACTGAATTAAAGCAAGAAGTAGAATTAAAAGAAGCAGTAGAAAAAGAATTAGCAGATGCTAAATTAGAAATAAGAGAATCAAAAGAGAATGAATTAAATTCATTAAGAAGAAGTTTAAACAAACCAGTATTAGTAAAAGAAGCTTTAACAGTAAGAAGTGATGAATCATTAAGAGATGCTATATGTGATTTAAAAGAAGAATTAGAAGGAATAGCAAACTTAAAAAATGTACAAAAAGCAAATGATCCAACAATATTAAGTGAAAAAAATGAAAATAATGTAAAACCAAATGTGAAAGAATCAAATACAGTTGGTAATATCAATGTAGAAGAAGGTCTGGCAGATATATTCTCAAGTATGTTTGATAGACGCTTCATATAATTAATAAGAAAAGAAAAGGGAGAGTGAATTATAATGGCAATACATCCAAATTCATTTATGAGCAAACAATCATTACAGCCAGGAGCTAGAGGAGAAATATTCCAAGCAGATCTACCTGGATACAGAGGACAAGGGGACAGAATAAACAGAACTAACATGAAACTTGCAGTTTCTGAACATGATGTTCCAAATATAAAATGGGAAATGGACAGAAGACTTCCAGTATTATTTAGATATGGATTCGCACATGGATACAATCAAATAGTAATGCCTAAAGGAAGATTTGTGGCAGTTGACCCAACATTAAATATATTAGATTTCGATACACACAAAGCTTACAATGCTTTAACATTAGCAAACGGTGGAGCTGACGTAGAAATAAGAAAATCTACTTATAAAAACGTACAAGATAAGACAATTTCTCCAGTTGGTATAGGTACTCAATGGGCACCTTTAAATGATAAAGCTTATACATTATCAGAGAAAAGCGAAGCTATCTTCAGACCATTCAAAACTGATGCAGATCCTTTAGAACTTTGCGAAACAGAAGAAGGTAAAGAAGGAGCTAAAGCTAAAACAGCTAAGACTGCTAAAGCTGCTAGAAATGGAAAAACTGTAGCAGTAGATGCAGCTACAGGATTAGTTACAGTTGACGGAACTGTTAGAAATGACGTTAGATTAGGTAACAAGCCAATAGGTATATTAGAAAGAAATGAATACACAAGAAATGATGATGCTTACAATGGAATGCAACCAGGTGCTGTATTAACAGATAAATTAGTTGAATTACCATTATTCTTAGTAAAAGAAAAAGCTGAAATGAATCCATGGGGATCTGCTTACGGATCAATGATACCAGGAGATTTAGTAAAATCAGATGAAAATGGTAGAGCTATAGTTTCTCCATTATCAAGACCAGAAATAGTTAAAACTATGACTGCTGGTGAAATAGAATTAGAAAGACAACAAGTTATAGGACAAGTTTACGCTGTATCTAGAGATTTAGTTCCAGCTGGTGCTGCTAAGTATGCTCAATGGGCTTTATCTGACAGATTAAACTTTGATGAATTCAATCCAGATGTTTGGAGAATGAATAACAGAGATGGTGAAGATAACATAAACAAATCTCCATACAAAGCTAACGGTGGTGGATTCGTAAACAACACTACTGATATGACAGGAAGAGATTTCACATCTGAACCAGGATATCCATTCGATAGAACTATGCATGAACATGACTTACACATGTTAGAATCTACAGTTAGAACTCACTCTAACAGATTTGGATTAGAACATATGTTAGAGCAAGGTATACCAGGATTAACTGATGGATACAATGCTGCTTCTAGAGAATTAGGACCAGAAGAAGTTGGTACTTTCGCACAAGCTGCTTCAAAAGCTGACTATAGACCAATGATGTTCAAGACTGCTGATGTTAATTTAGAGTCTATGAAGATAGCTGTAACTACAGGAGCTACTGTAAGTGATGATGATTTCACAGCAGTAAACGTAAAAGAAATAAACCAAAAAGTTGCATTAAAAGGTGAGTCAGAAGTTGCTAACGGAATGCAAATAGATTACGTTGACTTAAAGCAAGGTATAATAACTGTTTCTGTTGCTGCTGATAAAGCTTCAGATGTACACACTGCATTAGAAGGAAAGAAAGCTAAAGTTGTTGTTAAGTACAACAAGAGAGGTTTAACAGGTGTTCCAACTAACTTAGACTGGGACGGATGTGCAGGAGTAGTTACTATATTACTTCAAAAATAATAAAAAAAAGAAATAAGCTATTAATAGCAATGAATAGATAAGTAATATTTAAATAAAGGGGCAGGGTCAGAAATGACTCTGCTACATATAAAACAAGATATGATATAAGAGGAGGAGATTGAAAAATGAGTTTTCAATTACAAGAAACACTTAACAGAATAGCTGCATTAAAAGAAGCTAATGCTGCTGCAAAAAAAGAAAATGAAGAAAAGAACACTAACCATAAAGTTATAGAAGATAAGACTTTTGACTTAATGGAAAAAATGACTAGAAATATGTATGGTGACGTATCTATGGGTAGAGCAAATATACAAGAAGCTTTAACTACTACAGATACAGTTAAATTAATACCTAAAGTAATAGAAGGTAAATTAAGAGAAGCTGCTGAACCAGAATATTTAGCTACAAGATTCTTCTCTACAGTAAATGTTGATGGAGGAAACTCTGCTGTATATGTAATACCAGTTGTCGGAGAGTTAGTGGCTCACGAAGTTGGAGAAGGTGGACGTTATAGAGAAGACTATGTAGACTTCAATACACTAGAAGAATCTACATTAGAAATAAGAGTTAAGAAAATAGGTACAAGAGTAGCTATAACTGAAGAAGCTATAACAGATTCATCTTGGGATATATTAGGAATAAACGTAAGAAAAATGGGTAAAGCAATGGCTAGATATAAAGAAGAATGGATATTCAACACATTTTCAGATCATGGTCATCAAATATTCAATAATAAAATAGCACATCAAATGCCACAATTTTCTACTACTGGTAGAGATGCTGAAGGTAACTTCAATGGTACTTTATCAGTTGAAGATATGTTAGACATGTGTTTAACATTAATGTCTAATGGATTTACTGCTACAGATATAATAATGCATCCATTAACTTGGGTAGTATTTGCTAGAAACTCTATGATAGGTAACGGATTAACATTCGGTGCTTTCGGTGGAAATGATGTACACTTTAATGGAGCTATACAAGGAACTCCTGGTGCTTTCGGATTACAAGCTAATGGAAATGGTCAAAAAATGATAATGAGACCAGAACAAGTACAAAACAGATTACCAGTACCTTTAACTATAAACTTCTCTCCATTTGTTAAGTTTGACAAACAAGCAAGAGAATTTGATATGTACTGCTTAGACAGATCTGAAGTTGGGGTTATAGTACAAAAAGAAGGTTTATCTACTGAAAACTGGACAGATCCAGAAAGAGATATAAGAAACCTTAAGTGTAAGGAAAGATACGGTATAGGTATACTTAACAACGGTAGAGCAATAACTACTGCTAAAGGATTAAAAGTTGCTGCTACTCATCCAGTACCTCCAACTGTAACTGTTCAAACTAAATCAGTTAACTAATTCAAAAATTAGGTTTATATAGAGATTTTAATTATTATTTAGTTTAATTATTATATAGTCATTAAGAATCAATAATTTTTTAGTGACTATATAATTACTTTTGAAATGCTGTAAGAAATGAATAACTACATCACAATCAGTCATTGACTGTTTACATAAATTGAAGTAACACTTTCTGCAGAAATACAATTTTAAGGTTATAAAATAAGGAGGAGGAATAGGTTTATTTTCTCCTTCTTTTTATTTTATATATATTATTTATTTTATAAAGGAGAAAAAATTATGGTTAATGAATTTATAATCTCAACTGTTGAAACTGATTTGCCTAATAAAAAAATCATTGTTACAACTAATAACAAAATAGATCCTAACTCTATTGACGATATTCATATAGAGATTATGGAAAGAAATACAAGAACTCAAGCAATGTTCACTAAAGAAATAAAAGGTAATACTCTTGAAGTTATTTTAACTGAATTCCCATCACCTAATTCTTCTTATATATTTTATTTAAAATCTTTAACTAATATTCTTGGTGAAAGTACTAGATCAGGCGTAAGAAGAAAGTTAGAGTTTAAATCTGCTATCACTAGAGAAGTTGAAATTTTATCTCCTTCTATGCATGAAGTTATTAATGAACTTAAAGTAAAATTTGCTATTAATAAATTATCTGACAAAGAAGATGAAACTGATGCTTATATATTAATTGAAGTTGCTAATGATAATAGATTTTATAATTTAGCCACTTCTACTAAAGTAACTGATTTATCTAAAGATAATATTAATGTATCTCTTAAAAATAATGGACAATATTTCTTAAGAGCAAGATTAGAATCTAAAGATAAAAAAGACTTTCAATATTCTAAGTGGAGTGAAACAATTACTTTTATATTAGGTAAGGAAAATTATGAAGAAAAAGAAGAAGACTTTACTAATGATTATATTCCTAATTATGATGATATGACTCCAATAATAGATTTAGAGCCAGACTATGAGATGACTACTAATATAGTTCAAGGAACTACACCTTCTTCTATTTTATTAACATCAAATAAACCTCTTAATGAAGATAAGTTTAATCAATCCCAAATAATGATCATAGGAAATACAGGTATAATTAAACATCATTCCATAATAAACGAAGATTCAATAGAAATAGAATTATTAGAAGATTTAAAAGCTAACTCCAAATATACTTTAAAAGTGATTGCTATAGAAAATATATATGGAGATATGTATTCAAATGATTTTGTTTTTAATACTCAAATGAAACCTATGTATTGTGATTTAGAAGCAGTTACTTCTTTAATAGGAGAGTATAAAATATCAGATGAAGTTATTTTATATCATATAAGAGAAGCAAGTAAATTTGCTGAATATATTGCTTCATTAGAATACAATGTGATAGATGAAAATAATGTACCTTTTGCTGTAACTCAATTAGTTAAATATTATGCTGCACATGAATGTTTACTTAGACATACAGTAGATTTATCTTCTTCTTCAGGAATAAGTGGTACAGTAGGTAATGTTACTTTCTCTGAAAAAGAAACAACTAAAGACATATCTAAACTTCTTAATCATTTCGGTAAAGAGAAAGATAAGTGGAAAGATGCAATCAATGGATATGTAAATGAAGGTAGAGCGAGAATGCAAACTACAGTAAGAGGAAGATATGCTTCACCTATATTACAACCAATGGGATTAAATTCTATGAAAACTTTTGGAAGAGGTGATTTATATGAACAATAAATATTTTCATGATAGCATAAAAAATATGATAGAAAGAATGGCTTATGACTTTTATGTCATTAAGCCTTTTATGGATATAACATGTCCTTGTGTGCATGATGCCTCAGAACAAGGAGATCCAGATTGTCATATGTGTTTAGGCACAGGACATAAGATAGCAATTAAAAAGATAAGAGGAGCGTCTAATGAAGTAGAATCTAATGTATCAGGAAAAAATGTTAAAGGATCTTCAGCAATGACTGTAGGTAGAACTTATTTTGTAGATAAGAAATACTCATTAAACAATAACGATATTATAGTAGATGATGAAGATATTTTATATGTTTATAGAAAGTATAAGATGAAGGCATTCAATGGAGAACATACTCATGATGAAGTTCACGCTATTCCTAAAAGAAACGATCATGAAAGAATTTTAAAAAACTTTAATAAGATAATAGAAAAACATAAAAGAAAATAAAAAGTATGAGGGGAGGATTGTTGATGATAGATATAAGTTTTGATTCAAATAGTTCAAATTTTTTAGATAATATAAATTCTTATAATTCTTTATTAATAGTTGGTAAAGGAGATTCAGAATATGAGAATACAAAGATAGTATATCCATCTACATTAAAAGAAGTTGAAGAAATGTTTGGTGTAAACTCACAATTAACATTAGCGTATAGAGAAGCTAAGTTAGCAGGAGCACCAGAAGTGTATTTATGTAATTGTTATAAGTTTACAGATTATATAGATGTCTTAGATTTAATAGCTCAAAATGATTTTGCTTGTATTGCACCTTTATTTGACTTTTCTTTGACATTTATAAATCCATTAGATAACAAAGAAACATATTTATCTGAACTATATAGCAATAGCTTACAAGAATCTTTTACACATATATTCTTTACAGACAAACATGCTTCTTTATATGAAGACATAGATCATTATTTAAAAACAATGAGAAGTAAGAATTATGCTTTTAAAGATAGAGCTTTTGATAGATTAGAAAAAGGGGATAATATGAGTTTTGTCTTGAACAATTTAAAAGATTATAAATTTGCTAATGTTGTATTAGCAGCAATAATATCTAAATCAAGTTTGAGATATTATCCTAAAGAAAATTTAGGAGAAGCAGTTTTTGATATAACAAGTGAAGACATATATGATCATGAATTTGTTTATTTTACTTATGACCATTTAGCAAAAACAATGATAGAAAATATGCAAAACTACTATAAAGAACCTGCTCCAGAAAAAATGTTACTAATAAGCATAATAAAAAACAGAATAAATATAGCTCTTAATTATGAAGATTTTAGTGGTAGACTTGTAAACGCTCATACAAAGTTAGAGTTAGAAAACCATACAAATGAAGTTTTAAATGGTTTTGTTGGTAAGATAATAGAGTCATATGAATTGCTAAAGATAAAATATGAAAGAGCAGGAGCAGGAGAAATAAATATAAATATATATATGTCAATAAAACCATATAATTCAATAGAAAATATAACAATGAAAGTTGGTGTATAAAATGAGTACAATGACATTTGAAGAAATGCTTCAAAGAAGAGAAGATTACGAAAGTTTAAGAAATGAATTGAACATAACTGCATCTAATCCAAATAAAAATAGACAGAAATCAAATAAAGGGGCAAGTTTATATGATTTTATAAAGATGTTAGATAATTTATTGGAATTAATAATGCCACAAGTAAAGTTTATACCTGATGAAGGAAAAGTAATGTCATTAGATGCTATGACGAATTTTGATCGACCAGTAATAACATATCAAGTAATAAATAGAAAACCAAAAAAAGAAATTAAACCAAGAGTAAGAGAACTTGTAGAAGAGATAACAGATGATAAAAATTCACAAAGAACAGGGGAGATATGGGGTCAAAAATTTGAATGTCTAGTGCAATTTAATGTGTTTGCAAGTGTATATAGTGAAGCAGAACAGGTAATGGAACATTTTGAAGAGACAATTATAAAACATACAGGTTTCTTTAAAAAGAATGGAGTAGCAGAGTTAATTTTTAAAGAACATGTTACTGATTCTCATTTTGATACATTACGAGAAAGTTTATCTATAAGAAGTTTAATTTATTATGTAGAAATAGAAAAATTAACGGTAATGTTTAAAGAGAAGATCAATGAAATTGAGCTTCTAGCACAAACAAGAAAAGACGAGGAGGAAATTTAAAAATGGAGTTATTTGAAAATGACTTAACACTTCCTGGAGTTATTACAGAAATAATATCTGATTATAGCTCAGGATATGACACTAGTTTATTTGGAACTACTGAATCTATGGTAGTAATAGGTACAGCATTTAATGGTCCAGTTGGAAGAGCTGTAGAAGTTTACTCACCAGAACATGCAAGATATGTTTTCGGACAATCTTACAACCCTAAAACTAAAAAAGAGGCTACTTTAGTATCTAATATACAAGATGCTTGGAATGCTGGATGTAGAACTATATATGCTGTCAGAGTTTCTGGTAAAGACATATATAAAGACTATAACTTAACTACAGATACTAACTTTAAGTTAAGAGTGTCTGGTATATTCCCATCTAACTCAAACAAAGATTTATCTATGTTATTAAACATAGCTGAACAAAACTTATATGTAAAAATATTTAAACCAGCTTCTAGAGCTACTATAAATGAAAAGAAACAAGGTTTAGTTGAAAGAATGGATTCTGTTTTAACTAATACTTTAGATTTAACTAACATGGGATTATCTTTAGATTCTGATTTAGTTGATTTAATAGCTAGAGTAAATGAATATACTCACAACAATGTTATAAAATTAGCTATAGTTGATGAAGATGGTAATGATATAACTTTAGCTTCAAGTGAAGCAAGAAGCTTAAAAGTAAGAAACTTATTCTCAGGTCTATATACTATAGGTAGATCTAAGACTTTAGGAATACCTAATACAATAGTAAAGGTTGAAGCAGCTGATGGTGTTGTTACTAAGACATTAAAAATGAACTCTGATGTAACTGCTGCTTATCCAATATTTGCTGAAACTAAAAATGAATTATCAGCATACTTAAGAAGACCTATGGCTACTATGTTTGATTTCGTAACAGTAACTGGTGCTATAGACGAAGTATTTGAAAAAGATGCTGTTGATTATGAAGAAGTAGAATTAACTGAAATGGAATTATATCAAAAGTTAGGTTCTGGTTATGCTATAAATGCTCAAATAGTAGAAACTAATGGAAGATATAGAGTTAAAGAAGTTGATGATTCTAACCCTAATAAGAAAACAGAAATAAAAGACGGTATATATTCTATGCTTGAAAACTTAGATGCTAAATATAGAGTATTAGCTAATGCATCTGCTGATGCTAAAATAAAAGATAGATTACCTAGAAAAGAAGAATTCCAAAAAGCTTTATCTAAAGAATCTTTAGCTTTAGAAGATGTTATAAATGTAGAAACAGTTGTAGACCCTACTGATTTAACTGCTGCTAAATCTTATAAGGTTGAATTCATAGCTGACAGAGCTGAACTTCCTGAAGATATAGAAAAATTATTAGCTCCAGATATAGCTAAAATAGTATCTGCATTAAAACCAGAAGATTTAAATAAGAGAGTTAATTACAAAGAAGGTTCTTTATTCTTAGGAGACAACGAAGGATCTAATCAATTATTTATAGTAAGAAATGGATACTTAACTCCACTTCATGCAGATGCTAAAGATGCTTTAGCTGGTACTTATGTAATAGCTGATAATTTACTATATGTATGTGTAGGAAATTCTTATGTTGCTGCTTCTAAAGCTAGAATGAATTTACTTTCTGAAGAAATGGTTTATATGACAGCAATGTTAGAAAATGGTTCTTTCGTAATAGTTAAAATAATAGATGGTACTGATTCTGTTGAACCAGTAATGGTTGACAATATTGCAGGACAAAACAAAGCTGGTGAAGCTACTGTTACTAAAACTAAGAAAAAAACATCAAAAGCTTTATCAGGATTAAGAGTAGAAGTAATAGGAACTGTTGAACAAGTATTCTCTAAAGAAGAACCTGTTTATACAGCAATAACTTCTCACTATGGAGAAAACCATATAAAAATATACTCAGCTGACTTTGACGTATTAACTGTTGAAGAGGTGATAGAAACATTAACAAAAGACAAAGATTTCTCTAAGTTATTTAATGTTACTACACACAGAACTTCTGAAGCTCAAGAGATAATGCAATCTGTTATAGAAGGTGCTTCTACTGAATCAAGAATAGTAAAGTTCCCTGAAGATAAAGAAATAGCAATGGATGTTAATAGGTTCATACCTTATAGAACTGATGATAACTTTGCTAGACATTTAGCACAACATTGTATGTATACTTCACTAAAAACTGCTCCTACTCATGGTGTAATAGGAACTAAAACATTATTAGATACTTCTTTAACTTCTATAGCTAATAGAGTTAAGGAATTAGCTGATTTAAGAATGGAATCAACTCTAGTTGGTAAGAAACCTAATGGTACAGATATGTTAGATAGAAATAACCTTCCTTATCCAATAGGTAGAAAAGTTTCTGTAATTGCAGGACAATATGTAGTAACTACTGATGATGGTTATAGCTTCGTATCTAACATGGCTGCAGGTTACGCTGGTATGGTATCTTGTTTACCACTTGATCAATCATCAACTTGTCAACCAATAAATATACCTACTCCAATGTATGAATTAACTAACTTCCAATTAGGCTTATTAACTAAAGCAGGTTTCGTTACAACTAAGAAATCTTATTCTAAAGGATGGGTTATAACTGATGGTATAACAATGGCTCCTTCTGATTCTCCATATAAGAGACTATCTGCTTCTAGAATAGCTGATGGTATAGAAGAAGTTATAAGAACTGTATGTGAACCATTCATAGGTAAAGTTAATAACTTAGCTAACCAAAACTCATTAAGATCTGCTCTTAAATCTGAATTAGATAAGTTAAAAGGAAAAATAATTGAAGATTACGAATTTAGCTTAATAGCTAACAAAACTTCAAACTCAATGGGTATATTAGACATAAACTATGCAATAATACCTGTTTATGAAATAAAACAAATAAGAAACCACATAACAATAAAAGAGTAATAGGTAGGGGGATATATCCCCTTCCTATATTATAAAATATAGTAAGGAGTGAAATGAATATGGCTGGTACTTTAGCACAAGAATATACTAAAACATATACATCTTTCTCTGGATGTGATATAGTTGCATCTATCAATGGGAAAGTAATAGGAGAGCTTCAAGGTATAACTTACTCTGTAAGTAGAGAGAAAGCTCCAATATACACTATGGGATCTGCTGAACCTAGATCATTCTCAAGAGGAAAAAGAGGAATAGCTGGTTCTTTAGTATTTACAGTATTTAATAGAGATGCTTTAATAGAAGAATTTAAAGATAAGTTAAACGGAGAAAATTTAGGAATACAAAAATTCAAAGCAAATGCCTCTCATAAAAACTACTTATCAATAGAAGAATGGGATGCTCAAATGACTGGTTATACTGGATACAACGAAGGTCCTAGTGATAACGGTGAATTATCTGGAAAAGTTTCTGACATAGTTGATAAATATGCTCCAGTTTACGCTGACGAAATATTACCATTCGACATAACAATAACTATGGCTAACGAATACGGACAAAGAGCTGTATTAGTTATATATGGTGTTGAATTATTAAATGAAGGTTCTGGATATTCTATAGATTCTGTAACTACTGAAAAGGCTTATACTTTCGTTGCTAGAAGAGTAGATTACTTAAGAGCTTTAGATGATGATACAGATCAAAACTTTACTGCTACTTGGTAAAATCAAATTTAATATTAGTAATAAATAAGAGAAGTAACATTATTTGCTTCTCTTATTTTTTATTTAAAAACTTAATAAAGGAGGAAATGCCTAATGGCTGAATATAAATATAAATATCCTAATGAATCTTTTTCTGGTTGCGATATGACTGCTAGTATCGTTTATAACTGGGTAGAAGAAGATAGTAAGGGAAAATTAAAAAAGAGATATTCTTCTCATGTGTTAGGTGAATTGCAAACTATCTCTTATTCTATACATATGGAAAAAAGACCTGTTAGAAGTATAGGTAATGTCAATGCTAAAGATTATGTTATGGGACCAAGAACTATTGCAGGTTCTCTAGTGTTTGCTGTCTTTAATAGACATTTTGCAAAAAATATAATGGCTGAACATAATAATTATTTTAGTGAAGGACAAGCATTCTTAGTTGATGAATTACCTCCATTTGATGTTGTAATTTCTTTAGCTAATGAATATGGTCTTAGAAGTAAGTTAGTTATATATGGAGTTAGACTTCTTAATGAAGGACAAGTAATGTCTGTTAATGATGTTTTTACAGAAAATACATATCAATTCATGGCAACAGATATTGAATATATGAATACTGAACTTACTTATCAATCAAGAAGGAATAATAGCAGTTTCTTCAAATTAATAGATGAATCCAAAAAAACAAAAACATCTACAGCTAATGTTAGTGAAATAAGTAAAGCTTTAACTCATTATGAAGATCCAACAACTGAAAATATAGAAAATATAACTCTTTCAGTTTTAACTTCTGATGCTACACGAAATAATCCTGAAGGGAAAGCTACTTTTACTCTTTCTCCTACACAATCAGAAGGAATTATAGAAGTTACAAGCTCTAATAATGAATCTATATCTATTTTTGTAACTGGAGCTGCTTCATATCCGTTACAACTATCTCCAGGAGTATATAATGCTAAGTTTACTAAAACTAATAATGGAAAATGGAAATGTAACTCAAAGTCTTTCTCTATAAAAGATTTCGTAGAACCTTATGATGTAAAAAGATATGCACCTATAGTAGAAGTCATAACAGATACAACTTTACAAGTTTATTCTAATGAACCTACTCATTCTCACTTAATGATTAAAAAGCATAACTCTAATGAAGCTAAGTTTCATTTATTAAATAACAGAAAAATAAAATTGACAGGCTTAGAAAAGGATCAAGAATATGAAATAGCTACATGTAACGGACCAGATACTATAATGTCTCCTACAATAAAAGTAAAAACTTTTACATCATTTGATAGACCTTTTGCAATGTTTACTAAAATGGTTGAAACAAATCAAAATTTATTGCTTTATAAAGATATTCAGAGATATTATACGATAATCAATAATGCTAAAGATCTAGCTATTGATACTCCTAATTTCCAAAGTGCTACCGATTCTATTATTCAGTTAAAGAATAGATATGAAATAGAATTAAAAAACTTAGATGAAGATGATGTTAATTACAATGAAAAAAGAATAGAACTTACTCATAATATTCATATTTGTAATGAACTTATTTATCTATCTAATAAAGTACAAAACAATACTTTATCTGTAGTCAATAAGGAATCTATTGTTAATGCTCCAACAATGTTTTATAATGACCAATACGAAACTTGCTTTACTTTTGATAAGGATATTACTAAAGCAGAGTTCTATAGGGTATATAAAGGAGTGCCTCAATTTGCATCTACAGCTCAAGCTAGTTTATATAAGACTATAGATAATAAAGAAAACAGTTTTAAATTTAATGGTAAGTCTGGAGTAAATCATTATGTTCAAGCTATAAGAGAATATGTTAGATCTCCTAAGTTAGAATTTTACAGTATGACAAATAAAGAAAAGCAAGATATGATAAATAATACTGTAGATAGAAATGTCATAGAAGATCAAATGGTTAATAAAATGACAGGTGTTATACGAGATGAATTCGGTTCAAATATAAACAACTCTATGTTAAACAGAGCTTTTATGAGAAAAGCTAAACACATAGATAAAGCAACTGTATTAGATGCAGATGTAATAAATAAAACAGGAGATTATGTAGAAGTAAGTACAGCTATATATAACTTATTAAAAAATGTAGATGAATATGAATTCTATTTATGCGTTGCAAGAAAGCAAGATATAATATCTAATGATTTTATTTATAAGCAGAAATTTACAAACAAACAAGAACTTATAAGATTGTTTGATGTTGATTTTGCTCTATTCCCTGATGAAGATTACGCACTATGGATAGAAGATTCCGACTTTAATCAAATATCAAATGTTACTACTTTCAATATGTTCCCAGAAGAAAGAATAAATGATAGATTCTTATTTGAATATGAATTGGCTAATATGATAAGCAATATAAAGTCTAGGTTAACTCCATTGTTACCTAGTTCAATATATGAATCATTATTTTCTCATATTGAACATAACGAAGAAATAACTAAAATCAATATAATTGATGAAACTATGAATTTCTTATTGTATTGTGGTTTAGGAGAAAGTACAATTAAGAAATGTCTATCTGCAATTAAAGTTTTTATAGGATATATATCAGAAAGTGAAGATATTATCGACAACGTTATGTATTCTAACAATGTATTGAGTTTTGATTGTGATATTGATAATGTTTATTCTAGCATAATAAGTTTCAATAAAGGAGATGTAATGTATGACTGTATAAAACATGACTCTATTAATTTAAACAACTATAAAGGAGACTATATATTTGTCACTGCTTTAACACCTGATCTAAAAAATAAGTCTAAGATAATTTTCGTTAATAAATTAAATAATACTATGGAGGTGTTATAATGACAATTAAAAATGACAGTAATACACGACAAATAGTAAATTGGAGTTCTGCAAGAAATAATAATGAAAGATTAAGACATAGACCTCATGTAACTAATACTGCTAATAATAAAGGTTCAAAAAATGTAAGATACTACTCTTCAATAGATGCTGATATATATTTTGGAAATGTTTTTATAGATGAAGTCGCAAACATTAGTTGGCAAGTACAACAAAACACTATGCCTTTATTTGGCTACAATTCATTTACATTTGATGATATAGCTGTAGGAAGTAGAATTATATCTGGACAATTTGCTATTAATTACACAGAATCAAACTACTTAAGTAAAGTGTTAAGTACACTAACAAAAATATCAAGACAAATGTATGGTACTGATAATCCTGCCACAAGTAAATTTACAGATAGTGATAAGATAAGAAGAAACACTCCTATATGGGATGCTGGATTTGATTTAATGGTTGGATATGGAGAAAAGAAAGGGGATAGTTACGAAAGTATAATTATTCTTGACTGTTGTCAGATTACTGGATGTGCTCAACAATTAGATTATAATGGAGAACCAATTTTTGAAATGTATAGCTTTATAGCTAGAGATATGAAATTTAGTAAGGTGGCTGCACAAGAAAGGTCTATGCAAATTACTTCTCCTTCAGGTATTGAAGCTAAAGAAGTAGAAAGCTCTAATAGTTTAAATGCAAGAATGTCTCAAAACATGACAATATTAGAATCATCAATTTTACTAAATGATTCTAATAAACAAGCTGTTATAACTATAGAGGATAATACAAATATATCATCTGCATATTTATTTATAAAAGGAGTAGATGATAAAGTGTTTGCTTTAGGAAAAGAAGGAAAGATAACTTCTACAGATATTACATTTAAATTAACAGCTGAAGAAAAAAGAATTTTATGTAAACATGTATCTGAATATGGAAATAGAGTACAAGCGAAAATAAAATATAATTTATCACAGGAAACATCTTTTAAAGAAACTACAATTATTTTTAAAGTAACAATGTAATTGTGTTTATTAGATATAAAGCAAGTAATTATAATAATGAAATATATATGAGGAGGCGATTTTCTATGATATTAGAAAATGAAGTAAAAGAAATAACAGAAGAAGAATTAAATGGAGAAGAAATAGTTGTAACTAAAAAGACAACTAAAAAAAAGAAAGCAACTCCACAAGTAGAAGAAGTAAAAGAAACTAATCTTGAAGATAGTATATCTCAATGGAAAGCAACTTACAAAAAAGTATTTAAAAATGAAATAGATGGAGAAGTTATAATCTGGAGAAGATTAAAAAGAGGAGAATATAAAGAAATATTAAAAGCTGATATAGAAGAAGAGGAAGATAAGATATTAACTAAACAAGAGTTAATGGTTAAAACTGCTATATTATATCCTTTTGATGTAGATGCATTAATTGATGAAAATGCAGGATTAGCTACAGTATTATCTGAAGAAATATTAGCTAAATCAGGTTTTGCTATATCTTATACTGAAGAATTATAAGAGGTGATGTTATGAAGATAGCATCAGAAAAACAACAAGTCTATCATAGCATAGATGTAATACAAAAATTAAAAGAATTAGAAGAACAATATAGATCTATTTATTGGACACATATAGAAGGGGATTTATATATATACAAGCCAATAGGTAGAAAAGATTATCGAGAAATAGTCGGTAGTGAAATGTCTATAGAAGATAAAAAAGATGAACTTATCAAAAAGTGCATATTATTCCCAGAAGACTTTGATATAGATGATATGGTTGCAGGAATGATAGATGTACTATTTGAAAAAATAATAGATATATCTTATTTAGATTCAGAAGAATCTAGAGCAGGTGTAATAGAATATTACAGACAAGAAATGTATAACTTAGATAACCAAATAACTTGTATAATTAATGAAGCTTTTCCTCAATTTGATATAGAAGATATAGAAAATTGGGATGTTGAAAAAACTGCTAAATATTTATCTAGAGCTGAATGGAAACTTCAAAACTTTAGAGGATTCCAGTTCAATGAAGAATATTTTGATTATGGACAAGCTTCTTCGCAAGTAGAACAAGAAGAGGTTCAAGAACAACAAGTTAATACAAATGAAGATGAAAACAAGCCAACAAAAGAAAAACTTACACCAGAAAAATTAAGACAACTTAAAGCTCAGTTCCCAGAAATAGATTGGGAAAATGACGCAATAATGCGTGGAGGAGTAGATGCTATGGCAGATAGTGTAGATACTATGGCTCCAGCTTTAAGACCAGGATGGTAAAGACTAGTTAATGCTAGTCTTTTTTCTTTATATTTAAAAATTAATCTTCAAATAGTAATATACTTTTGATAATAATACAGGGAGGTGATACTTTTGAAATATGAAGAGAATCAAGAACGAAAAGACAATGTGGCTAAAATAGCTATAGCTACTGCAGGTGTGATTGCTGGTGGTAAACTTCTTAAAAATAGTGGGAGCATGAAAAGTATTTCTAAGGCTTTTGGTGATGTTTCTCATACTATGAAAAAAGTTATTAACGATATGGAATCAGTTGGAAGAAAAGGATTAACTGCAGATGGCATCTCTGACATATTTAAAAAACGTATCTCAAATGATGATAGTACTTGGAAAATAGCTAGAAAAAATCAAGTATCACATATAGATTTAAAATCAAGAGGAGCTATTAAAGATTTAATGAGTTTAGATAATCTTCCTGAAAGGCTTCAAGAAATAAGAATGGGAAGATATGAATCTGAAATTAGAGAAGATATAATGAATAATCTTTCTAAAAGATTTAAAGACATAAAAGATAGAGATAAAAACTTTATGAAAGATTTATATACTCTTACAGATAAATCTTTAAATAGACAAGAAACATTTTTTGAATTAGGTAAACCTGGCGAATATAATGCTCAATATAAAGAATTCATTAAAGCTGCTAAAGGTACTTCTGTAGAAGGTTTTGAACAAGAAGTAGCTGATGTAGTTACTCAAGCATTAAATAATTCTCAAGAAATTAGAAATAGAACAGAAGCTCTTTCTAAAGAAACAATTGATGAAGTTTCTCTAAAGTTTGCAGAATCTATAAAAGAAAAATATAAAGCAAAAGACAGTACAGGAGAAAGAGCTGCTACTATAGACGATATTCTTAAAGCCGCTAAAGAAGCAAAAGTGTCTGTAAATGAAGATGTATTAAATTTCATGAAAGATGCTGTAGAGAAAGATGCAGACATTGGTAAGCTAACTGTAGATCCTAAGACATTTAGAATGACAGCAGATAATCAATTTTATTCAATTAGTGATTTAAGAGAAACTGCTGAAAAGACATTTGAAGGATTTGCTGAAACTATACCAGGTAAGTTATTTGGTGCTAGAAACTTTATAGCAGAAGGTAATAGTCCAAATTTTTTATATTTCGGTAAAGGTACTTATGATCCAGGACTTGCTAAACTTCAAGGTGGTAAAGATTTATTAAAAGAAGAACTACTTTATATTGGAGACAAGTTCTATAAGATTGGAAATAAAGGACTAGAACATTTTAAAGAAGCTGACGGCAGAAAATTAATCTCAGGTAAAGATGGTTCAAAATTTGGTCTTATGGATAGAATTGCAGGTAATTCTGCAGAAAGACCACAATCTAATAAGATATTAAGTGCCTTAGATTTAAATACAAAAGGTGGAGAGTTTTTAGATGAGTACAAAAGTCTATTAACTAAATTTAGTAAAGATAATAGTGATAGTAATTGGGAAAGAAATATAATCAAAAGATTTACTAGCTATGATTATTACAATAAAAGCAAAGACAATGTAGATAATTTCTATAATGATTTAAAAGCTGTTTCTAAAATGTATAACGAAAATACTAATGCTATTAATAGTAAAAGTATTGGTAAACTTAAAGAAGTTTTTTCTGGAGAAGCAGTAAAGATATTAGACGCTATGCAACAAGAAGATCCTTTAGAAGCATATAAGGCACTAGGCTTTTCTAATACAACAAATCAAGATTTAAAGACTTTAATAAAAAAAGTAGATAAAGATAATTCATTAAAATCTACTATGACTAGAAAATCTAAAAGCAAAGGTGTTATAAAATATGATGAAATAGTTCAAAGAGAATTACTAAAGGAAGCTATTTTTAAAGATATATCATATAACAACTCTCATGGAGTAAGTGGATATGCAGTTACTTTAAGTAAAATAGATAGAGCAGGTTTATCAGGTACTGAACTTAATAATGCTAAAAATATAATGAATTGGGGAATACTTCAAGAAAAAGGTTCAGCATTCTCTAAAGATGTCTATACTCCTAAAACAGCTCAACAAAAATTACATTCATATGAAATGATAACGAGCACACTTAATGGGAAAAACTCTAATGATCAAGAAGATATGTTTTTGAAAGATTTTAAAGAATCTATCATTAAGTTTGGTAAAGACGCTACATCTTTATTAGATAAGGAAGAGATAAATAAAAATACAAGAAGTGGATATAGTAGAAATCAATGGATGACTATAAAGAAATCAACTTCTCCTTTAGATATAATTAATAGTATAAATGATGAAACAAAAGGTAAGTCTACAGACTCTAATATTAGATCTTTTATTAAGCAATTTGTTGCTGGTAGAGATAATATAGACGAAGTTACAGATATGACATTGCTACCATATCATATGGTAAACAGACTTATGACTCCATTAGAAAGTTTGGGATTAGGTTTCTCTAATGCATCTACATCTAGTACTTTAAAATATGCTGCTAATATAGGACTTAAAAGAATATTACCTGTTGCAGGAATTGCATTTACTGCAGCTTACTTAAACTATGAATCAAGAAACTTAACAGGAACTTCTATACAAGGTGCTTATGAAAATGCCAAAGCTCAATTTGGTGTAGGAATTAGAACATTAACAGCTCCTTTTGATAGTATTTTAGATAGACAAAGAGAGTACAATCCAATAGCTAATTATTTATTTGGAGACCATAAAGATAAAGAAGAATATTTAGACTATCTTGAAAATGGATATGATCCTGTTCGTAAAGGACGTTTCTGGTCATTCGGTTCTACTTCTGAATTCAGAGGAGGTAAGATAAGCTATTGGGAGCCAAACAAATTAAGACAAGCTCATAGTAATTATAGAGATATTGCTATATATGGTTCTAGTGAAGAAAGATGGAAACATAGCATAATACCTACTTTAAGACATCCATTCTCTACTTTAAGATATCTGTCTAATCCTTATTGGTTAGAAGAGAAACATTATGATGATAGACCATATCCTGTAAGTGGGAAGATGTTTAGCGAAGGAACTCCTTGGGGAGCTATTCTTAATCCAACTATAGGAGAATTAATTAAACCTCAAAAGAGAATGCATCAAGAACATCTACAAGGTTCTTTATTAGATGTTAGAAGTATTATAGAAGCTAGAAATAAAGAAATAAAAAATAGAGCACAAGAAAATAGATTAGTAAGAATAGACGAATCAGGATTTACTCCTATGGCATTTACTCCAGAGTCTATGCCTTCTATGAATGAAGCCATATATTCTATTAAGGTAGAAAATGGACAAATAGTATCAGCTGGTTTTGAAGGACAACAATATGCAGAAACTATGACTTCTATAGATCAAGCAGTTCCTGTACAAATAGGAACAAATACTGCAGTAAATGATGGACATCTTCAACATGGAGTACAAAGATTAAATGCTACAAATAATTATGATAATAAAGCAATGGCTAGTTGGTTATCAGGTATAGCTAGTTTAGCAACATCTGGAGCTATTGATGGAGGCTCTGCTATAAGCATGATAAAAGAACTTAATAATGAAATTAAGTTTAGATCAGAATCATCTCAAAAAGGAGAATGGTTTGAAAGAGCTAATCTACATACTAATGTCTATAGAGAGCATACTCAAAAAGAAAAACAGAGTTATTTAGACACAATGGTAGAATTTAATACTAAGAAAGATTTTGTAAATGATATGATTTATTCTACAAAACAACTTAGTGGTATGTATGGTTTCTTATTTGATCAAATACTACCTGCCTCTCAAGGATACAAATTAGAACAAGCAGGACAGATGAGTTCATTTACTAGACAGTTCTGGGATGAAAATGTAGGAGGTCTTGGTGGTAACATAATGGAAATCGCTAGACGTTTCTTCCCTCATGACAATCATGACATAACTCAAATAAACCCAATAAGAAATACACAAGAACAATGGCTACCAGTCAGATTCCAAACAGGAGATCCATATACTAAAGTGACTAAAGGGGAAGCTAGACTTCCTGGTGCTGGATACGAAGCTCTTAATAAACTTCACTCAGATAAATATGGTAGATATGGTGCTTTTGATAGATATAAAATACTTGCTGATATAGCTCCTTTATCTGAAGAATATAAGATATGGAAAAAGATAGCTAAATCAGAAGTAACAGATCCTAAACTAAAAAAGGAAATGGCAGCTATTGAAGAAAGAGTTAAAGAGCAAGTAAAAGAACATGATTTCTATAATTATAAATTTATAGGAAAAAGTATGGCTGAACATAGTGCTACAATAGAAGAAGTATCAAACACAGGCAAGTTCAAGATTATGGGAAGTAATCAAGAATTCACTATGGCAGGTATTAAAGTTTTAAAAGATGAAGAAGGCAATAGTCAAATTCATAATTATTTAAAAGCTGGTATGAAAGTTAGTCTTAAATTTGAAAACAATGAACATAATAATGTAGATTCAAATGGGAGAATATCAGCAATAGTAGAAGTAAATGGTACTAATATAAATAGAGAGATGTATGAAGCTGGTGCTGCTAAAGAAAAAGAAACTAAAGAAACATTAGCAGATGATATCTTTAAGTTATCTGATGAGAATATAATAGCAGGACATATTTGGGAAGCTATAGGACATGCTCAAATACCATTTATTCATAATAAGTTTTTAAGAATAGATTCATCACTTGAAACTTATAAGAAAGAACAAGTATATGGAACAGCTTACGCTACATGGAATCATCCAATTAAAGGATTTGTAAAACCAGCATTTCAACAAGCTTGGGCAGAAGGTCCACTTAAACAAGCTATAGGAGTAGGAGCATGGATAGCAAGTGAACATTTTAAAGAATCAGATTCATTAGCAAAACCTATTGCAGATGTTGCTTTTGCCATAGCTAATCCAGAAGCTTTTGCTGGAGGAATGATAGGTTCTCTTCCTAATATGAAAGTAAATAGCTTAACAAGAAAAGGGGCAAGAATAGGAGCAGCTGTAGGACTTGCAGGATATGCATTAGCTAATACTCAAAATCCATTATTATCTATGGCTAACTTTGCAGTATTGGGAGCAGCAGCTCAAGAACAATTAAAGTTCAAAGGAATGAATCATGGAAAAGCTGCAGTAGTAGGAGCAGTGGCTGGACTTGCAATATCAGGATTAAATCCAGAATCAAGTATATTTAATTTAAGTAAAAAGTATATCCCAGAAGATACAGAAAAGAAATGGGAAATAGAAGAATATTTTGATAGATTGGAATACATCAAATACACAAATCTTTTCCATAAAGCTGCTAAAGTAGCAAAAAGAAAAGAAGGTATAGATATTGAGAGAATAGTGAATCAATATGAGCGTAATAAAAAGAAGAATGCTAAACTAATAGAGAAACTTGAAAAGCAAAAGCTTGAAGCTGAAAAGATGATAGATGAACAGGCAAAGAATCAATTAATAGCAAGTTTAGATACACAGATAAATGAACTATTAACACCTATTCAATATCTAAAAGCAGGAGAATATACTAAAGCAGCTTTAGCATATAAAAAGGCAGCTGACACAACTATTTATGGTTTAAGTGAAGATGCGACAACATCAGATGTTCTTAGAGCTTTGCCTAAGTATGATAGAGATTTCTTTTTAGATTTTGAAAATGTTAAAGACCCAAAAGAAAGAAAAAAGATACTTCAATATGTTTCTCCATATAAAGCTAAAGCTTTAAAGATAATGTGGGGAGAAGAAGTAAAAGAGCAAGAGTCTAACTCGGAATTCTTTAGTAGTCATAACTTACCTAATATGTTCTGGTCAGGATGGAAAGCGAATGTAGACCTAGATCATGTAAAAATGAAGACAATTGAAAATGAAGGAATGCTCCTATCTGATTTTGGAATGTATGATTCGTCAATGAACGAACCAGCAGCTATAGCAGCTCCAGAGATAAAAGAAATGAATAAGACAGCAGATCCTCTTGCTTTACAGGCGAATTTATTATCATTGCTTAATGGAGTAGGATTTAATGACGTAAATATATCAGTAGAACCATCAAGAACTCCAGGAATTCAAATGATTGCAAATGTATCAAGGATAGCATCATATAATTTGAATAATGTAGTTTCATCAACTTTAAACAATCTAATTCTATAAGAAAGGAGTTGTCTGTCATGGATAACAAAATTAAAGCAGTACTATCTATTTTGGGGGGAATTGTAGGATATCTATTCGGAGGTTTAGATGCATTATTAGAAGTATTTTTAATTATTCTTTTAGTAGACACAGTTACTGGAATGATTAAGAGTTATTATAATGGTACCTATAGAAGTAAGAAATTTCGTCAAGGCTTATGGCAAAAAGTAGGATATATGTTTGCTATAATACTTGCAGTTCAATTAGATAAAATAGTAGGAAATACAGGCACTTTAAGGACAGCCTTATTATTCTGCTTTATCGCAAATGAATCTACTTCTATCGTGGAAAATTTAGGTGAAATGGGAGTGCCTATCCCTCCTGCTATATCTCAATGCATTGCTATTCTTAAAGATAAATCAGATTCAGATTCTCAATCTATTAAAGATTAGTAAGAAAAATATACCATAAATGTAAAAAAAGTATTGCATAAATTTAACATTTATGGTATATTTTAAATATAGAATATATACATATTTCAAGGGGGAAATATAATGCTAGATAGACTTAAAGATGAGCTTATAAAAAAACAAGATCATCATGAGGAATTAGTAAAAAAATATGATGAAATGGTTGCTGCAAAAGAAAAAATAAATGCAGAACTTGTTCAAATTGAAAAAGAAATAATATATAACCAAGGAGCTATGGAAGCTATAAATGCTCTAGGTATGGAACTGCTTGAAAAAGCAGAAGTTGAAACTGTTACAGCTGAACAAGTTGAAATAGTTGAAAAATAAGAAAAAAGCCTACATTAATATGTGGGCTTTTTTTATTTATAAAAATAATTATCATAGTAATATATTAATAAAACATTAAAGGAGGAACTTGTAATGAATAAGATGTCGCTAGATGAACTATCTAGGAAAATAGGAGATATAATAGAATCAAAATCTCCTGTTGGTATTAATGCATTAAAGAGATTTATATCTAACAATAGACATTATGGTTCATTTGATGAAAATAATTTTACTTTAAATAAAGGACAAACGCTTGAAAAGATGACTCAAGACTTTATGGATTTTGCAGATAAAGAATACAATAGAGCTTATCCTTCTTCTAATAAAAATGAAGCATATTCAGAAGCTGTAAAACTAGATTATGCAAATCTACTTGGTCCAAGACGAAAACCTAATGGAGCATATGGTTCTTATGGAGATGGAGTTGCTTTTGGAAAAAATCATCAAAATCCAGTAAACACAGCTATTAAAAATAATAATGCTTCTGTTGGTAAAACTAATAAACCTTTCAATCCATTATCTAATATGAGTAAAGGAATAAAATTAGAGAGAGGTAGTCACTTATATAATCAAATTAAAAATGCTATTGGAGAAATAGATGGATCTGTTGAAAGTACAGTAGCTTGGTTTGATGCTAGTGATATATACAACATATCTGAAAGCTTTAGTAATAGTAAAGTATTTCATGGAGGGAAGAAAAGTAATTCAAATACTAGAGACTATAATACTGAAAAAGTACATAAAGAAGTTTATACTAATTTAAAAAATGCTAATCTTTACGAAGACATTCATGTTAATTTAGATAATTTAGTAAAGACACAATCAGGTACAGACTTAATAAAGAATGTAATTAAATATGATGGCTCTCATAACATAATGACTAATAAGTCTTCAGCTACAAGAAATTTATTAAATTATGATAGCATGATGAAAGGATTAGATAAATTAAATACTATTCTAAAAGATGGTGGAACTTTTACTGTATTCGATATAGAAGCAAATTCAGGGATAAACCAATATGGGCATACTGTATTAAATAACATTACTGAACTTGCATCTGTAACTTATAATGTAGATCCTATTACTAAGAAAGCTACTGAATCAAAAGTATTTAACTCTGTTCTTGGTTTTACAGAAGATGAATATAAAGATGTAGTTGCTACTGTAAAAGCTTTAGATAGTAAACACAAACAAGATTGGAGTATAGAAGAAAAGGTATTATACGACAGACTTAATATCTACTCTCAATCTGAAATAATCAATACAGTTGGTTTTGAGCGACAAGTTGTAAAAGCTAAAGGTATAGAAGAAATTAATACTTCTATGGAAAATGCTTTAGCAGGTGCTAAAAAACTAAGAGATGTAGCAATGTCTCAAGAAGTATGGATGAAAAATAATAATATTAATAGCTCTTATGAACAAGTAAGAACTGAATATATTCAAAGCTTTAGAGATAATCTAACTAATGGAATAGCAATAGGACACAACGTAGGTACATACGATATTCCTATGATTAATAGAATGACTAATTCTGCTAAACCTATTGAATATGTAGATACATTACAAACTTCTTGGTATGCACAAAATGAATTAGGTAGAAACTCTATATATTTAAAAGATAAAAGAGTAAGTAGACCTAAAGGAGTAGGACCTGCAACACAGGCATCTATTACTGAAGCTCATGGACTTAAAAATAAATCTGCAGCTGCACATATCGCCATAAATGACGTTAGAGAAAATGCTCTTTTAATTTTAGGTGAATTGTTTAATCCACAAGTAGATAAAAATGGAACTATAAGCATTTCTGATAACACATATCTTAATAAAGTTATAAATCCTAACATGAAGAAGATAAGTAATATCTATGACAAAACATCTTCAAAATATACTGGAATGGATCAAGTTTATTTAATGGATTTTACAATGCAAAAGTCTTTTGGAACTATGGACAATGCATTAAGTTTTGAATATGATCCAATAACTAACTCATTTAAAAGCTTTGATGGTTTTATTATGGGAAGAGGAGAAGGAGAAGTAACTAACGCTGGTTATCCTGCCTTTGGTCCTAGAAAAGGTGCTTTATATCAACATGAAGTATTTGAATTAGAAATGAATGATAAATTCAAAGAACAATTCTTAAATATTCAAGGTGCTACAAAAGATCAAGCTGATAAATTATTCCAACAATATTCAACTGCTGAAAAAGTATATATGATTAAGTCAAGAGAATATATGGATCTTGATGAATTAACTAAAAAATTAGGTTCTAGAGAATTAGCTGAACATTATTATAACAATAGACCTACTACTTATTCATTTGAAACTAACTATGATAGAATAGGTGCTAATCTAGGAGTAAATGTTGCTGATATAGTTGATGGAAAACTTGTTGCAAATAAAGAAGTTTTAGAAGGACTTGACTTTAAAGTAACTGGATACAATGAAGGAGTTAAAGTTGAAAGTGCTCCTAAAGATGTAGATGAGCTATTAACTAAAATTGTTGATAAAAGCTACAATAGAACTATAAATGATTCTGCTGCAAGAAAAGTAAGAGACCTTGATTATAAAGGCGTAATGAGAATTAGAAATTATCAGAATCAAATAATTAAAGAAAAAGGTATTACTACAAATAGTCCAATAGTTACTAGAATAGCTCAAATGGTTTCTCAAAATAAAGAAATCAATCTTACAGAACAAGCAGAAATCATTAATGCTCTAGGTTGGAATGACTATAAAGTAGGAAGCAATAAAATAGTTAAAGAAACAATAAATAATACTTTAGCAATGGATTCTTATGTTATGCAAATGAGTCCTTTAATAGATGCTATAACTGAAGTATTAGATGAAACTTTTGGAACTCTTGATTTATCTTCTCCAGAATCAATTAAAAAAATAAGTGGAGATCCTAAACTTAAAGAGATTTTATACAAAAAAGATTTTGCGTTTAAACAATTATACAATAGCTATTTAGAAGAAGCTATGTCTAATCCTGTTGTTGCTAACTCATGGAAAGAAACATTACATTCTGCAAATGAATTAAATAAAATAGATTTTAATACTTATAATATTAATCCTAATAAATATATGAATACATTAGGTGGTTGGACTAGAAATGCCTCTGCTGAAGTAAGTTCTATAAATTTAAATAGTCCTAATTCATTAATTAATTTATTCTATGATGGTAAGTTTAAAGACTTCGATGAAATAGTTAGTAAAGACGGTAATGCAGGTTTTCAAGCTTTAACTGATGCTTATAATTTTATAAGAAATGATGAAAGATTTGTAATTACAGAAGGTAAGAAAAAGACAAGAATTTTTGATAATATAGACATTAATAGTTATAGAGGAAAAAACATATCTCAATTAAATGATGATATGATGGAAGAATTAAGAAACTTTGCTTCTAAAGCTAGAGAGATAAATTCTTCTTGGGGTTATATAAATCCTAGAATGAATCAAGATATATTAGGTTCTTCTGAACTTATTAACTATATTCAATCTCAAGGTAAAGAATCTATAAAAGAAAAAATACAAGGACTTAAATCTAATCTTCCAAAAGATTATAAGATATTATCTTCAGATAATCATAAAGCTGCAGTTGATGAATTAGTCAATAGCTATTTCTTAAACTTCAATATGGGAGATATGGACTTAGATGGCTTTACTAATCAGCAAAAAGCTTATGCTAAGAAACAATATGAATTAGCTAAGAGAACAGCAAGAAGTAAAGCAGACAGTTTATTAAAAGCTATTTCAGGAACAGATATACAATTAGTAATGACAGAAACTAATAATGGTAATGTTCTTAATTTAATTCAAGGAAATCAAGTTACTCAACTTCATGATATGGTTAAGTTCAATCATAGAAAAGGTGTAATGACTTATCAAATAGGAGATAACGAATATGCACTTAAGATGGGACTTGGAAGAACTAAAGATAGTACTACTAAGAAACTGACAGATTCATTTAGTTTAACTAATACAGTTGAAAAGATAACTTCTGGAAACTTAGATCATAAACATGCTGAATGGGCAGTAGGTAGAGGTGATTCAATAGTTGAAGCTATTGTTTATAACAATAGAAGAACTGCAAGTTTATTAAGAGATGCTTCTGCTAGAATAGATATAAATAACGGACAATTAATATCTCAAGGTTTCCATTTTGATGTTAATGAAATGTTATATGCTTTACCTGAACTATTAAAATCTGGAAAGATAGAAGATATTGAAAAGAACTTTGATATACCAGATAAAGCCAGAGAAACTATTAGAAAAATAGCTACTAATATAGAAAATGATCCTAAGAAATATGCTTCTAAAACATTTACTAAAGTTTTACCAGTAGAACTGAACTTCTTCACAGATCACTATATGGCTCCATTACTAGAAGCTATAACTACTAACCCTGGTGACTTTACTAGAGATGAAAGAAATAATATCTTAAGTGGATTAGGATTTGACACAAAAAATACTGCTTTAGCTAAAGGTAACATATCAGGTATTAAAAATTATTTAGCAGATCCACTTGCTAAAATGGATAATGATGCCAGACCTCCTGTTACTCAAATGCAAAATGTTAGACTTTACGATAAAGACAAAACAGATGCACAAGTAGATGTATTAAAGAAAAAAGGAGATATCTATAAGAACTTAAATGCAACTTCAGTTTATACTGGAGATAACATGGATAAGTTCATGTATAAGAATAAATCAAATAGTGGCAAGATAGCTTCTAATGGTTTAACTATGAAGTATATGCAAATAGATTCTTATAGTTTAAGAAATCAATTCTTAGATGAAAAGAATCAAAACAAAATGTTCTCTTATATAGAAAATGCTTTTGGTGAATTCTCTAAAGATGATAAGACTAGAGCTAAAGAAGTTATTTTAGATAGAGCTAAAAGACTATCTACTTATGAACAACAATCTGCAATGGATGCAAGAGTGCATGATATTAACTTCCATAGAAGTAATACTCAAACTGTTAATGCTAAGAAGAAATTAATAGCTGAACACAAAGACAATCTAGAAGTTCTTGAATATATTAAAGAAGGTAAACTTCACTTTTCAATAGATAAAGATGGAAATATAAAATATGACTTAGGTGTTAAAGTAGAAAAAGGACAGTTAATAGGTATATTTGGTAATGAACAATTTAGTCAAAAACTTCAAGCTAAAAACAAAGGAGTATTTAGAGGAAGATTCTTTGACGATCATGGAAATGTAGTATCAGAAGAAACTATAGCTGATTTCTTAAAACAAAATAATGTTGATTTAACCAACAATGAAGAAATATTAAAATCTCTTAATAAGACTTTTGATTTTAAATATCAAATATTAGGCATGGAAGAAATGCATGGTTCAAAAGCATTCTTAGGAGCTTCAGAAAAGACTACTATAGATTCTATGAAACTTGCCATAGGAGAAATAGATAAAGACCTAGCTAAAGAACTTAAAGCAATAGGAGAAGACGACATCATTGGCAAAGTTGTTTCTAAAGATTACCTAGATGAATTTGTTGCTAGAAGAATAGAACAAAGATATTTAAGACATGAATACTTAAAAGAAAATCCTAATGAAAAATTAGCAAAAGAAAAAGCTAAGAATTTAATGGATAGAATATATAATGAAAGATATGCTTTCTCAGATGCAGTTCATCAAATAGATGTATTTAAAGATGTAAACTTTATAACTAACCTAGATGTTACAAAACATAGTTCTGCTACAGCATTAATGCACAATGCTCTTAATAAATTAAGAGCTGATGGGAATTTAACAGAAAAATATCTAGATGAGATGTTTGGAAAAGGAACTTATGAAATAATAGGTGAAGGAGCTAATGCTCAAGTTAAATTCAATGGAAAACTTAAAGAAGTCAAATTAGACTTTGAAGTAGGAACTGTATTAGGAGATGCACTTAATCAAGATACAGTAGTTGAAGGTGTAGGAGGGAAACCTATAGGACATACAGGAGTTGGACACTTTGTTTCTGTATTTGATGATCCAGCTGGTACTACTTCAGGAGTATTTTCTAAAGTTGACAATAAAGGTAACATAACAAAAGAAGTGCAAGGTAAAGGGGTTAAGTTTACTGATGCAATGGGAATAAATCTAGATAGACAAACTTATAACGTAGATGGTTTGACTGGAGTCTATAAACATTTTGAATCTATAGGACAGCTAGATGAATTTAATAAAGTATTTGGACATGCTTTAGATATGGAAAACTTTAAGAATGGGCAATTAGCATTTAATGAAGACTATGCTTATAAGAGTATGGCTGCTCCTATAACTGAAAGATTAAGAAATCAACTTATTAAATCAGATTATAGTCAAACTCTTGCAGAAGTTACTGATCCTAAATATGATTATTTAAAACAATCTATAGCTGCTTCTGCTCATAAAAATATATCAGTTGATAGAGCAGAAATAATGTATTCATATAATAGAGGTTTAGAAGCTTTAGAGATAAATGCTAAAAATACAAAATCTATAGTAGAAAAGTATTCTGAGAAATCTGGATTTAAAGAAATAGATTGGACAGTAGATAATCCTGAATGGTTAGATTTAGAATTAGGTGGACAAGGAAGAACTATAGTGAATTCTGACATGAACCCTTACACTAACAATTTAATAATAAAGACAGGATTAGGTGGAGAAAATGAATATTTAGCCATAGCTAGAATGCCAGAAATACATGCAGGAGATTCTTTAATTAAAAAGAAACATACTCAAATGCTAACAGGTCTTCAACATAAGATGCAAGGTTTTAAAGCAGGTACAGTAGATGAGAAAACAGTAGCTGAACATATCCAAATGATTAAAAGCCAAATGCAAGAAGATATTACAGGAAAGACTGGTCTTATAAAAGACTTAACAGAAATCAGAATGAATCAATCATTTATGGGTAAAGGTTCTGGTGCTATAATGATGACAAGAGACTTAGAAGGCAATAATTTATTTGGTGGAGATATGTTAAGTGTTGATACTAGAACTGCTGCACTTGATGAAGTTAACTCTGCGTCATTTAAGAATGCAATGTTTAATGGAAAGTCTTTAAATAGACATTATGCAGAAGGTAGAGTAGTAGATTCTTTATTTATGTCTGAAGAAGCATTTAGAGGAATGGGATATTTCGATAAAGATTTTATGAGTAAAACTTTAGAAAACTTAAATGCTGAATTCAAAGAACAAGTTGCAGGTATGTCTACAGACGAAGAAAAGATGAAGCATTTACTTAGAACTCAAGGGGATGCATTTATATCTGTCAGATATCCAGAGATCATGCAAGGTTCTGATAAATTTACTATGGGTTATTTAGATGACACATTAAAAGGAAATGAAATGAAAGTAGTTGGACCTACAGGTATGTCTGCAAAGCTTGACTTTGACGGGGATATGATGAATGCTGCTAGAGTTACTACTTCAGATGGATTATCTAAATTACATGCTGTTACTGGTGAAAATGTATCTGGAGAATTAAAAGAGTTACAACAAGGTATTGATACAAACATCTACACTAGAGCTATAACAGACAATGCTTATTGGGAAAGTAAAGTACAAGACTTCATGAATGGTAAAAAAGGATATGAAGTAATGTCTAAAGCAATGAATCTAGAAGAAATCGCTAGTCATAAACTTATTAACGGTAAAGCATATATAGGAACTACAGACAATTTATCTGAACAAGATTTATTTAATTTAAGAGAAAAATACAAAGATGTATTATCTGATATGAATGATGGTAAATTTAAAGTAGATGGCAAGAGAGATGATAGTTTATTAGTAGAAGCTATTAATAAATACTCAGGTTATGACGATGAAGAAAAAGGTATTAGAGAATTCGTAGCAGCTAAAGCACATCAAGATAGACAAAATATGATAACTGCTAAGATATATAACAATGCCATAGGGGAAACTAACGTTACTAACCAAAAAATAAAGAAAGTAATAAGTGGAGTATTAGACAAGTCTGATAGTGATTATGAATACCAATCTAACTTATTATTTGACTTCTTATATCAAGCAGAAGAAGCTGCCATATCTTCTAAGTCTAGTGTAAAAGGTCTTACATCAGACAGAGCACAACAATGGAACAGAAGTGTATCTGCATTAATAGAAGGAACTGGCAATGCTTCTGAACATATGTCAAATATGACAGATTGGTTAAATGAAAATGTAAGAGGAACATTGACAGCTGAACATTATTATGTAAAGTCTGATACTTTCTCAAATAAAATAGCTGATAACTTTAATGTACATTCATTAAGTGACTTTAAAGATTTCTTAAGTAATAAAGATAACGCAGCAAAAGTAGAGGATATGTTAATAAGTGATATAACATCTATGATAGAGAAAGCTGCTCAACATGAAGGAATAGGAGAGACTTATAAATCATTAAGAGTTGCATCAAGTCAATCAGGAGCAGATTATAGAATAGCTCAAAATATGAACTTCATTAAAGACCAAGAAACAAACTTAAGATATGTAAGTGAAGCAATGGATAATGCTTTTGGAAACAAATCCGTTAAATTATTAGATCCAGAATTATCTTCACCTAGAAGCAACGCTATCTTTAAAGAAAGCATAGAAGAAATAATGAGTTCATCAGCTCAAGCTACTTCAAAAGTATCGACAGAAGGTATAATTGGAGATATAATAGAAGGGGTGGGAGATTTTGCCAAATCAGCTTCTGGAAAGAAATTAGCAATGGGAGCAGTAGGAATAGCTGCTGGAATAATGGTATCAGGATATGTAGGAGGAAGACCTAGACCTGCAGATGTACATGCTATGGAAGAAGCACAAGATTATCAAACACCTATGGAAGGATATCAATTAGCAGATCCAGGTATGACTATGAGTAGTGGTCAACAAGGATATGTTATAAATATCAATGCAAGAACTAACAAAGGAAGACAAAACACTATTAAAGCTTTAGAACAAGCAATCGCCAATGGAAGTTCTTCAAATATTAATATAGCAATGAATATTACTGATGATTACGGTAATATAAATGATAGAAAGATTGAAGAGGCAATAATGGGAGCATTCTAGCTCCTATTGCTTTATTCAATTTATAATACATATAACAAGGGGGAATTTTTTATGTCAATGACTAACAGAGGTTCGGTTTATGACAAGATAATCAATGAAGATTGGTTCTCTACTCCAGATATGGGAGATTATTATAACAATTATATTTATAAATTAAAAGCTGATTCTCAATCAGATAAAAAAGGTAATACAGAATTTTTCGTGGAAGATCCTCCTACTAAAAATGCTGGTTATCATCCTGACCTTTCAGTTGTAGCTATTAAAGCTAATCCTCAAGCTATACATTCTAGATATATGGATAACTATCATACATCTTACAATATATTTGATGGAGATACTATTAAATTATCTTTAGATGAAATATCTGATACTACAACTCCTTTTTCTGTTTATTATTCCGACACTATATTTTCTAGTGTTCATCACTATTTAAAAGAAAGTATGCAATTAGATAATCATGGAGATGCTTTCTCTTTAAGATTTGTAGGGATTAATACTCCAGAAATTGTTCACTATGCTGACTATATAACTTCTAATACTAATGACGATATAGATACAATTAAATATGAACAATTCAAAAATAACTACACAACAATACATACTAAATGGGGAGCAGTTGACAAAAATAGTGTTTCAGTTCTTCCTTACAAAATAGAAAATGGTAAGGTAGTAGATAGAGATGCTAATGATACTGTGACTTTAGTCAGAATTGAAATGAACAAAAAAGACTATCCTCATTTAAGTAGTTCAAGCAGAGTAGAATATAAGGAAGTTGTTGGTAAAAGTTCTCAATCTTCTTCTATTGCTAACAAAACTGTTAGAAAATGTGTAGTAACTTCTCATATGAATGTAGATATGGGTTATCATGAAGCTTCTATACAAGCTAGAGATATAGTTAAGGATTCTTTTAAAAAAGCTTCTGAATGTATCATTTTATTAGATACTGTAAGTATCAACGGTAAAAAATCTGCATTGCCAGAATACTACAGAAAATCATTTGAAGACTCAACTAAAAATCCATTCTATGTAGTATATGATATGTGGAAAAGTTTTAAAGGAATAAGAGCTGCTTATAAATATTCTGGTTATAGAGTTCCTGGGCAAGAAGCTAATGGACGTTTTTTATCAGCTATATATCTTAAGATAAATGGACAATGGATAAACTTAAATAAAAAAGTTTTATATGAATGTGATAGAGCAGAAAGAGCTTCATATTCTAGTTCAGCAGATGATTTAGTTAATAACTATTACAATGCTAAAGGTTTTAAATTATGGACTTATGACAAAAACAATCAATTATATCTAGATAGTCTTAATGATGAAGTCTATAAAAACAAAGACGATAGACAACAAATACAAAGAGAGATAGCTGGTTGTGATTTAGATCAAATGAGAGAGCATACAGTAATGATAGGAGATACTTTATTTATGGTCCCTCCTACTAGTATAAGAGCCATTTCTCAAACTAAAACTGCAAAGCATCATTTACTAAGAGCAAAAGGAGCTATGGCTAAAACTCTTCCTAAAACAGAAAGAATGATTCAGATGGATTTATTCTTTAATGGAGAAGATGCAATAAACGGTATACCTTACAACCAATTACTTCCTAATGGACAAGAAAGAATTTATAAGATGAATGGGTTAAGAGCTTTGATAGCTCAATTTAAATTAACACCATTTCTACCTATACATAATTCATATATAAATGATGTTTTAGGTATAGAAGCTGTATCAATGGTAAGTTATAGTGTTTCTACTGTGCCTAACTTCCCTAGAACTTTACAAGTATCTATAACATTACAAGAATTTGACTGGATACAATATATGCCTTGTCAAGCTGTACCAGAAAATAGTAGTTCTGAAGATTTATATAGAAATGGATTTTCTGAAACTATATATTTCCCTCTATTTAGATATTATTATCAAAGACTTATAGAAAGAGGAGATGATATAAAAGAACTTAGCCTTGCAGGAGTTGATGTTAATGAACCTGATTATATAAATGCGACTTTAGGTAATAAGACAGCTTTACAACCAATGGATTTTAAATGTATGACAGAAGATAATCAATTAATTAAATTCTATATACCTGATGAAGATTTATTATCTGCGAGAAAACAAGCAATAATAGAAATGAAAACTAAACCGTTAGGTACTAAATATAACTTCTCAGAAAATGAACAAAAATGGATAAGAGGAATGAATACAGTAAATGAATTTATTCAAACAGTCAAAAAAAATGCTGGTAGTTATATAACTTCAATTACTAATAATACAAGTAAGGGAGCTATGCCATTTTTATATCCAAATGGAAGTGTTTCAAAAGAGTATAGTTATCAAGAATTATTGTCAGGAAAAGGACCTACTATAGTTCATGGTACATCATATCTTAAATTAGAAACAACTCCAAAAGATACTGTGAATAATCATTACACACCTGCATTTAATGAAATATTAAAATTATATAATGATATATATAGATCTCAAATAAGTCAATTTGTTCCTTCTTTTGAAATGAGTACAAGTTATGAAAATAAAGTAAATGACAGTATATTTACTTTAAAGATAAAATTTAATTTAAATACTAGATTCTTTGAAGAATCTAATTCTATGGATAAAATAAGAAGATTCTGTGCTAAACAATTAAGTTTGACTGCTGAAAATTTATTTAAAGATGACAGTATTGTCATTACTTATAGAGCATACTTTAATCCTTTTTCTGTAAATGATCCAACAAGAGATGGTTCGATAAAAAAACCATTAGTAGCAGTATCTAATGATACATTAACTGCTTTAAGTTATTTAGCTTCATTTACAGATAGTGAAAAAGAAGGATATGAAGATTTAGATATAAATAAAGTTATGGAAGATTTAAAAGATTCTATAGATATAGAAGATGCAAATAGTATTGACTTTAGAGAATATAGTTTAGGAGAATTTGTATTAACAGGTATTACTTCTTCATATAATAATATCTTTGCTAATATGAGTTTAAAAGCTGTTGATGGACATGCTGCTCAATATACAGGAGGAACAGATTCTTCTCTAGATATAGAGATGATAGCTGATGAACAAACTGTTGGAGCATTATATCATTTAAATAGACTTTGTATAAGATACTTAATAAATTATAGAAAAGTTATTAAATGTTCTCCTCTTAGAATAGATAGTGACTTAACTAGAATGTTAGGACTTCATGAAGTTATATTAGATGCGATAGATGTTAATACAATACCAGATTATCCAGGTAGATATAAAGTAATGTTAAAACTTAGTTCAGTAGATAGAACTTTAAGAAATAAAGAAGCTCTGCAAAAACTAAAAGATATAGACAATTCATCTACTCAAAAAGATTTACTTATAAATACTAAAAATTATTTTGACTTAAAGAATGCTTTAGGTAAAGCTGAGCTGTATCCTGATTTAGAGTTACCTACAGTAGAAGAACTAGAGAAAAATGGATTCTTCTTTATGCAACATAAATATCAACCAGAAAGAGTTTATGTTGATCCTGATTTCTACTATTTATATTGGTATCCTACTTTAGCTCATAATCTAAGAACATCAATAACTGAATTCTTTGAGAATCCAGAAAACTTTGACTACAATATATCAGGTGATTTATTCCAAGATACTTATGATTTAAGTATAAAAGTAAAGGACAATGATGGAAAAAGTTTATTTGAAGTTTTAGATTGGGACGAAAAAACAGATACTTATTCTGACATGAATGAGAAACTGAAAAAACTAGCTTTAAAGAAATATACTGAATATATGCTTAGTGATGAAAATACATCTAATGACATATTAGATAAAGATGGAAATGTAATACTATCTAATGCTGACAAAAAGAAATTACAAGAGTTTTCAGATAATGCTACTAATAAGATAGAGAAATTAAATGCTACAAATAAGATATTAAACAAATTACAAGAGAGAATAGATTATTCAAGTTATGATACTTATAATATAAACACTTATACTAATGTGACAGTTAAATCAGTTGACGTTTTAGATACTGAATCACAAAAAGATGTAACTTGTGCTGCAGAAATATCTAGAAAATTAAAGAAGTTTATATTAGAAGAATTAAATAAACCAATTTCACATAATTATGCTCAAGAGTATGAATTTGTACCTCATTTCGCTTTCTCTGAAACTTATAAAACTCATGCAAATAAAAAAGAGTCAGATACAGGTAGTCAGATAATAGGACAAGGTACTCCTATGAACTATACAGACAATGTAGCTAAAGAAATAGCTAAAATAATATTAGGAGATAACGACATAGATTTTTACGAATACTCTAAATATATAAGCATGATGGTAAAAGCTTGTGGAGTAGGTATGATGGGTATTGAAGGAGTATTTAACTCTAGTCAAAGTGAAATATATCAAACTATAAAAAATGGTTCTTATAGAGATTCATTATGTTATCCAAAAACATATGAAGAGGTAACAAATAGTAAAGGTAAGTTAATAAAGAGACCAATATGTTTATATGAAGATGCAGAAACATCTGAATTATTAATAGCTCTTAATGATAAAGATGTGGAAAACGGAATAATCTTTGGTAGATATGGTATAAAGAAATATTCTGGAGAAACATTAGCAAGAATGCTTCAAGATAGTATGCCTTACAAGAAAGCAGGTTTTTTAGATCCTTATTACAACAAAGAAGTTTATGAAAGTATGTATGGCAAAAAAGGACCTAGCCAAAAAACATTTGATGAAAGAGAAAAGAATTACGCTCAAGGAATAATTAATAACATTAATTATGCTAATGAAGCTGTTTTTAGACAAATGCTAGTATGGCTTTATATATTAATAGAACAAGACACATTTATATCAAAAGCTCAATATCATGCTGCAAAACTTATTGAAATAGGAAAGAACGCAGATAAGTTTTGGGACAATGAAAAATTAGAAGAATTATCAAAGACTTTATTTGATTATGATGAAGAAACATTTGAAGCTCCTACAGCTTGGGAAACAGTATGTAACGCAGTTAAACATAATAAAAACAAAAAGCAAATGGACCAATTATTAGGTGAAGGAACTTATGATAAAATAACTGATAGCATAGAAGATCAAGAAGAAAGAATAAAAGAATTATTAAAAACTATACAAGAGAATTCTGAGAATTATGCAAAAACATTAATAGTAGGAATGTTTTATACATTAGGTGCAGTAACAATGTCAGGATTTGAATCTTCTATATTAAAAGCTGTTATAGAAGGTGACATGGGAACTTATTCTAATTTAATAAATGCAGGTCTTGCAGCTAATTCTTATGTTAATTTAAGTGAAGAACAAAAAAGAGTTAGTAGATATGCTCAATACTTAAATTATTATTTTGATGAAGATGATAGATATAAGAAAAATCCTTTAACATCAGTATCTTATAATAATAGAGTTCAAAGAGCTTATTTAAAAGCTGCTAATGATCCTCATCAATATATACTACATTCTTTCTATGATATGGTCATGAATGATAAGAGAGGTTCTATGGCTAGAGCTTTCCCTACTTATTATATGCTATTAATAGATGAAGGAAGAGATATAGGTTTATGGAAATTACAAGATAATTTCTATGATATGAATTCAATAATAGAATTTGAAGTAGTTAAGTCTAGAAAGATAGCTGCAGATACGGCTAGAATAGTAATGACTAATATGTATGGTACATTTAATACAGATGATGTAGATCAAAAAGATGAATACGAATATACTTTTAGAGATGTATGGGATTCTATTTTCTCTCCTAGAGAATATTTCAAAGAAGAATATCTTAGAAGAGAAAATGCAAGAGAAGTTAATACTACTAAAATGCAAACAGGAGCTAGAGTTCATTTAAGAATGGGATATAGTTCAAATGCTGCAGAATTGCCTATAGTATTTAATGGATGCGTGACAGAATTTGAAGCAGGAGAAACAATGACTTTAATTTGTCAAGGAGATGGAGTAGAACTTGCTAATCCTCACATGTTTAATGCAATGGACGCTAAAGATGTTCAAGATATAAAACATACTAATGAGTTTATAGGTTTTAAACAAATATTAGAAACTTGGGATAACTTATCTACACCTAGAGACATGTTAGTTAACCCTCTTGCTGCTGAAGGTACTTGGATTCAAGAATTAATTAGAAAGTATTCTAATGGTCGTTTCTTCAACTCTAATCCTTTTGGTATAGTTCATTTTGGAGATAGGAAGTTTAATACTATATTTACAACAAATGGAGAAGTTGAACAAAACATATATGAAGCTTTAAGTAAACCTACTTGGGATTATAAAGAATCAGGAATTAATACAATAGAAGATGGTATAGAAAAAGAATTTAAATTATCAGAAGCCCCTAGAGTAAAAATATCTTTAAATCAAGGATTCTCTTATTGGGATTTAATGCACATAGCTTCATCTTTAAGTCCAGACTTTATAAGTGCTATTGCTCCGTTCCAATTAAGAAGTACAATATTCCATGGACATCCTAGATTCTATTATGCTTATGATTATATACAAATAGACGGTAAAATAATAGAAAAAAGAAAACCATATCAACAATATCATGTATTTACTTCTTATAGTGACATAATAGATAATCGTATGGCAACATCTCAAAAAGATATTAGAACTAATGCAGTAGGACATTATATAGGACCAGGTTGGTTATCTAAGACTGCTAAAACAGTAGGACCATTATTCGTTGATATAGATATATATCCAGAGTATCAAAAATCAACTTCAGTTAATTTAAATTATGAATATAAAAACAACGATATACTTCCATTTAATATTCCAATTGTAGATAAGGTTCTTGATGAATTTGATTGGACAGATGGACCTAATTCAGAAAAAATAGCATGGAGAGCTACAGCTAATGCTTTAAAAGAATCTATGAAAGATATGTACAAAGGTGAATTGATAATAATGGGAGATCCAACTATAAAACCTTATAATAGATTTACAATACAAGATATGTATGAAGATATTACAGGTACTGCAGAAGTTGAATCAGTTGTTCATATGTTCAATACTGAAACAGGTTTTACATCTCATGTTACTCCAGACTGTATATCAGCTATAGACAATAAATATGAAACAACTACACAAGCTATAAATACACAATGTATAACACCTGCTGTTGTTGCTACTGGAATGTTAGCTTTAGCAAATATAGATTTCCATAAAAGAAATAGACCTATGTATTTAAGTTTAGTAAGAGCTGCTAAACAAGGTGGAAATTCAATTAGTAAAATGGCATCTACTACTTTAGCTACTGTTGGAAAAGAACAGATACTAAGAGATGCTATGTTGATTAATTCTGAAATGCCAGAAAGCATTAAATCTTTCTTAATGATTGATGATGTTCATGTTAACTTTAGTGATGCTATTTATAAATTAACATCAGCAGCTAAAAGTTTTAAAGCTACTGCTATTACTGGAGGTAAATCACTAATTGGTTTAATTAATGATTTTGAAAAACTAGAAGATATATTTACTTCTTTAGATAGCTCTAACATAAATAAGATAGAAGATCTATTAGGAACTTTAGATACAGACAAAAATGCATTAGCACAATTTGTTAATAATAAAAAAGATATTCTTGAAGGAATTGAGTCAGCTAAAAAAGCTTCTATATTAAATAAGAATAAAATCAATAAAATTGTAGCTAACTTAGATAAATCAGATTTAAAGGAAGCACAAATACTTAAAGATTTAATTAAAAATAAAGATAGTGTAAATTTATCTACAGATAAAGATGTATTAAAAGCTTTAAAATCATTAGGTAATGTTGTAGATGATTTTAGTACGAGTGGATTAGATGATTTAGCTGAAATATTAAAAGATTCTTCTAAAGCAATATCTACTGGATTATCTAAAGTAGATGATTTAGGTGATATTAGTAAATTAGCATTAAGTGCTTCTAAAGTAACTTCATTAAAATCATTAGTTGCGTCAAACTTAGCTTCATTTGTTGCTCAAATAGCACTTACGAAAAGTGCTCAGAATTTCTTGACTAATAAATTAAGAAATCTACAAGTTCTTACTATTTATCCATTAAAGAAAGAAAACATAATTTGGACAGCAGGAATAAATGGACATCAAGGTTCAGTATATGGTTCTCCTACTTATGACAAGCCAGGTTGGCTAGAAAATTTAGCTATTAAATTCTTTGATTATGGAAATAATGCTGAAGCATTTAGTGGAGCTAAAATATTAGCATTATTAAGAGATGCTTTCTTTACTACTGATGAAATGAGAGAAATAGTAGATGGATATAAAAGAGGTAATGGATATACAGCTTCAGGACAATCAGAAGATAAGAATAGAACAGAAGCTCAAAATAGTATATTAGAATCATTAGCTAAACAACAGACATTAGGATATTCAGATTACAAAAATGTATATTTCACAGATAGATTAAGTATGTCTAGTATAAGCAGTCAAAATGATGAAGCTAAAATGTCATATGCTTTCTATAAGATTAATAATATAGATGATATAGAACACACTACTGTAATTGCTGATAAGTTAATTAATGTATATAATTTACAGATAGTTAAGTTACTTGATTCAAAAGATTCATTTGTATGGATAGCTGATTTTGATAAGAATGGAACGAAAGCTGATTTTGAAGCTATGAATATAAAAAGAAAGAATATATTAACAGGATCAGGTTCTAGCACAGTTCCAGTTTATGTTAAAGAAATCAAATCAAAGAATAATCCTTTGACAATATATGATATTCCATATTTAAGACCAGATGCAACAATAGTATTAGAACAAGTATTAACTACGATATTAAGAGACATAGAACCAGAGTATGATAATCCTACTTGTGATTTTAGTAAGATTAAGAAACATCCTATAATACTTCATAACGGAACAAGAGTAAATAGTAATGCAGGATGGAGAAGTACAGGATTTTTATTTACAATAGAAGTTAAAAATTATACTAACTTAAGTAATATTATCAGTAAGATAGAACAACAAAGAAACTCACTAGCAAAACAATTTGGAACTGAAATTCCATTTACAGTAAAACAAGAACAAAGTAGTGAATTTGGAATAAATTCAATATCTATATTCGTTCATTGTCCAACAATATAAATAAAAGGAGATAATATATGAGCTTAAAAAGTAGACTTATTGAAAACATAGTATCACCTGTAGCAACAGATAAAAGTACATCCTCTATTGATGCTAAGGTAACTAAAGTAAATGAAAAAAGTAATACTTGCTCAATTAAATATATTAATAGTGAAGGGATACCAGTTGAACAGGCGAATGTGCCTGTTCAACTACATAATATAGGAATTATAGACTGGTTTCCTAAATTGAATGAGCATGTATTAATTACTACAAAGGGGAAAGGTGATATTACTATAACTGGTCCTAGTTATGGAAGAAATTATAATAATATAAGATATCAAACTAAATTAACAGAAGATATTTATAGTGATATTTCTTCAGCTACTATGGGTGGTTATATATTTTAAGGAGGTATTAATATGAGTGAAAGATTAATAGACAGACTTAAGGAAAGAGATGAACAACCTGATAGAGCAAGTGAAAAAGGAATAATAAATCCAGATACAGGCTCATCTTTATTATTAGGAAGAACAGGGAATGTGACAGTCGCTTCATCACATAATGTACAATATAAGTTAAATTATGCATCTGGACTTGCAAGAGAAATGTCTTTACAAAGTGATACTATCACTAATAGAAAAAGATTAAAAACAGATGAACTAATGATAAATAATCATAAACTGAATCCTCAACTATATGAATTAACTGACATGAAGCAATTATACCATGATCCTAATTATTCTATAGGAAATTTGACAATGAATGCTACAGTATTAGTAAAGGCTTGGGAACCGAATTTAGGGAAATGGGTTTTAATCAGAAGACCTATAAGGACTCCAGTATTTATGAATGCAGTAGGAATACCTAGAGCACATGAAGATATGGATATTGATGACAATATAACTGATGAAATTGAATCAATACAAGATAAAGGAGACGAATAAAATGTTGGCAGATTTCGCTATAAGTAATACTGGAGATTTATTATTTCAAGAACAAGATATTAATAGCACATCTTTAAAAGTTAGTTTTGCATTATCTAAAACTAAAGCTACTAAAATAGTTTTTGATTTTTCTGAGTTTGAATTAAATACTCCTTCTAATAATGCACTTAAAGTATCTTTTGATTTAGTAAAAAGGACAGCTAATAAAGCTGTACAAGTTGTGAAAGAAGATGAAATGATAGCACAAATGTTGTGTTTAAAATTAAAAACATCTTTAGGAGAACTTCCTTTAAGAGAGAAGTTTGGTTCTAAGATATCATTGATGAAACATGAAGAAATTAATAAATCTAACTTAGATAAATTAGCACAATATACAAAAACTTGTATAGAAGATATTGTAGCTAATCCTACAGTAGAAGCAAAGCCTTATATAAATTATAATAATGGATATGTTCAAACTGTTATACTTAATATATATGGTGATGATAAAAATTTATTAAACTATATAATAGAGTAAATATAAAAGAAAGATAGGTGGTATTTGTGAAAACAATAAAAGATGTTTATTCATCAATTAAGAATAGTTTTTATAATAGAACTAAATTAGAAATAGCTGAAGGGTCAGTTATTGATAATTATACTAATAGTGTTTCTATTGGATTAATGGAAGCATATAATGAAATAGAAAATAATAAAAATCCTCATCTATTCACTAAACTAAAAGGTAGTGATATAGACAGCATGGGAATATTAGTTGGCTGTGCAAGAAGACCTAATGAAGATGATAAGACTTATCTTTATAGAATGATAAATTGGAATACGGCAAATCAAACAGCTAATGCTACAGCTATAGAAACTGCTCTAACTACTCTTGAATATTCTTCAAATGTTCCATATGTTCCTTTTACGCATGGAGTAGGAACAGCAACTGCTTATATAATCCCTAAGAAATTAGAAGATTCTAATTTAGCTATTCAAGAAGTAAAAGATAGATTGTCTAATATAGTTTCTAAAGGAAGTTATGTAGAATATGTTATACCTAACATGAAACCTGTAAGATTAGTTGTTTATATGTCTGTAGATAAAGATGAAGCAAATATAAAAAATAATATAGAAAATAAAGTAAAAGAATATATAAATAATATAGCTCCTGGCAATAAATTAGAAATAGGACATATAAATAAGATAGGAATAAATGAAACAAATGTTAATTATTTTTCTGTGTCACAAATGTATATAGACAATGAAGAATATCAAGATATATTCGCTATACAAAAATTAGAAGATAAATTTTTATTTGATGAAATTGTTTGGAATATGGTGGTGATGTAATGTTAGTTTTAGAAGATTTAATTGCTAAGATGAAAGTTCAATTCCCTAGATGGATGGACATAAGAAGAAAAGTTAAAAGTTCTACAGGTGGACATTATCTATATTCTATTGCTGAACAAATAGAAGAAATCCAACAAGCTATTAATGAATATAGAAAAGACTTCTTCATAGATAAATATATAGGTAAAGAAGATGAAATTATTACTTATTTATATAAATTCCATATAGGTGTTACAGATATAAATAGTATCACATTATTAAATCCACAAATGGCATTGACAGATGTTCAATCTGAATTTTATGATAGTGATAATTTAGCTTTTTATGAAGATGGATTTATATACTTAAAACAAGAAGTGAAGTCTTTAGAATATTCTATAGATGGTTACAAAAGCATAATAGATTCAGAAAAAATTCATGTTTGGAACATATTTGATGAGTTTGCAGCTTTCTTAGGAATAAGAAGATTTACTTGGGAATCGAATAAAGAATTATTAAACAGAACTTTAGCTTTTGGTAATAATAAAGCCAACTCTACAGAACAAGGTCTTAAAAATGCTATATTAAATAATCTTATCAATATAGATAAAGATATTACTGCAGAAGATATAAAAATAGAAATACCTACTCCAGAAAACTTAATTAAATACTATGATGAATTTGAAACAATATTAGATCATTTAGCTAATGTAAATAGAGATATCTACAGAACTAAAAGATGGGATTTAGATACTTGGAAATTCTCTATGAAATCTATAGATTATATACCTCATGCTTGGGATGTGGCATTAGAGTATTATGTTAACGGTATAGGTTTTGATGATGATCTAAAAGTAGAAATTGTTGATGCTAAAATGACTACTGATGCTACTATATTTTTCTATAAGAAAACATTAGATTATATTAATAGCTATATTAAAAATAATTCTATAAAAGAAGAAGTAAGACTTGATCTTGTAAAACATGATGACAATTTAAAAGCTACAAATGTTAAGTACAGAATAACAGGTACGGAGCTTGAAGAAGTAAATGCTTCGGAAGTATTTATAGAATCTTATGACTATAAAAAAGGCGAAGTGTATCAAAGTATAGATGATTTGTTTGATGAAAATAACAATATGCACAATGATATAAAAATTATAGACAATAGCATATTAGATCATACAAAAAATTATAAGATTAGATTTAGATCAGTAGATCCTTTAAAAGAAATGACTATAGATTCTTTAAGAATTTATAATGAAGACACAAAAAAAGATGAAAATTTATTAAAGGCTTTGCCTGGATTTGAATATACAGTTAATAAAGGAATTAGAAGTACTTTAACTAAAAAATACTTAACTGAAAAATATCATTACAATAATATTGAAAATGCACATAAAGAATTAGAAGGATTCTCTATAACAAATGTGGAACTTCCTACTAAACTTACAGCCAATATAGACAATTGTGCAAATGAACCTATATATTATGATTATGACTGCGAACAAGTTTCTGTATTATTACAAAGTATTAAAAAAGTTAATTGTTATGTTCATAATAATTCTATATTGTCAGATACAGTCAATGGAGAAAAATATATACATATCAATATGGAAGCTAATAGCTTCTCTTGTAAAATACATGGTCCTTATACTGTTATATATTCTATTAATAACAATATACATGAAATAATAGAAGAAATAACAGAAGGAGAACATGACTTCTCTATAGGTAGATATCATACACCTCAAAAATTAGATATTAAAATCATATTGAATCCTGTTAATAATAAACAATGTGCAATAACAGATTTAATGTATTCAAAATATGAATTTAACATAACTACGGAAAAAGGTAATCTAATAAATATTTCTAATACAGAAAGACTTCCTAATACAATATCTAATACATTATTTATAACAATGAAGACATATACAGGTTTCTCTCCTATATTAAAGTATGTTTATATTGGTACAAAAATTAATGATGTCATATATGGAGATATTAGTTTTGAAGTTGAAGAAAATGATAGAATAGACATTAAAAGCTCTAACTGTATAGTAGAATTAGATACTTATACAGATGACAAATTAGATTTTTCTGAATTAGATTTTAGGTCAACTAAAACAGTTGTAGGTTTATCTAATGAGTCATATATAGAAATAAATCTAGATAATTTCAAATCTTATGAAAAAGTATATGCAGATAGTTGTACTTTTGAAACTTTAAATTATGGAACTCAATCTAAACACTTAATAAAAATACCTGAAGGAGTTTATTTAAAATATGTTAAAGTTATAGGAGAACACGAAAAACTTATCTTTAAAGAAAGTTTATCTAATGTCTTAACGAGAAAAGGTTACTTATCTAATGATTATAGTTTTAATATAGTAAAAACAAACAATGATATTATAGCAGTTAATAGACACAATAATAATGTTAATTTTTTAAAGATTAATAAGAATGATTTAATAGCAAATAGTTTTGCTAAATTTAGATTAACTTTTGATTCTAAAAAGATTCAAGCTAAATTCATAGATGAATCTTACAGCAATTTATCAAGTGTAACAAATGAATATGAAGGAGAATTTGATTATATATCTTTCTATCCTATATCAACAAAAATATATAAAGCTATTAATGAATGTGATGTTATATCTGTAAGCACTTCTGTTCCTCAAATTGTTAATACATTTGACAACAACTATCAAATATATGGAGAAGATACAATGTATTATATAATAGAATCTCTTAATGAAGATTTTGATGTCAATTTTAATTTCAATAATAATTTATGTAAATATAGTATAGATTCTTCTCCTATACAAATCACTAAAAAAGATTTAGATGATTTAGATTTTAATTTTGAAGAAGTTACAGTACAATATGAATCTATAATAGGAAACACTATTGAAATACCAGATTACTTTACTGTAAATAAAGATAAGATAGAAGTAGCTAGATATTTAATTCATAATAATAACTTAGATATTCAATATCTTAATAAGCACAATGATAGCTTACATGAAAAAGATTATATAATAACAGAAACATTAACTGTAAATGATACGATGTACAACAAACTTAAATATTGCAACATAGAAGAGATAGAAGAAATATATGTAATAGGAGAAAATGAATTTAAATTAACTTTAGATAAGGAATATAGTCTTTTAAAGATGGAAGGAATAATTAGTTGGAACAATAAAATTATTGATTCATCAATGAAGGTCTTTATAAGATACAATATAAAGAAACCAAAATTCATAAAACTTTCTCTAGATGATTTATATAAAAAAGTAAGCTTTAATGTAAATGCTTATGAATTAATTAACTCTGTTAAATTGTATGAAGTAAATAACAATGACAGTTTTAATTTACAATTATATAAAGAATATGAAGAGTCTGATTTAGTTTCAGTAAAATGTTCTAACATAGGTTTTGAAGTAGAAATAAATGAATCTATTCTTTCTTTCAAAAAGAATTTAAAAAATAACACAATAGCAGTAAAAGCTGGATATTATTATTTGGATGGAGATGAGTATTACTTATTCGCAGATGAAAATGCAAGTAATATAGAACATATAGATAACCTATACTTCTTTAATGTAATAAAAGAAAATAAAAAACTTTATTTAAATCAAACAACTAAAAACGAAGTTGCTAATACTACATTTAATGTAAGTGCAATAGGAACAGTTTTTAATTTAGATTGTAAAGATAAAGAACTTAAAGGTATAAGTAAAATAAATTCCATAACAACATGTGAAAGTTTTAATTATTGGAAATCAGTAGGAATGGAATTGAGTATTGCAAAAGGATTAAATAGTTCAGGAATTAAGTTTAAGAATATTAATGGAATAGATGGATATTCATTCTTAGATATTTCTAAACATCTTACAAAAGATAATGAAAAATATATAATATCATTCTATATGACAGGAGAAGGAGAAGCTTATTTGGGAGAAGAAAGAATATTATATACTTACTCTGGAAACTTCAATAAGAGAACAGTAATTGACCCAAAAGTAAAAGCTCTTAAATCAGAAATTGAAGATAATATATATGAACTAGAATTTGTGAATGACAATTCTAAAAATAGTTATCTGATAATAAAAGGAAATGTAATAGTTGATGATATAATAGTACAGCCAAAATCTATATATAGTTTAGATTATCATACTAAAAATATAACGTACTTAAATTTAGATATAGTAGAAAATGTGTATGCAGATTATCAAACTAGACTTTATCTTGATGATGAAGAAGGGGCAGTTTTTGACGGAACAGAAATAAAAGATGGAAGAATATGGAATAGTTCATATATAGATTGGGGATATACAAAAGTAAAAGAAATAGAAACTTATGAACAATTTAAAAATTGTATATTGTCTAATATGGACATGATAGAACATGATAATAAAGTTATAATAAAAACAGGCTCAGTAGCAGGTAGATTAACAACTGATTCTATATATATAGGAAATGTAAATACTATAAGAAGTTTCATGTTTAAAATAAATGATGTAATGTTTGATAATATGAAAAACTTTAAAATAAAAGTTTTAACTTCACCTAATCCAGTTACTGGATTTAAAGAAGTATCTATGCATTTAGATAATGTTGGAGTAATAGATGGAGATAAATTATCTTCTTATATAAAATTAATAGTTGAAATGCCATCAAACAAGGTAATAAATAGTATAGAGTTATTTACAGAATATCTTTCTGATGATATTAATAATCCTCCAGAAGTACCTGTGTTAAGTGGTAGTTATATATCTAAAGTATTAGATGCTCAATATAATACAAGATACAAATTAAAAGATTTAAAATTTGATTTAGAAGATGTTGATATAAAAAATGTTTCTTTCAATATAAGAGCATCTAAAGAAAATACAAATAGTACTGTATGGACAGATTGGAAAGAAATAAGTCTTACAAAATACAATAATGGATATAAAATATCAAATAGATTAGTATTTGAAGATTATAGATATTTCCAATTTAAAGTTCTATTGAAAGGAGCAAATACATCAGTTAAGATAAAACATTTAGATTTAGAGGTGATATAATGTTACAAGAAAACTGCAGGATAGAGAAATTTAATGGTTATAGATTTTATGAACAAGACATATTATATGACGATTATATGTTCTCTAATGATATTCAATTAACTGTAGATCTTGACTATGTATCTCCTGGTTTTGGAATAGCTCTCATTGATAATGAGGGCTTTTCTATAAAGGAGAAAAGATTTGCTTATTTATTTAAGATAGGATACAGAGAAGCTAGTATTTACTATTCTACTCCAGAAAAAAATACATTAGTCAAACAATTATCAGTTAAGGAAGCTTTTACAATTCAAGAAAATATGAAATTAACTTTTATTAAACAAGGTAAAAAAATAATCATTAAAATTAATGATGTAGAAATATTATCTGAATACACAAGCAAAAGCATTGATAAATATAATATAGGATATTATTCTAATATAGGAAATATTATTAATTCTATTTCTATAGCATCAGCTATCCCAGATAAATGGACAATAAATATGAATAATACACAAGGTGGATATATTAAATTCTATAATAACTGTTTTGAATTAAAAGATTGTAAATATGCAGCAGAAATTGAACAATCTAAAATATTACTTCAGCCAGGGCATTATTACTTAAAGTTTGAAACGGATAAGGTAAATGAAAAATTTGATATAAAACATTATATACATAAGTCAGATGATGAAGGATTTTTTGATGAAGAAAAAAATATACTAAAAAAAGATAATAGCTTTTTCTTATTACAAGAAACTGAAGTCAATCTTAAATTTGTAGGGACACAAGGTATTATAAAGAAAATAATGATAACTGACGATAAAGAAGATAACTTTATTCCTACTTATAGCAATAATTTTACTTTTGAGGCAAGTTATATAGATGTATATATGTCTGATGTGAAAAGAATTAAGTGGACAGGAGAAGTTAATAGAACTCCAGGAGATTTAACTTCAAATGAAATATTTGGTTTAATTATGGATTCAAAAACTATAATCACTCCTCAAATGACACCTATTGTATATGGAAAAACATATGACTTTGAATTCAGTAAAGATAATTATATGTTTACTATAAGAGAAGGAAAAGATTTATTATATTCTCAACAACTTAAGAATTTAAATAATAAACTTACTATTTTCAAAAACATTACAGCTGTAATATCTTCTTTTGTATTAACTAAAACAAATGGAGATGAAGTTGATGTTAATTTACAAGATGAATATAAAAGATATGTTAATGCAAATATAACTGGTCCTATAATTGTATTAGATCAATACGATAATCCATTAGACCTATCTAGTTCATTTAGATTGTGTCATTATAAAGATCATAGCAGATATGTATTTACAAATTATGAAAGAGAATATTTCTATCCACAGAAAAAATTAAAATTAGTAAATAAGATAATCAATAAACAAGATACAGTTAGAGTCTTTGGAATCCATAAGACATCTGATTATGACTTAGAAAAAATATATGATGTTAATGAAGATAACATAAATTCAATAGACTTAATGACAGATAGATATGATATCTTATTTGAATCAGACTTACTTCATGTAGATAAGACTAAGAATTTAATTTATTTAACTCAAGACCAGATAGAAAAATATCAACTTGTTGTTGTAGATTATTTAAAAGACAATAGTTACTGTATCAACTATCATTACGATAAACATGTGTATGAAGTTGATATATCTTCACTTCAATCAGATAATAAAATGGTATATGATACGAAAGTATTATTAGGTGGCGATAAAGAAGTAACACAAACTAGAGAACATAAAATAACCAACATTAATGGAAATACAAATGGCTATATAGTAATAAGAAAGGGAGTGAGTTAATGAAAATATATCCAAATACTTCAAACATAATGGTAACTACAAATATCAATACTATTACTGACATTCCTTTAAGCTATGTTGATACTCAAAAAGTAAGTTATAAAATTAATACAGTAATTAAATCTGATTTTAGAAATAGGACTAAACAAGAAGTATTGCCTTATGAAAAAGTAAATGAAAGCTCAATTTGTTTGTTTGATGAATTTGGTAACTTAATCAATCATACAGAACTTGTTAAACATTTTAAGAGAGAAGGAAATGATTATATATTCGTTCCTTATGGGTCTACTATGTTTAATCCTAAAAGATTTAGTTATAATGTAGTTGCGAAAAAGAATATAAATTACAATTCTAAAATGCAATATGATTTAAAAGTATGTGTAATGTCAGAACCTTTAGCTAACTCATTAATGCCTATATTTGGAGATGCTCCTTTTAAAAAATTAGCTCCTTCAAATATATTAGTTAATAGTGGTTCAATGAGTTATTCTGATTTAGTAACTGACAGTGTAAAAGAGAAAGACATAGCATTTATAAATCTTATAGCTCCAACTATAGACGAACAAGATAATCATTTTGATAGCTCTGAGATACTGGATAATAAGACAAATATATTTGCATTTATGTCTAATATGTATATAGAAGAAGTTGAAGAAGATACTGATTTTGACAATGATCAAATCAAACTATATCAAGAAGAAGATGTTAAGGATTATAAAATTAAAAAGCCGATGATATATAATGAAGTAATATTGTCTTCAGATAAGTTTTTCTATATTCCTAAAAACAAAGAAGGAATTAAATATCATAATATATTTAATAGCTTAAATAAAACACCTATATTAATAGAAGAACATGAAGGTAAAGGATTTGTAGTTTATGCTATTAATGATATGCTTTACAATTCTTCAACTTATTCTCAATTACTTTACGAAGTTATGTTTTATATATATTCTAAATCATATGTTCAGACACAACAATATACTGAATGGATAACAGATGTTATGCCAGATTATATAGTTGTTAATAATAAACTAACTAAAAAAGATAAATTTATGAGTCAATTAGAATTACATAAGATGTTTGGATTAAGTGAAAAAGAAGTGCTACCATATTCTATAAATATAGACAAAGAGAAATATCCTTATGTAAGATTTACAGGATTAACAAACAATTATCTAACTTTTGAAAAAGATATAGAAGATACTAATGATATATATAAAGATCCTGTAAAAGAAGATGATTCTATTTCTATCTATACATCAAGACAGGATATATTATACTTTAAAGATTTCTTATATAAGATAGATGATTCTTTAGAGGAAAATATAAAAGTAGAAAGAATAAATAATGATATCAAGATAACAGTTAAGCCATTTAGGCATTCAAGTACAGGTATATATGTAAAAACATTAACTTCATTAAGTATACCATTAAGCTATATTAATGATAATGGAAATGAAGTGCAAATAACAAATGCAGAATATTATTTGACTTGCAAAAGCAATGAGTCTGCTAGTTATTTAGAATATATCGATGCAAGATCATATACTAATAAAGATGGAGAAATACTTGCTACTATTCAAATAAAACAAGATGAAACAGAGATCTTAGTGTATGATATGAGAAAAAGAGGAGGGGGACTTCCAGAAAGTGAAAAAGATAATTATAACTGCTTTGATATAGGACATATATTAGGTCGTCCTTATAGAAAAGGTGGAAGTTTTATAATTACTTTACCAATAAGATTAAAAGAACATAAAGATATGATAGAACAAACAGTTAAACAATATTGTGCTGCTGAAGAATATCCAATAATAATATTTGAGGGGGAGAATAAATAATGAGTAAAAAATTAAAAATAATAGACTTTTCTCAAGGTATAAAGTCTACAGAGGTTCAACATAATTTTGATGCTTTACAAAGTCAACTTGATAAAGAAAGAATATCTGTAGCTGGTTCTGGTATAGCTTATGGATTAAATTTTTCTATAGAAGATTTTGTTTTAAAAATAGAAGAAGGCTGTCTTATAAACAAAAAAGGAGAAGAAGTTTATATAGATGAAACTAATATAACTATTCAAAAACCTATTCTTATTGAGAAAATTGAGAGAGGATTAATAGCTAACGAATATAATCGAGTTTATTTAACTGAAATACCTTATGCATTAAATAGACTTACTGTTTCTCAAAATGTTCCTATTTCAGAATCAGGTATTTCTGCTACATTATCAGGAACAGAAGATAATGTTCCTTTAGCTTCTAATGAAGAAAGAGTATTAAACTTAAAGCCAGTAATGGGAACTTTAGAAGGTGCTTCTATAGATGTTAAATATTATTACACTTTTAAAAGAAGAGATATTGTTTATATAGATAATGATTATAAAATACAATACAGAGAAGGAATAACTTCTCCATCTCCTTCTGTTCCTAGTTTGAAAAAAGATGAATATACTTACATATTAGGATATATAGAAGTTAATGGACATGATTTAGATATATTAACTAATGAAGTTAAAGCTGGTGTTAAAATAATTAAAGACTTTAAGTCTATCAGAAACGTCTATACTGACGACAATAATAAATTATATTTATGTGGTACACCATTTGAATCTTTAAAAGTTATACATTTAGTAGAACCTTCTAATCCAGAAGAAAATACTTTCTGGTATGATGCTACTACTAATAAATTAAAAATATGGAAAGCTACAGATGAGTATACTTTTGCTAAAGAATATACTGTTACAACTTCTAATCCAAATGCTGAACACAAATTTACTACTGATGTTTCTTATCTATATAAAGGTAAACAATTGTCTGTATATTTAAATGGTAAAAAATTAAATTCAAATGAATATATAGAAGGTTCAGATTTAACTACTGCTCAAAAAAGAGAAAGCTATATCTTCTCTTCAGAATTCCAAGTTTTAGTTGATTTAACTATAGGAGATAAAATATCTTACAGAATAGAAAGAACAGATGGATTTATGGAATGGGTATCTATAAATGATTCTTCTTATATTAATTTAGAAGAAAGACTTTTATGGAATCCAGACGAAATGAAATATGAAGAAGCAGAATGCGAACATGACAAACAACATTTCTTTTTCCATGCAACTAAAAACAAATCTTGTTTATTTACTCCAGACAAAAATTGTTTAGAAGTTCTTATAGATCAAATACCTCTTCATAACGATCAGTTTAAAGAAATAACTATGATAGATGCAATAGCTTCTGAAGATGCAGACATGATTAAAAGAAAATTAATAAGTTATTATGGATACAATGATGAATTCTCTATGGAAAATATTCATGAAGAATATGAGAATATAGGAGTAGGATTCAAGTTAAATGCACCTTTAGATAAAGACAGTTATGTAGAAGTTAGAGTTAAACATAAAGTCAATTCTAACCCTATCTCAAAAAGATTCCAAAGAACTGCAACTTTTGTAGCAGAAGGTTCAGAAGAGTATATACAATATATAAAAGAAGATAACGGAAATGTTAAATATAATCCTCCAATATTTAAAACACAAGCTCAATATAGATATGATGAAAATCAATTAGATGTATTCTTAAATGGAAGAAGATTAGAAAAAAATATTGAATGGATAGAAGTAAAGAACAATCAACGTTCTTTAAAAGCTGTTCCTTGTGATAGCTTTGAATTACTTCCTAGTTCAGGTATTGCTAACGGAGATAGAGTATCTTATAAATTAACTACTACAGTTTATTCTTATGATCATGTTCAAATGCTATTAAGTGATTTTGATAAGAAAATAGAAGACTGTGAACATATAGTAGAAAAAACCAGAGAAGATATATATGCAACAAAAGAAATAGTTGAAAATCAAATTGAAATAGTTGAAAATCAAATTGAAACAGTTAAACAGATTACTAATAATCTAGATGAAACTTATATAAGAAAGAATGAAGTTTTAAATACGTCTAACTTGCCTGTTTCAATATTAAGTGGAATATTTACAGGAAGTTTCTATGAAACAATAATGGTTGATTCAGAAAGAAGAATAAATATAACTGGCATATGTTCAGATAAAGATTTTTCTATCCTGTTTAACTTTAATGATAATAATGGTAATAGAGTTTTAAGAAGAGGAACAGATGAAAATGCTGAATACGATATAATAAAACAAGGAGATGAAACATTCTTAGTTTTATATTCTACAAGTATTGAAGCTGGACATATGTTATATCTTACAGGAGTTAAGTTTGGCATATAGCTAAACTTAACTTATTAATTTAATGATGAAGGAGAGATTAATATGGCAAATAATTCAAAAATAACTTGGTATATCTTAGAGGATGAAGAATATATACAAGATGATGAATACTATCTAGGATCATTTTCTCCAGATAGTGAAATTCAATTAAAAGTACAAGTATGGAATAATAGATATGGTAAAAACAATGTTGAAAGTATTCCTAATGCTAGACTTGCTGTTTACTTTGATTCAATAGAAGATAGTATGCTATTAGAATATTGTACTGTATCAATAAATGATAATAACTTAACTAAAATACCTGTAATGTTTGGTAAAGGTATAATTGATATAGGATTATTGTCTGGAAATTCTAATAATGGAATGGATATTATAGATAATACATACAACTTCAAAAACATTACTATATCATTTAAAGGATTCCCTACTAATTTAAAAAATGGAATTAAAAATATGTTCTTAGATATAGAACTAGATTAGAGGTGATTTTTAATGTTTCAAATAGATGAAAAAATTGTTAAAGACAGTCGTACTTTGATTACTATACAAGGTAAAAAACATGAAATAGAACATCTGACAAAGAATGGTACTATTAACTATACTATGTTTGATGATAACTTATGGTTAACAACTCCAAAAATAAGAAAAGCATATATCCAAAGAAATGATATTGCTAATCTTTATGATAAAATTGTTATCGCTAGAAATGGAGAAGATATTGATGCTAATTATAACTTCTTAGAGCAAATAACTTTTAAAGATAATGTAGATATAAAAAAGGATTTAGTTGTTAGAGGTAATCTTACTGTTGAAGGTACTTCTACTATTATTGACACTCCTTCTCTTTCTATAGAAGATAATATAATAGAATTAAACAAAAATGAAATAGGTGATGGTATTTCTCTTAAGTTGTCAGGGACAGCTATTAATAGAGGTAATAAAGATTTCTCAAGATTCTTATACTCTGAAAACGATAAAGCATTTGTATTAGACAGTAGTACAAGAATAGATGGAGAAATTGATCCAGAACATTGGGTAGTAAAAGGATATACAGAAACAAATGGAGAATATGAACCAGGTGAATTTAGAGCTAGACATAAACTTACTGCTCCTTTTGCTAGAATAACTGACACTTTAAATGTTGAATCTTTAGCTAACTTTAATCATTTAGTAGCTAATGGTACTGTCAATTTAAACTATGAAACTATTGCTGCTGAAATGACAGTTAATGGAGATTTTAATGCAAATACTACTTCTAATTTCCATGGTTTATTAACAGCAAATAGAGTTGCTGTATTTAATGATAATATAAAAGCAAATTCTATTCTTTCAGTTAAAGGTACTTCAAGTTTTGATTCTTTATCTACTTTTAATAAAGGTATTGAAGTTACAGCAGATGGTGCTGACATAACTGGACCTACAAATATAACTGGTAGCTTAGCTGTTTCTGAAAATGTTAATATGAAAAAAGATTTAACTGTTGAAGGAAACCTAATGTCTTCAGATATAACTTCTACAGATACTATCACTACTGAAAACTTAATCGTAAATGAAGATGCTACAATAAATAGAAATCTTGTAGTAGATGGTTCTTTAGAAGTTAATTCTAATTCTGTAATGAATGGAGGAACAGAAATTAATGATTCATTAACTGTTTCTTGTGAGTCTAATTTTAATAATAATGTGAATATTAAAGACAATTTAAATATAAGAGGTCAATTGAATGTAAAAGATAATTCTATATTTGAAAAGTCAGTTAATATAAAAGAAGATTTGACTGTCGAAGGAAGTACTAATATAAATGGTTCTATCTCTACAGATGAAGACATTACAGCTTCTAATATAAACGTTAAAAATAACTTAAAATTTGAAGAAGGTAATGGAAAAGGAATTACCTTTCGTAATGACGAGAATTTTAAAATGTATACGTCAGCTTCTTCAGAAAGTAATTATGGGGGAAGATTAGACACAACATCTGATTACAATATGTATTTTAGAGTAGCGAATGGAATTAATAGAGGGTTTGTTTTTAAGAATGGAAATGATCCTTTATTCCAAATAGAAGGTAATGGACAAGTAAGAGTAAAAGATAAAATTATATCTAAAGGATATGATGTTATAACTAGAGAAAATGAAGGTCATAAAGAATCTGGCATTGGCATTAATGCTGATAAATTAGATGATTTACATGCTACAGATTTCTTAAGAAGAAACGTAGATACAAATACTGATGCTCAAATAACTTTTACTTCTGAAGGTAAGGCTATTAATTTCAACAATAAAGCTTCTTTATATCACAATAATGGAGTAACAGTAAGAACTTCATCTTCTACAGAAAATTCATTTAAAATATTATCTCAAGATTATAATAAAATACTAGAAGTAAGTGACAATACTATAACTTATAAATCTTTACCTATATGGCATAAAGGCAATCAAGGACATGAATCTGAGTTAGATGCTGATACTATAGATGGATTACATGGAACAGATATTGCTTTAGTAGATCACTTGCACGATGATAGATATATAAAAAATGACGAAGTAGATCTAAAAGGTAAATACAGAATTGAATACGATGAAGAATTTGATTGTTTAGACTTTATGTATATAGGCGATAAGGCATAAAGGAGGTAATGTATTAATGAAAGTAATTAGCAAGATGACATATGATAACTTTATAATAAGTGGGGAAGTTAATGAACAACTTCCTCTTTATAATAACTTTTTAAAAGAACTGTATCCTCTTAATGCACAAACAGGTTCTATATTTCCTGACTTAGAAATAAAAGCTAAAAACAATACAACAGTTGCTACTCATGGAGAAGAATCTTTATTTAATAATATCAATGTATCTTCTATAGATAATAATATGTTCTTTAATCGTAATTCAAAAATAGAAATAGATTCAAGCTTTTTTGATTTTAATAATTTCGACTTTGAGATTAAGTTTAAAATAGATGAAGTTAAAGATGCAATGAATATTCTTTCTATTACAAATAAATCTAACAATGTATTATCTATAGATATAGATAGTAATTATAGAAATTTAATTCTTAATACTAATGTGCCAATGTATACTGAAGCAGACTTTGATTCTAAATATATGTTAGCTGATTGTGGAACCATTAATAATGATACTTGGTATACTTTAAAGTTTACTAAAAGAAATAAAGTTGCAACTGTTCATATCAATGATTCTCTAACTAAAAATCTGTTATTTGAAGATGCTTTATCTTATGATAGTGTATCTATAGGAAACAATTTTAAAGGATTTGTTGAATATATAAGTTTATACAAAAAGAGACTTACATATGATTCAGAACAATACATTATAACAGATAAGGTTTTTAATAATGATTTTACAATAGGTTTTTATTGGCATCCAGATATTATAAGTACTTATGATATAGCTACTATTGGCAATATAAAGTTTGTTTCTAATGTCAATGTAGTTGATGTATATAAAGAAGATGTTAAGTTAAGTAGTGCAAATGTTATGGAAGATAATAAGTATTATATATCATTATCTTGTAATAAAGAAAAAAATAAGATACAAGTTTATAACTTATCTTCACATGAATTTATATTATCATTAGAACAAAATGAAGGAATATCTACAAACAATATTCAAATCATTAATAGTCCTTATGTTTATGACTTAGCAATATATAATAATTATTTAGAAGATAAATATATATTAAGAAATGTACAGAGAAATTTCTCTTTAAACAAAGATGGGAATTTAAATTACAATATAAATGAAGAAGATGCAGGATATAGATTAAATAATAGTATATATGTGCCTTTATCAGATGATTTATCTTCTGTATGTAAAACTATAGTCAATAATTCAAAGGATTTATGCAGAGCAGAACAATCAATTAAAAGTGGAATTTATGAAGCTGAAGAAATAGTAGACTTATTAGATTTAGATTTAGTTAAGAAAATAAAAAATGAACAATGGGATAATAACTTACATTACAACGCATATACTGTACCAAAATGGAGTATAGGATATGATTCTAGTGTACCTAATGCTCAGATAGGTTATCATGCAAAATGGACAAAAGAATATGCATCTGAAAAAACTATATCTTTAAAATTCATTAATTACAATTCAGATTTCAACATGTCAAATAGATTAATGCATATCGAAAGATATATTACACCTAATGAATTATGGAATAAATGTAAAGCAGGAGATAAGATACTAATATTATTCAGAAGTAAATCTAGTGTTCCTTGTGATATAAAAATGGGGATATATAGAAAATTAAAAAGCACACAATCATATAGTTTCTCTAATAGTTTGAAAATGATACAAATACAAGATTATTCTTGGAATGAATATGCTTATGAAGTGACTATAGATGAAGATTGGGATTTAGATAGTGACGCTAATTTATATATATACGGTAACATTACTGACAGATCAATATGTCATTTAAAAGATTTTTATCTAATAAAAAATGGAAATAAAACATCTATAGATGTAATAAAGGATAATGTAAAAAGGAATGTAAACATACCTCTTGATAATCTTAATTTATCAAGTTCTAATCTTTCTATAATATATAATACAAAAATACTATCAAATTCTAAAGATATTACAAATGAAATAGAAGATGTGTCTTGGGGAATTAAGAATAATAAGTTATATTTAAGAGCTATTAATAAAGAAACTGATTTAGATATAACTAATCAATATATAAATGAATGGTTAACTGTTGGATTGAATATTACTTCTAATACAGCTACAGTTTATTTAGGAACAAGACAAGGCATATATGAATGCATACTAAATAATTTGTCTTTAACAATTAATGATATAGAAGAAATAGTATTTGATAGTAATAATTGTTCGTTATATAAAGATTTGTATATATCATCTAATTTGTTAAATAAAGAAGTTTTTGAAAAACATCATAGGACAAAGATTAGTTATTTCAATGGTGAGATGCGATTCAAAAGCATTTTGGAAGAATTAAACCTTTAAAGTTTTTAAAGCACTAATTAATAATTGGTGCTTTTTAAGTAATATAAAAGTGTATTTATTAAAAGATTAAAATTTTAATAATAAAATAAAAAAGGAGGAATATTATAAAAATGGCAACATGGGCAAAAGGTGTCGATTTTAAAAACTCTGCTAATACAGCTAGAGTTGGAGGAGTCGGTATTTATGGAACTGATGGTTCTGCACAAAAAGCTTACCTAGGAATAGGAACAGAACCATGGAATAAAACAGGACTTGAGGTAACAAGTTCAGAAGTATCTTTTAAAGGTAATAAAGTTTATCATGCAGGAAGCAAACCAACTCCTGCAGAAATAGGAGCTGCAGCTTCAAATCATACGCACAATTATGCAGCTTCTCCTTCTGCAGGAGGTTCTGCTAGTACAGTATACCTACCAAGAACTTCAGGGGCTTCAGTTTCTGCAAACTATCTGCCTGGAGCAAATAAATTTGAATTTAAAGAATTTGGTAATGACTGTGCAAACATTCCTAATGCTAACTGGTATCATATATTTACTGGACAAGGTGGAGACGCAAATTACAACACTCAATTAGCTTTAGGTATGACAACTCAAGCAGTTTATTTTAGAAATAGGACTGTAGGAACTTGGGGAGGTTGGAAACAACTTGCATTTACAGATAGTTCAATATCAGGTAATGCATCAACAGCAACAAAACTTCAATCAGCTAGAACAATATCTTTAGGTGGGATACTTTCAGGTTCTGCAAGTTTTGATGGTTCTGGAAATGTAACTATAAATGCAACAGCTAATGATATAACTACTATAACAAAATCATTAAGTGTTACTACTTCTTGGGCAGATACAGGAATAACTGGCTCTAACTTAGGATCAGGAACTTATGCAGTTCAAATGTATGTAAATGATGGGACTAATACAAGCCAATATCAAGAATTCTATTCTGGAATAATGTCTTGGTATAGTGGAACTACTAACTCTGGTGAAGCTGATGAAATATTACTTCATAAAGCAGGTCATGCAAATAATGGAAGACATGTATATTTAAGAACTATAAGAACAACAGGTGGTGGATATTTAAAATTACAAATATCTTGTACACATGCTTTTACAGCAGCTTCAAATATAATATTTAAATTTAAAAAACTTATATAATAAAAAAACATTAATAAAAACATAATACGAAACGAGACTATAAAATATGTATCGACACTCTATAAAATAGGGTGTCGATATTAAATAAGAAAGGATTAGATTATGTTTTTAAAAGATTTAAATAAATTTAACGTAGCAACAGCCAATACTTTAACAACTGCTAGAGCTATAAACGGTACGAATTTCGATGGTACAGGAAATATCACAACAGCAAACTGGGGTACTGCAAGAAGTCTAAACGGTGTTTCAGTAAATGGCTCTACTAACTACACTATACCAGTAGAAAACTATTGCTGTAATGTTAATGATAATAATACTAACTTATATCATAGAATTTTAACAACTGATATAGCTAATGCAAAATATGTTGATAAATCTATAATAATAGTAATGCATTCAGGTTATCATGGTGGTGGATTTGGTATTGCCAAAATAGCATTTAGAACTAATGAGATAGCGAATGCAAATAGTTCAGATGCAGAAATAAAATGGCTTGTTAGACATGGATTCGCTGCAGATGCTTTAGTATTTAACTTAATGAGTCAACCAAGAAGTGCATGTATGGATGTATTTTATAAGTCACCTGGTGCTTATGCAGGTATGACATGGTATGTGTTATCAGAAAATGGTAGAAGTCAAGCACATTCAGGAATATGGACTAAATACAATACAAATGCTTCTGGTACAAATGCATATACTGAAGCTAATATGAGAAATTTAAGAACATATGCATCTACTTTAGTTAGAGCTACAGATGCAGGACATGTATCAACGGCTAACTCTGCAAATACTTTAACAACTGCTCGTACAATTAATGGAACTTCATTCAATGGTAGTTCTAACATAACAACTACTAAATGGGGAACAGCTAGAAGTATTACAATAGGTAACACAACTAAGACAGTTGATGGGTCTGGGAATGTGACTTGGACGTTAGATGAAATAGGTGCAACTGGAGGAGGAGTTTCTGGAAATTATCTTCCACTTACAGGTGGTACTTTAACTGGTGATTTAACTGTTAAAAAATCAGATGGATCTGTTAGTAAGATAAATGTTCATAGAACTTTAAGTTCTAAAGATATGAGAGGATCTATGGATATATATTCTTATGGTGGAGGTTCTGTTTCACTATCAACATATAGCATGACAGATAACAAACAAACAAGTAGTTATGTGTTTGGTGGGGATGCTTTCTGGTCTCCTAGAAATGCAGATAGTGCTATACCAGATATAGGAACATCTTCTTATAGATTTAAAAAAGCTTGGTTAACAGATTTAGATGTATCTGGTGTTTCTAACTTAAAAGGTACTATATATGGTAAAAATAATATAGCTTTAGATAGAGGATCTTTATGGCTACAAGGAGCTGGTGGTAATTTAACTTGTGACTTTTTAAGATTTGGTACTAACATAATGGCTTCAAGTGATAGTAAAATGATGTACTTAATAGACACAACTGGAGCAAGAGCAACTGTTGACTGTGGTGATTTAAGAGCTGTCGGTCTAAAAATAACAAATACAAGCTATCCAAGCTTAAGATTCTCAGATAACGTTCGTATAGAATACGATGTCGCTGGAGATGCTTTGTATGCAGCTGGTACTAATTCTACTTCTAGTGGGCTTAGAGAATTTAGAGCTACTCAATGCAATAGCACAGTTAACGCTATAATAGCTGGTAAAAGATTATTTATACAATCTGGTGCTCCATCAGGAGTTGCTACTGGAGATGTGTGGATACAAGTATAACTTAAGGAGGAATAATTATGAACAGTATTAAAGCAATACAAAATGTTTCAGAAGTTCCTTCTAAGTTAGGCAAAACAGAGACTGCTGTGGCTGCTAACAAGTTGGCTACAGCAAGAACTGTTAATGGAACATCTTTTGATGGAACTTCTAACATTACAACTTCTACTTGGGGAACAGCCAGAAATCTTACTATAGGAAATACTGCAAAGTCTGTAAATGGTTCAACTAATGTAAATTGGACTTTAGATGAAATAGGAGCAGCACCTACTTCACATACTCATAGTGAATATATAACTACTGATAGAATTATGGATGGAGCACAATCTAGAATATATTTATGGAGTTCAGACTATATAGCTAATAACTATTTAGATTATACAAGCACAGCTGCTAAAGCTACTAAATTAGCAACTGCAAGAACTCTTACTATAGGAAACACAGGAAAGTCTTTTGACGGTAGTGAAAATGTTTCATGGTCGTTATCTGAAATAGGAGCGGCTGCTTCATCTCATACTCATAGCTACTTACCTCTTTCTGGAGGAAACATGTCAGGTAGAGTAAATATAGCTGGATTATCAGCATCTAATGGTGTAGCTCACATTACGGTAGGAACATCAAGTGACAGTAATGGTATTGGAGATGGAAATACTCATTTAGGCTATTACTCTGATAATTGGGGAGGGCAAACTCATTACTTTAGAGGAAAAGGTCCTATGTTAGTAGATAACATTCAGTCTGTACAAGTAAATCAGAATTGGATGAAGTTAGGAGGCAAAAAACTTTCATTAACATCATCAACACCTACATCACCAGCTACAGGTGACGTTTGGATACAAATATAAAAATAATTACTTAATAGCTAGGATTATGCAGTCTTAGCTATTAAACATCCATTGAATTGAAGGGAGAAATAAATATGGCAGTTTATACAAAAAAATATAATGGCTCTTCTTGGGTAACTGCACCATTTAAAAAATGGAATGGTTCTTCTTGGGTAGATGCTACAGTTAAAAAATATAATGGAAGTGCTTGGGTTCAGATATATCCAGAGACAGCAGTTACAACAAGTAAAACTTTAACTGGTTCTGGTTCTAACCTAAACACATATAGAAATAAATGGCTTAGTGATTCTGTTGCTAAACAAGGAGTATATTCTTCTTATGGAGCATCACATGGATATTTAGCAGTATCAGCAACAAGTCTGGCAGGATATGGAGGAATCTCTGCAATATCTTCAGCGAGTTTCTCTGGAACAAGAGATGGTTCTGGTTATTATAACAATAACCAAACTTTAAATTTCTATAGAAGCAATATAGCACCAGCTTCTTCTTCACCTGTCAACACACTATCAGGACAGTTTACAGGTACAACAGGTGGACCTGGTTCTGGAGGAGCAATGTCTAACAGAGCTATAACTGTTAATTCAGAAACTCTAAACTGGGCAAACAATGTTTCTTCTAAACCATATCTATATATCTATTCTAATGCTGCTGCAGATTATGCAGGTATCAAGACTTCTTTCTCTATAACTCTTAACTACACATATACTGCTAAAATGTTAACTTATGCAGCAAAAGATGCTCAACCTATATTAATGTCAAGAGATATGTATAAAATGGAGACAGGGAAAGATCCTTATTGTTCCATATTAGTTCATGAGGGAGAAGAGAATATGTCTTTAGATGAAATAATAGAAAGAAGAGAAAATGGCATATCTGAATTCATATCTTTTGATTCAATAGTGGAAGACTATGAAGCTAAACCTTGGACAAGAGAATATAATGTTGAATACAATAAAGAGACTAAAACTTGTAAAGCAAAAATAGAAGTATTTAATATGGGTATGAATGACGAAGTTCAATATTCTTTAGATAAAGAAGAATGGAATACTATGTATAACATAGATGCTAATACTCAATATCATGAAGTAGAGCTTCCAGAAGACTTTAATAGATTTACAGATTTTGTTTTTATTAGAGTGATAAATAAAGAAAAAGAAGAAGTTGTTACAAATATGACTATAGAGCCAAAGATATTTATACCAGATCAAACAAAAGGAATAATAATTCCTGGTGATATAGATCTAAAAAATTTGCTAACAAAATAACAAATAAAAATTTTAAATAAGTAATTTATATATGAAACAACAAAAATAAAACAACTTATGAAAGGAGACTACAATGTTTTTAAAAGACTCAAATAATTTTATTGTTGATAAAGCCAATACTTTAACAACAGCTAGAACTATCAACGGAACTTCATTTAATGGGAGTGCTAATATTACTACAGCTCAATGGGGTACTGCGAGAAATCTCCAAATAGGAAATACAGCCAAGTCTGTAAATGGTAGTGCAAATGTAACTTGGTCTTTAAATGAGATTGGAGCTGCGGCTTCTTCACACACTCATAATTATGCTGGATCATCTTCAGCAGGTGGTGCAGCGAATAGTGCCAACTTATTAAATATGGCAGGTGGAAGAGCTACTTCAGCTAACTCTGCAGTAGTAGTAGGACCAAATACTTCTATGATGTTATCAACTTCTTCTATGACAACAGGTAAACCTGCATCAGATGGATATATAACAGAATATAGATGGGACAACAATGGTGGATGGAGTGCTCAATTATTTGTTCCTAATAAAACAACAGGTGCTATACAGTATCGTTCAATGGATGCTGGAACTTGGGGTAACTGGAATACTATATATTCTACATGCAATCCTCAAACAACAATAACAGGAAATGCTGGAACTGCTACTAAATTGCAAACAGCTAGAACTATAAATGGTACTTCATTTGACGGTTCAGCTAACATAACAACAGCGAATTGGGGAACTGCTAGAAATATAAACGGTGTTTCAGTAAATGGTTCTACCAACTACACTATACCAGTAGAAAATTATTACTGTTCTGTTAATAATGATAATACTAACTTATATCACAGAATTTTAACAACTGATATAGCTACTACAAACTATGTTGATAAATCTTTAATAATAGTAATGCATTCAGGTTATCAAGGTGGTGGATTTGGTATTGCCAAGATAACACTTAGAACTAATGATATATCGAGTGCAGCAAATTCGCAAGGAGAAATAAAATGGCTTGTTAGACATGGATTCGCTGAAAATGCTTTAGTATTTAACTTAGTAAATCAAGCAAAAAATGCATGTATGGATGTATTTTATAAGTCACCTGGTAATTATGCAGGTATGACATGGTATGTATTATCAGAAGGTGGCAGAGGCGGAAATCATTCAAAACAATGGACTAAATATAACACAAATGCTTCTGGTACAAATGCATATACTGAAGCTAATATGAAAACTTTAAGAACATACGCATCTATTTTAGTTAGTGCTAAAGATGCAGGACATGTATCAACAGCTAACTCTGCTTCAACATTATCTACAGCAAGAACAATAAATGGAACATCTTTCAATGGTTCAGCCAACATTACAACAGCGAATTGGGGTACTGCTAGAAATATTCAAATAGGAAATACTTCTAAGTCTGTTAACGGTTCTGGAAACGTAACTTGGTCGTTAAGTGAGATAGGTGCTGCTGCAGCTAGTCATGGTAAACATGTACCAGATACTTGTACAAGTATAACAGATTGGAATGCAGCTACAACTACAGGGTGGTATATGGGTAACAATGCTACTAACTCTCCTACTGCTAATGCTTGGTATTTCGGTGAAGTTATTGCTCACAATACAAACTATGTAGTACAAACAGTATATCAATTTACAGCAAGTACAGATGCAAAAGCAATACCTAAATATATAAGAGCTAAAATGAATGGTACTTGGGGAGCATGGACTAATGTTACAGTAGCAAAGGCTGTTCCTTCAAATGCTGTATTTACTGATACAAATACATGGAGAGGAGTTCAAGATAACTTAACTTCTACTGCAACAGATCAATCTTTATCAGCAAATCAAGGTAAAGTGTTAAAAGGATTAATAGATGGAAAAGCTGCTTCTTCACATAATCATGGATTATTACATGACAGTTTTGGAGTTATTATAGCAGACACTACTACTGATAATGGTTGGTCAATGATAAATGGTAGCTACAATGGATTCTTATTGAAATCATTACGCTCAAGTGCATCAGCTCCAGCATGGCTACAAAACAACTATTCTGCAGGTATAGCATTTGGTGGGTCAGATACTAAAGGTGTAATGTCTGTTGCATACAATGCTCCTTCTGTTAGATTTGCAGGAGGTAATGGAAGTAAGCCAGTATGGTACTTTACTGTAACTGGTAATTCAGGTAAAACATATAATTTAGAAACACTTACTTCAAATATAACTTCATTGCAAAATGAATTAGGTACAAATAAAAAAACTTTAGAAGCTAATATAAATTCAATAAAAGGAGTGTTGTAAATGAATAGTTTAACAGCTATTAAAAAAGTTGCTAGTATTGGTGATTTAAGTTCATTAAAAACACAAAATAAAGAATCTATAGTTGAGGCAATCAATGAAAATGCAGACTCTTTAAATACAAACAAAAACACTTTAGAAGATAATATAGCTTCGATAAAAGAAGTATTATAATGATTATATAGATAAAGCATTTTAGAGATTTCCATAATTGTCTCTAATGCTTTATCTAATTTTTAATTAATAAAAGTAAAAATGATAGAATAGTATGGTAATATTTTATAGAAACACAAGATAAAAACAAAGAAACGAGGTGCAATAGTAATGGCAACATTAAGTGAATTAGTTTCAAAAACGACACAGATTAAAAATGATTTAGTTACTTGCCATACCAATTTGAAAAATAACCTTATAAAAAAAGGCGTTGAATGTAGTGATACAGATAAGTTATTAAGCCTAGTTGATAAGATTGAGAGAATCCAAACAGGTAAAAAATTTATAAGTGGTATCGCATATCAAAACTTTGATAATAATAGGCTTTTTAATACAGTTTGTAAAAGTGGATATTCAAGAAATGACCTATACAATTACATTGTATTATCTAAGCCTGATTTTGAAGTGGGTTCAATAGTTTTACGTTCTAATCCAAGTACAGTTTATAATTTAATAACTTCAACTTATTCTGAAGGAAGAATTGTAGCAGTTAAATCTCAAAAAGAACTAGAAAATGGTTATTACGATAATCATAATACTTATACAGTTTTAGCTGATATTAATGATCCAAGACAACAAGTTTTTTTTGATGATAGGATAGAGTTCCCTTATTTAGGTAATGGCGAAGAGAATGGGATACTTAATTATTATATATATGAAAAATAGGGAGGTTAAAATGATAAAACAAATAGGAACTAAAATATACTATTGTAATATTACAGGAAATGTAATAAAAATAATAGGCGATATGATGGGTTATGTAAAAGAAACAACTTTTGATGAAGATTATGAAATATATTCAGAATTAAAAGAAAGAGAAAAATCTAGCATAGGATTATTAACTTTTAATTATGGTGAATATCCTAAATTATCAAAGGGTAGTACAGGAGTTATGGTAGATTTAGAAACTAAAGAATTAATATTTAGCTATGAAAAGTTACCAACTCCACAACAAGAGCCTACTGAAATAGAAATGATTCAAGAAAAAATATCTCAATTAGAAAAAGAAATGAATAGATTACAAAACTCACTAAATGAAATGAATTTAAGACTTTTAAAAGACTAGGTTAATTCCTAGTCTTTTTTAAATTAATAAGAGATGCACTTTTATTAGTGACTTTCTTTTGTTAATACAAGAAAATTATAATGTAATATATATAAAGAAACATATTGAAAGAGGTGATATTTACAATGGCAAAACTAAGAGGTGGATCTACAGTAGGAGGAAATCCAATAATTTCTCTTGATGCAATGAATGATGTTATTTATCAATTAACAAATATAGAATTGGCATCAAAAATGAATAAATCTGAACAAGATAAAATGACAGATTTCTCTAAAACTGATTCATACATAAAAGATAAAAATAAAAATGGTTTTTGGCAAGTAGAAAATGCTACTAATGCAACTTTAAATAATAATGGATTACTAGCTAATCTTTCTAATGATAACGCTAGATTCCAACTATATGCTTCTAATAAATCAAATGAAGAAAGTACTTTATACTTTAGAACAGGTCTTAATGATGATATAAAAGACTGGAGAAAAGTAGTAACAGATACTATTTTAGAAAACAGTCTTAATAGTAAATTTGATAAAAATGGTGGAGATATAACAGGTAATGTAGAAGCAACTGATTATATATCTACTAATTCTTTCTTAAGAGCTAAAAAGAATAATGACTTTTTAAAGATGTATATTAGTTCAAATAATGAAGCTAACTATGAAGCTTCTTCTAATGTGATTAAACATAATTTCAATAAAGCAGTTAATGTAAATGGCAATATAACTGTTAATAATTCTAATGCTGTATATCATACAGGAATCTTTAATTATGAAGATTTGTTAAAGAAAAATATACAATCAACTACTCAAACAGATGTAAGTAGATTATTAGATTCAGGTTTTTATTGTGGAACTTTTACTTATAACTGTCCAGTTGATAATTCTACTGTATGTTATATAGAAGTAACTACTAATGACGATAAAACAAGAATAATACAAAAAGTATATGCTTCAAATGGAAAATCTTATTTTAGAGCATGCAATAATAATACTTGGACTCAATGGTTTACATTAGGAGGAACATTATCTTACTCAAGAGAAATATCAGAATCTTCTTGGTCAGAAGTAGATGGAATGTATGAAATGACAATTAGTCATAATTTAAATTGTACTAATGTAACATCAGTAATAGTAACAGATTCAGATAATATATCTATGTTTACAGGATTTAAAATAACAAGCTCATCTACAATTAAAATATATTGTTCTAGTGCTGTAGATGGAAAAGTAATAATAAATATGAATCAAATATAATAAGAAAGGAGGAATATATTTATGGCAAAAATAACATTAACACTTGCTGATGGACAAACATGGATTTATCCTGCTAAAAGCTATACTGGTTTAGATAATATAAAGAAAAATAAAAATACTTGGTATAAAGGACATTCTGTTTTGTCAAGAAGAGGAAAGTATTGCTATCAAGGAGGAACTTCTGATAGAGATGGAAACCATAATGGTAATATGTTGTCTATATTTTTATTTAAAGATAGTTCAGGAAGAACTTTAAAAAATGCTATTAAGGCAATAGGTGGATCTAGGAAAATAACTAAAATAAGTTTTAAAATGTATGTTAGTTCTGGTTGGGGAGGATATTTTACTCCTAGAATATGTATGACTCCTTATTGGGATACAAGTTCTTTAACAGGAAGAACAAGTGATAGTTATGATGGATTAGGTTTTAAATATTTATTTACAACATCTTCTTTAAAGAAGTCTGCATGGTACACAATAGATCTTACAAATTATAAAGGTCATTTTGATACATATGAATCATTAGCCTTTTATTGTCCTGGTGCATACAATGCAAGTAATAGTTCTTATGGAGCAATACATGCTCAACTTGAAGCAAACCCTCCACAATTAATAATAGAATATAATGAAAACTCTGCACCTAATCCTCCTACAGTCACATTAAATTCAAGTAAGGATAGTAATGGATATTCAACTCCTTACATTACTTTCACAGTTAAACATAATGGAGATCCTGAAAATAACCTTCACTCATCTCCTTATAAGTATGAAATATTTAATCAAAATGGAGCAAAAATTACTACAAGTTCTTGGGGAAGTACCAATAAGTTTAATTATGACTTATCACAATATAGAGGACAAACTGTTACTATAAGAGGTATAGTAAGAGATACTGAAGGATTAACAGCTTCTTCCGATATGAAAGTATATGTAAATTCTTTACCTTATTGGGGAGGCAGTAGATTAACTATTGCTGGAGCACCTAATGGAATATTCAATAAAGATATAACTGTATCTTGGAATAAGGCAAGAGATTCTCAAAGTCAACATGAAAATAATTTAAGATATTCAATCTTTGCATATATAGGTACAGATGAAGGAGATGTTAAAGTTGTTGCTAGAAATATCGCAGAAACTAGATATACTTTTAATGCAACATCTATTGATGGTACTGCTATTTCTAAAGGAGAAAAAATAAAAATTGTTGTAAGAGTAAATGATGGATTAGAAGACTCTACTGGTTTTTTACAATCAGATTGGATATTTAGAGAACATCCTCCTACAGCTCCTTCTAATGTTCAACCAACAAGTGGATTTTTTGAAGATTCAGTAAAAGTTACATGGTCTCCTGCTCAAGGAGTTAATGGAGCAATAATAATGCATTATGTGCTTAATCTTTTAGATGAAAATGATAAAATAGTTGAATCACATATAGCAGATGATTGTGAGTGGGATGCATGTTATCATATAACTGAGATTCCTAGAGGTAGAGCATTTAGATTTGAAGTTTATGCTGTAGATAATAATTCAAATAGATCTCGTTCAGCTTACTCTGGTTGGTTATATAGAAATACTGGAGTATCTAGACCATTGAATTTTAGAGTTGATTCAACAGCATCTACTTTTAAACATAAAATACCTCTTAAATGGTCTCCTTCTATAAGTTCACGAACTAAAAAGATTTTCTATAATATATACTTTAGAAACTTAAAACGTAATGAAATTAACTTCCGTCCATTAATTAAAGGATTAATTAATACTTTTTATAATCATATATTATATGACGAATCAGCTGGTTCTAGGTTTGAATATTATATAGAAGCTTATGACGAATTTGGAGTACTTTCAGAAAAAACTTTCTTAAATTCTTTTCCTGAAATCAATACTCCTCCAGAAGCTCCTGATATAATTCTTCCTATAAATAACAAGATTTTATATTCTAATGTTCCTAGATTAGTATTTAGGTTTAATGAAGTTTGTAATGACAATCCTTTAACTGTTTCAATAACAGTAAATGGGATAACTTATACAAGTGAAGATAATTCAGAATTGTTCAATAAAGAAACTTATGATAAAGAAGATATAGGTATATTTGAAGTCCCTTCTCAAGCTCCTCTAAATTATAGTAAACAAAATACAGTTTCTATAAAGGTATTTGATACATTAGATGAGAGTGAAGAAAATACTTATAATTTCATAGTAAACTCTCCTACATTTAATAAAGTTGGAGAAACAGAAGCTAGATTAGTGTCAGCTAAAGAATTAAATAATTTAAAAGCTATGATAGATAATACAAGAATAGCTTATGGTTTACAAAATATATCATGGCATGAAGGGGTAGAATCAAATAAAAGTATATATATGAAATTCTTTGAACAAGCTAGTAATGCAATTCATGAAGTTAATGATTTGCTAAATAATAAAGCAACTGGAAATGAATTAGATAGAGAATATATAAAAGATGTATTTACATCAGATACAATAATAAAGAAGAGTATGATAAATAACTTAACAGATATGATATTAAAACCATAATATAATGAAAGCTACTTTTTTTAAGTAGCTTTTGTTTTTTGTGTGAACATCAAAAATATTGATAGTAATATTATATTAGAATTTATAAAAAGAGGTGAATGACAAATATGACATATAGAAGATTTGATATTGGTCGTCAAAATGAGACTTTATTAAATGAAGATCATTATAATATATTTAAAGTATTAGAACCTTACTTAAAATATAGTAGTCCAAATAGTCCTGATTCTGGTCCACCTTCTATACCAGGAACAATAAATGAAATAAGAGAAGGGGCTTTATGGCTAGACAGAAGTAGTGATTTAGAAAATTCAGAATTAAAATATTTCAGTAATAATAAGTGGAATTTATTATTTAAAGACAGATTTAAGATAACACAAGATATAATTAGTTCAGAAGAACCTTCAGATCCTATAGAAGGTCAATTATGGATAGATACTGATGGCTTACTTAATTATTATAGTAAAGGTGTTTTTAAACCAATTAAAGCCATACCTGAAACAAATTATGTAGACGCTAACTTGCAAGGTTTTGAAGATTTTATAATAATTGATTCATTAACAGCTTCAGAACAAACTATAATAGATAACTTCTCAAGTTGGCTATTAAGATCTGTACCTTTACCATCTTGGAGTGAAGATGTTGATTATAAAGAAAATGACGGAGTTGTTCATAATTTAGATATATACATATGTAAAGAGGCTCATCTTTCAGATAATAATACTGAACCAGGAACTAATACTTTAGGGTCTGAATATGTTTGGACAAAAGTTCAAAAATTATTTCAATACTTAGTTCCAAATGCTTATGAAAATAAATTTTATTTAGATGGATATTTTGTTCATGAACATTGTCCTATAAATAATTCAGAATTAAAACCTACTGCTATTGCAGGTCAATTTAAGGCTGGAGAAAAAACAGCTCAACATTTACAAAGAACAAGAAATACTCATGTCCATGATAATACTTGTGGAGGATATAAAATAAATAACAATGTATCCATTTCTATGCCTGTTGAATTGGTAGAGGGCAAAACTGCTAATGGAGTCCATGTTAATCCTAAAAGACTTCATAGAGTTGAAAAGAAATTTATCATGGTAGATAAAAACAATCCTATAATAGAAGTGCCAGAAGAGAATACAGAGTATTATGGTTTCTATGGAGGAGTTGGAAAACTTCTATTAAAGACTAATGATAAAAATACTACAGAATATACATCTGTTATATCTAATAGAATGAGATGTATAAAATTAACACCAAAAGCTGCTGATACTTATGATTTCATATATACAATTCATTATGAATTTATAACTTCTAAGATAAAAGAACTAGGAACTGTTACTAAAAAAAGACAAAAATTAAATGAAGATAATTATGTTTGGATAGGTCCTTGTGAATCAAGTAATATTGCAGTATTTGCACAAGGTTTATATTATGCAGAAGATGCTGATTCTGATAAGCCTACTTGGATTTATGATCCTGAAACAGAATATCTATACTTATCTGAAAAGCTTCAAGATGATGATACAGTTAAAACTTTTGATTTCTCTGTAATTCAATTCCCAGAAAAGTATGAAGGAAGAGTTACTGATAGTTTTGAAATAGTAGATGGACAAGAAATGTTTAGAATAGTTTTACCTAGAACTCGTCCTGAAACAGTAGATTTTACTGTGTTTGTATCAGGAGTTAATATAGATATAGTTGCAGGAGAAGTTAAAAGACATAAAACTAATTCTAGAATAATATATGTTCCTTCTATTACTAGACAAATGTATTTAGACAGTTTACAAAATAGTGTAGCTAATGATAAACCTACTCCTATACATTATTGTGTTGTTGAAACTACTACAACAGTTAATGGAAGAGAAGTTAATATGCATAGAGGTATGACAACTGCTAAATATTCTAGACAGTATGGAGTACATGTTCCAATATATAGTGATCCAAACAATCCTGTAGAAGGAGCATTATTCTTAAGAGAAGATGAAGCTCCTATATTATTTGTTGATGGAGTATTAGTATTCCAAAAAGAAATAGAAAGAGAAAACGACTTCTTAACTATACATGGATTAACAGAAGGACAAGGAGTTTTATTACTTGCAGATTATAAAGATCCTTCAATAACTGAAGAAGAATTATCAAGTAGTTTAGTATTTGAAGATACTGTATCTTATGCTACTATACCTACTCCTTTATCTGATTCAACTATAGTATATGTTGCTAATAGTATATTAGCTGATGCTTCTGCTGTATATACTTCAAGAAAACCTATAGGTGAAGGATATCATGGAGAAATAAGATATCATATAAATTATGACGCAGATTGTTGGTATAAGTATGATGCTATTCAAGGTAAATGGTTAGAAATTACTCCAGATGAGATGCATATAGATAAATTTAGTGGTAAAGAAACTCCTATGATAGAAGTTCTTGATGCTAACGCTAGAGGATATACTCATTCTAAAAAGTCTATAAGTTTCTTACAAAATATGGAAAATGAAGTATGTACTTATTTATCTTATAAGTATTCAGATTCAGTAGAGAAACAATTATTAATGGGTTATTGTTATCCTAATGGGAAAGATGGAGTAAATGTTAGTTCATCAGAAGATTCTTCAAACCCTCAACCATTTAAGACAGGAACAAGACATGTTTACATTCCTGGTAAAAATGAATTAACAGTTTATTATAATGGAGTTAGACAAGAATTAAATTCTCCAGACGACTTAGGATTTGAAAATTCTAAAAATAGAGAAGGTAGCACAGGCAAGTACAATGAATTCATATTAGCAATAGATAATGATACAAAAGAAGGGTTACCTTTACAAGCAGAAGAAGGATATTATGTATATGCTTTAAAGAAATGGAATCAAGAAAAAACTTTAATACCAGAAAATGAATTAACTGATTCAGAAATAGAAAAATACGAACAACAAGGTTGGACAGTAGAATTAGTTTCTAGACCTAATAAAAACGTAATATTCTATGTAATAGAAAGCTGTGAAACAGGTGAACAAGTAGCTTGTGAAAGAAAGACATTAACATATAAAAATGCTTTATCTAGCGAAGGAGCCTATGCTAACAATACTTACAATACAGGAGATCTGCTATTAACTAGAGGAAATATAAGAGTATATATAAATGGATTAAGACAACCATTTGGAAAATATCAAACTCTTGAAAGTATGGAAACAAACGATCCTTACTTACAAGCATATAAAATATTAGATGCTAGAACTATAGAAATCCAAGATCCTATAATAGGAGGACATGGAGGAAATGAAGGCACTTTAGAAGATCCTTTATTTGCTATAGGTAAAATACAACAAACGGATGGAAGCTTTAGAACAGCTTATTATAAAGTAATAGATACTATAACAATAGAAATCAGAAGTGATTTTAAACTAAGAGAAATAACAATACCTATCAGAGATAATTCAGGAGAATTCAGTATGGAAGCTGATAATTTACCAGAAGAATTATTTAGAACTAAAGATAGAGTAATGATATATATAAATGGATTAGCTTATGGTAAAGACTATAAGATTGAAGAAAATAAAATAAAACTAGTTAATAGCGAAATAACAAAGCTATTAGGTAACTCTAAGAGAGATATAATAACATTTGAATGGAGGTAATTATATGAATTTAATAAAACCAAGCTTATCATTATTGCCAATGGATGATATAGCTGCTGAATTAAAATCTAATAAAGTTAATAGAAACTTTATGACTAGAGAAGATAATGCTACAGACGTTGATTCTGTAGCTGGAATAAAATCAAATAGAATAGCAATAAGTGCTGAAGGGCATAACAGAGAGACTGTAAAAAATGCTTTAAATTTAGATGGTAAACCTGCTAGTGAATATGTAAGTAAAGAAGACGGAAATAAATTCTTAAAAGTTTCTAGTGAGTTATCAAAAGTTTATTCTGAAGAAATAAGAAATTTAAGAAATGAATTATATTTACTATATGGTGAATTAACTAAAAAAGGATTTATAGATAATACTATGAACTTTGAAGGTTTTGTTGAAGGGTTTGATAGAGGTAACATATTATATGAAGACTATATATGTGGTATAGCTAGTGGTGTTGTTGGTAACACAAGAGATCTATATATATCTAATGTTGCTATGCTTCATTACTTTGAACCAGGTAAAAAGTTTGTTATAAAAAGAAGTGATACAGAAGAAGAAACAGTTGTTACTGTAAGAGAAGTAAATAAAGCAGGAAAAGTAAGTTTTGAACCTTCTGTTAACTACTTAGACAATATGGATAAAATAGGTTTATTTAAAACTACAGGAGAATATATTAATAATACTTTCTCATTCTCTGAAATAAAGAAAGCTGTATCTGAACAGACTGAAAGATATTATACTCAATCAGATGATACTGATACTAAATACTTAGTCATTAACCAACCTTATACTGGTTACGCTGTTACATTTAAAGTTCCTAGAGGAATAAATTCTAGTGAAGGAATATCTGGAGCTTTATCTAAATTTGCGATAAGAGCACAAGCTGTTGGTAACCCTGGAGGAATAAGATGTCATGTTTTAGACATAGATGCTGTTGACAGTAACGGACAATTAGATCCTAAATTTGATAATATTACTGACGCTATTAATAAAGGATATGTATTGGCTACTTCTGAAATAATACACTCTACAAAAGATAACTTAACTAAAGAAAATGATATATACTTTGATTTCTATGGAGGAGTTCATCATAACTACAAAAATGGAGTTAAAGAAGAAGGAAAAGTAGATGGAGAAACTTCATTCTTATCTAATAGTGCTTCTAATATGGAATCTGTAGAAACTTTTGAAACAGCAGATGGTTATCCTATATTAAAAGACAATAGATATTGCTTCATAATAGAATCATTAGGAGCTAATAGCGAAAATTATTGGAGAGTTAGATTCTCTTATTACAACAATAATAATCATGTAGATGACTTACATAGAAGAAATGCTTCTTATGTTTATAAGTCTATAGATACTTCGGGATTATATGGTGATGAAAAATGTCTTCAAATAATAGATGATATAACTAAATACGATATAATGTACACTTTAGTTGTAAGAGATATAATAGAAGAAGAGGAAGTAGGTAAACAACATGGTCTTTATACAGCTAGAATAGTTTTACCTAGACCGATAGAAGTATCTAGAGCAAGATTAACAATGAGAATAAACAGAGAAGGTATGTACAACATAAAAGATCATAATAGTGATTACACTATATTTACTCTTGAACGTAATACTCCTACATCTCATGCAACTTCAAATACAGGTTTTGTTATTGGAGACAAAATAATAATAGGTAATACAATAGCAACAGTTAAAAGAGTAAGTGTATCAGAAATACAAGTTGAAAATCCAGTATATTTAGATGAAAGAATAATTAAGTTCTATACATCTTCAGTATATGATGCAAAAGTAAATGGATATGTAAAGAAAACAGCAATACCTGTTTATAAGATAAATTATGTTCCAACTATAAAAGCAAAATATGTAGACTGGGATAACTATAATGAACTATTAGGAACATATGAATCAAAAGACTTAACTGAACTTCCTTTAGATTTAGAATTAATGACAATAATACCAGATAAATTAAAATCAAATGAAAGAGTTTCTGATAGATTATTATTTGAAGCTACTTTTGGAGAAGATGAAGAAGGTAATAATTTAATAGCTAATGAATTTGAATTACAAATAGAATGGCAAAGTCCATTTACTGAAAGAGATATAAATGAATTTAAAGATACTGCTGATAGAAACTTTAAAGAATTAATCGGTAGAATACATGATTTAAATTTAACTTTCGATAGACATTATTAAAAGTGCAGGGCAGATAATACTGCCTTGCTATATTATTAGATAGGAGAGTGATTAAATAATGGCAGATGGAGTAAAAAAAATTAATGAATTGATTATGAAAGAAGGTCGTATCCTTGGTATTACTAAAAATATAGCTGCTTCTAAGTTTGAAGGAGGAACTTTCTTCGTTGATCCTAATAACGGTACTTTAAAATATAATAGTGTAGACGCTTCTGGTTCAAAGGCTTGGAGAAAATTCTCTCCATCAAAAATCTTTGATGATTTATCTATAACAAGATCTTTAATAGATGATCAAGCTATAAATGCTGCTAAGTTAGAAGATGGTAGTGTTTCAGCTATTAAATTACAAGATAATAGTATATCTAGTGTTAAACTTCAAACTAATGCTGTTACAACAGAAAAAATAAATGATTTACATGTTACAACTGAAAAGATTAATAATTATGCCGTAACTGAACATAAGTTAAGAGATGGTGCTGTAACTTCTGAAAAATTAAAAAACTTAGCTGTGACTTCTGATAAAATAGCTAACTTAAATATAACTAATAATCATATTGCAGAAGGAACTATAAGATCTTCTAAATTATATAACAAATCTATAACTTCTGATAAAATAGCAGACAACACTATAGTCTCTTCATTATTAGTAAATGGAGCAGTAACTTCAAACAAGATAGGAAATTCTCAAGTTTTATCTAATCATATAGCTGGATTAAATATAAAAAATGAACATCTTTGCAATGCTTGTGTTACAGGTAATAAAGTGGCTAAAAATACTTTAAGTGATGAACACATGGTCAATAACAGCATTAATGCAAATAAGATATTAAATGGTTCTATAGTAGAAGAAAAATATGCTGACTTAAGTGTAACTAATAGAAAGCTAAGCAATGGTGCAATAACTATAAATAAATTAGATGATTCTTTAAAAGCTTTAATAACAGATGCTATAAGAGTTGAAGGTGGTGACGGAACAGCTAAGATAGATGGAGACTTAAGAGTAAATGGTAATATAATAGCTACTGGTACTATTACAGGATCTAGAGTATATAATCCTGTATTTGCAGATATAGCAGAAGCTTATATCCCAACTATTAAGAACATGCCAATAGGACAAGCTGTATGCCTAACTTCATGTGGAGGACTTAAAGTAGAACCTTTAACTAAGGACAATGCTCATATGTTTATAGGTTTCATATCTGATCAATATGCTGCATGTTATGGAGCAACATCTGAACAAATAAAGTCAGGAGAAATGGTAGCTGTTGCATTAACAGGAAGAATACCTGTAAAAATGGACACAACTAATAAGCACACAAGAGTAGGTGCATTTGTAACAATAGAACAAGGAAAATTAGTTGCCAATCCTTGTTTTACAAATATTTATTGTAAACCAACTTCTAGTGTAGGAAGAATAATAGATATAATAGATAATGAAACTGCTTTAGTTCAAGTTTAATAAAAAGCTTAGGATTTATTTAGAGTCCTAAGCTTTTTATGTTATTTAAGATACTAGTATTGGTAATATAGAAATGAAAAACTTTAAAGAAAGGAGAATTGTATGGCTCAATATAATAAAACTATGTGGGTTAACAATGAAACTGTTGTTGATGCACAAAAGTTAAATAAATTAGAAAATCAAATGCATCTTATGACACAAAGTTCTATTACTAATGCCGAAAGACTTACAGCAGTAGAAGATTTAGTAGATACTAAAATAGATGATGTAACAACTACAGAGTCTGATGATGGTACTATAGTTGATTTTTATGCAAATGGAGTCAAAAAAGAAACTATTACAGTGCAAGGTGGTAATGGAGTTAAGATAGGTCCAGATGAACCTATTAACAAAAAGACTTTGTGGGTTGATACAAATGATGAAAATGTAGATGAAGTTTTAAGAGAATCAGAAATATTATCAGAATTTCAAGAAGCTTTAGGAGCTATGAGAAAATCAGTTGATAGATTTGATTATGCTTTAAATTATAAATTAGATGCTGGATATTTTAAAGATAAAGAACCTGGCACTTCTGGCATTAATGAACCAGATCCTAATGTCCCAGAAGGACTTACTCCTAGACCTGAAGGCACTGTCGCTGCTATAACCGTTAAAAGAGGTTATAAAAAAGACATAGAAGGGCTTCAAGAAGGGGAAATGGGATTCTGTTTAGATACAGAAGAATTATATATAGGTAACAAAGGCACTTTAAGATTATTAGCTAAAGTAGGAGGACTTGGAGGAGGTTCTGGTAGTGGAAGTTTAACAGGAAAATACGTTGAACTTGAAACAGATAGTGGATCTAAATTTAGGATACATGTAGATGAAGAAGGTAATCTTCATGCTTTACCTGCTGCTGTTGATACTATTAATCCTCCAGATATTAGTGAAGCTAGTAAATTTGATGGACTTGTAATAAGACATGTATATGGAGGAGGTCTTCCAGATACTAATAGAACTATTGTCTCTCATGGTTTTATAGAGTTATATAACAATACTCAATATACATTTAACTTAAAAGGACTATCTATACAATATGCTACAGCAAATGAGCCTTGGAAGGCATTGCCATTAAGAGGAATAATAAAACCTTATCATTCATTCTTAATAAGATGTGCTCAACATACAGACATTAATAAACCTAATTTAAGATATAAAATAAATGATTTTGATATGCATTGGGATATAGCCTTATCAGATAAAAGCATGAAAGTTTATCTGTGTGTAGGAACAGAACCTTGTCAATATTCTAATCCATTTGATATTAATAATGGAGGAGGAATGAAAGCTCCTGGATATATAAATCTATTTGGAGTAGGTGGAGTTACTGAAGCTTCTAACGGTGCAATAAGTAATGATTTCCCTATAGATGCATATGAGAAAAACTTTAGATATGTAATAGATAAAAACACTTCAGCATATAGAATAGATTCTGGAGATTTTAAAGACTCTATGACAGGTAAAACCAATAAAAATTTCTGTTTTGCTGATACAGGCGATAACTTCTTAGATATAAGAGGATTAGATTTAAGAATAGCTGATCCAGAAATATATAAACCTAGATCGTCAAGTTATGGTATGTGGAATACATATTATAATAAATTAAAATTAGATGAAGTAGTTCCTACTATGATTAATATATGTTTCGGAGAAGATGCTCATACTACTAGAACTTTTACTTGGCAAACTATGCCTACTCACAAAGGTTCTTTACAATATAAAAAGAAAGGGACATCTTCTTGGACAACTATTGAATCTAATAAAAAGACTATTGCTCATCCAGATACAAATGCTACTGTTCATTCTGTAATAGTAAATGGATTATCCACAGGAATATATGAATATAGAGTAGGTAGTGAAGGTAGATGGACAGATGTTCATGAAATAGAAATAAAAGCTCCAACTACTTCAGATGCTATAAACTTTTTACAAGTTAGTGACCAACAATCATGGACGGAAGAAGAATATGAAGTTTGGGGCAAAGTCATTAATGAAGCTGTTAATAGAGAGAACTTTGATTTTATAATGAATCCTGGAGACATTTCTCAAAATGGAGGAGGTCGTTCTTATGAATGGAGATATTATTATGACAAAGCTCCTATATTAAAGAACAAAGTACACATGACAGTATGTGGTAATAATGACTTAACATATGATGAAGTTCAAGATAGGAAAATAGATCCAGTTGCATTTACTTGGTATTCAACAGTTGAAAATAGTCCATATGTTTCATGTTATAGTTTTAATTATGGATATATACATTTTATATGTCTTAATTCAAATATCATAACAGAAGATTCTGGTATAGACACACAACAGATAGAGTGGATGAGAGAAGATATGGCTAAGCCAGAAAATCAAAAACGTTGGACAATAGTAATGATGCATGAAGCACCATATACTCAAACTCGTTCTAAGCTATTAACTAAATTCATTACTCCATTTGCTGAACTTGGAGTTGACTTAGTTTTATGTGGACATCACCATAGATATACTCGTTCTAAAAGAATGGGAGCATTAGGACCTAAGGGTGAAAATAGAGAAAGTTCAACAGGATTCTATACAGTAATGGGACAAGCTGCAGGGAATAAACTAAAAGGAAAAGCTCCTATAGCAACTAATAATCATGAATATATGGAAGTATATGATGATACAAAAGTTCCTTGTTATATAATGTGGCATGTAACACATGAAAATATAGTAATGAAGGCATATAAAGTTCATAATGTTTATCCTATAGAAGATAGTGTAGGAAAGACTCCAGAAATAGAAATGTTTGATACATTTACTATAACAAAGCCTTTAACAAAACAAATTAAAAAACGAAATAGAAAATAGGATAAAAAAGAAGAAAGGATAAAAGAAAATGTCATTTAAAGTTTTTAATATGGAAACAAACAGATGGGAAGTACAATCTTCTACAATGGCTTCTTCTATTAAAGTCCTAGATGTAACAGATAAATATAAAACTGAAAATAAAAATGTTGAGGGTTGTCTTTCTGAATTGAAAGATGACCTTGCAAACATGAATAAGAAAGTTGATTACATCTATGAAAATGGAACTATCGGAGGAGGCTCTGGTGGAGGAGGAGGTTCGTATGGACCTAATTTAGTAATAGTTGGTGAAAGAGAATACATAGTTACTTCTGATGAGGTTTTAACTATTCAATATTCTTTCACTTCTAATAGTAGAGGTAATGGTATAGCATACCTTTCTTATGCAGAAAATCTACAAGAAGTAGAAATAGCTCAAGGTAAAACATACAAGTGGCAAGTAGGACCTTTCCCTAAAGGGGAATATATTTTAACTATAAATGTATGCGACGCTCAAGGTTTTTGGAGTGGGATAGAACAAATAAAAGTTGTATCTGGTGCTCTTGAACTTGTCGATCATTTTGAACATGATCAAATGTTTTTACCTAATGATAAAGTAGAAATACCTTATGAAATAATATCTGTTTCAAATGCTCCTGTAACAGTTGAATATACTCTTGATGGAGTAAAAAGTACAGAAACAGTTACACCTGGTTCAAAGATATGGAAAGTACAACTTCCTAACTTTAAAGGTGTTTATAAAGCTAGTATTAAAGCATATTCAGAAACTCTTTCATCTAATATATTAGAGTATCAATTAATAGCTGCTGATTCAGAAAGCTTACTTGTTTCTTCTACTTATCCTCAAGCTCCAGAAGTTAATAATGTTAAATATGGACAAAACTTAGTAATTCCTTTTACTAACTCTATGTTAGGACAAAGTTATTATAATACTTATCTATATATAGACAATCTTGAAGAAGGTTCTCATATAGATGTAATGCGTAGTAAAAATGGACGTAACTACTGGACTGTTGGAGATAGATTATCTATAGGTAGACATAATTTAAAATTAACTACTGTAACTAATGATGGACAAAATAAAGCTTCGCTAGAGTTTATAGTAGAAGTTACTAGCTTTGGATTTGATCCTCATCCTGATACTAAAGAAGGATTAATAGCTCATTTTGAAGCTACTGGTAACATGAATACAAGTAGTAACAAAACTACTTGGACTAATAGAGTTTCAGGTAGTGATATCACTTGTGAATTAAAAGGTTTCAACTTCTCTTCTAATGGGTGGATAGAAGTTCCTAAAGTAAGTGATTTACCTTTAACAGGTTCTATGTATGGAAATATAATAGATCCTAATAAAAAAGAAACTGTATTAAGATGTAGTGGTAAATCTCATGCAATTATAAATTATGAACCTTTTAAAAATGGTATACCTAAAGGAAGAGGTTTTACATTTGAAATAGTTTACAGAACAGAAAATACAGGAAATGTAAAAGCTAAAGTTGTATCTTGTAAAAATGAGCCTTTATCTAATAGAGGATTTGATATAGATACAGAAAATGCATTAATAACTACATCTAACGGGGAACAAGTTTCTATGTCTTTTAATGAAAATGAATGGACAAGAATCTCTTATGTTGTAGATAGAATAAGTGGTACTATGAAAATTTTCTGTAATGGTATATTATCAGGAGCTACTTATATACAACCTTTATATGGACAACAAGATGGATTCTTGTATGATGGTCCAATAGTTTTAGGAGCTGCTTTATCTAAAGTTACTACTCCTGGAATAGATGGTGCTCCTAGTACAACAGTAGAAGAAGTAATGGATTTTGCTAACTGTGATATAAGAACTATAAGAATTTATGACAGAGCTTTAACTGATGAACAAATATTAAATAACTTTATTGCTGATGTTAAAGAAGAAGATGAACAAGTTATTTTAAAGAAAATAAATGGACTTGAAGAAGGATTTGAAATGACTATACCTGTAGTAAATATATATCCTAACAATAATGCAGATATAGAAAATGCAGGTGAAAATGCTATTAATACTTGTAGAATAGATTATCAAGATCCTAAAGATAGTACAAAAAATCAATTCTTTGAAAATTGTGACATATCTTGGCAGGGAACATCTTCTAAAGAGTATCCTGTAAAGAACTACACAATAATACTTAAAAATAATGGTAGAGAATATTATGGATGGGCACCTAAAGATAATTGGTATCCAGAAGCTAGATGGACACTAAAAGCTAACTATATGGATAGTTCTTCAGCTAATAACGTTGGTGCAGCTAAATTCATACATGAATATTTTAAAACTAATATGTATCCTATACAAAAAGTTATAAGACCTAACAGTTTAGATGGATTAAGAGAAACTAGAACTAATGTAGATGGTTTCCCTATAATGTTTAAAATTAATGGACAATTCAAAGGTATATATACTTTTAATATAGATAGATATTCTAATAATAACTATGGATTTACTGAGTATGAAGAAGACGGTTCTGCTACTCCTAACAGAAATGTAGTAAGTTACGAAATAAACATAAACAACGGTACTTCTTTCATAGAAGATATATCTACTCCAGAAAAGTTAGCTAAAGTATGGGATAATACTATAAGACATGAATTTAAACATAGATACAACGGTAAAACTGATAGACCTACTGAAACAATAATATCAGGAGGACAAAATAAAGAAGTTTTATCTGCTTATAACAATCATACTGATTTAGTTAACTTATTAAAATGGATAAGTGGCTTTGAAGATACTAAAGAAGATAGGGCTACATTTGCTAGTGAACTTAAGAATCACTTTAGTGTACCTCACTTAATAGATTATTTCTTAATATGTTATACATTAGGAATGATAGACTCACTTGGTAAAAATATGGTTTTAACTACTTATGGAAAAGAAGAAGATGAAGAAGGAAATCAACATACTATATGGTATCCTACATTCTATGACTGTGACTCTATCTTAGGTATAAACAACGTTGGTAGACCAGTTGTTACTCCAGGTGCTGAAATGCATACTGAATATGTTACACAAGAAAGTAGACTTTGGAAATGGTTAATAGAAGATGCTAGTTTTGCTAAACAAATATCTTCTAGATATGCTGCTTTAAGAGAACCATTAAGAGGTCCATCTGGAAATATAATAGGACCAGCTATATTCTCTGTAGAAAATATAATGAAATATTTTGGTGGACATGTATCAGATACTATCGGACAAGGTATATATAATAAAGACTATGAGGTTAAATATTTAATAGATGCAGCTAAAGATGAATTATATATGTGTCAAGGATCTAGACGTTCTTTCACAGAAAGATGGCTTAGAGAAAGATTTATATTCTTAGATAGTTTATATGGATACGGTGATTTTGAAACTAAAATTTTATCTATGCGTACTAATAAAACTGGAGAACTTACTTTAAAAATAAAAACATATTCTCCACAAAAAACTATAGTTCAATTCTCTGCAACTCAACCTGTTGTGTTAACTACAAATAAAAACAAAGAAACTGTGTTTAAGTGTAACGTAACCAATGGTAAAGATAATGAATTAAAAATAAAAGGTGCTAATAACCTAATGTATATAGAAGGTTTAGATAAGCTTAATATATCTGAACTTAAAATAGGTGGAGCTGAAAAACTTACTAATGTAGAAATACCTAATAGTAATCTTCTTACAGAACTTGAACTTGGTGAAAATAAATATCTTAGAATATTAGACGTTTCTAACTGTAAAAAGCTTGGGCAAGACAATGAAAGTGGTAGACCTAACAACAATAAAACACTAAAACTTAATTCTTGTTCTAACTTAAGAGTGTTTAAATGTAATAATACATCTATTCAAGGTATAGCTTTCCCAACAGAAGGGGGAGTTTTAGATGAACTAGATTGTTCACAAACTGGTTTAACTGACTTTAATATGACAGGTCAAGAATATTTAGATTTTATAAATCTTGCTTCTTGTCCAGAACTTTCTAAAGTTAATATAAGTAAATGTGATGGACTTACTTCTTTAAGTGCTCCAGGATCTGCTTTATCTTCATTTATAATAGAAAACTGTCAAAGACTTGAAGATGTAGATATATCTTATACTAATCAATTAAGAACATTTAATATAGTAGAATGTCCTAACGTTAAAAAGTTAAATATGGCAGGTGTTTCTAATAATAATATACAAAACTTAATACTAACAAGTTTATTAAAATTAGAAGATTTAAATATAAGTGGTTCTACTTCTATAAGACATTTAGTATTTGGTAAAAACAATGATGGTTCTAATTTCAATAAATTAAAGAAACTTAATTGTAAAAACTCTGCAATAATATCTATTAGATACAATGAATTTGAAACTCCTCCAGATTATTTAGATTTAGCAGGGCTTCCTCTAGAAGAAGTTTACTTTGACTCTTGTAAGAATGTTAAAGAAATTCGTAATATAAAATTAATTACTTCTACAGGTTCAAGAGCATTTAATGAATGTACTAATCTTACTAAAATAACAGGAGAATTGACTTTCTCTGGAGCAATGACAAGAACATTCCAAAATTGTCAGAAGTTAACGTCAATTCCTACAGGAAGTACTACAGGAAACAGATTAGACTTAACTGGGGTAAGTGACATGAATGAAACTTTCTGGAATTGCAAAGCTATTAACTTAGCAACAGCTAAAGCAATAATGTCTAAAGTTAGTTCAACTCTTAAAACATCTTATAGAGCATTTTGTGGATGTACAGGAATTGTAACAAATGATTCTACTCCACTTCCTTCTGATTTCTTTAGCAAGTGTGCAGGACTTACAAGTATAAGTGAATTCTTTAATGGATGTAAAGGTATAGCAGGAGGACTTCATGAAGATATATTTAAGCCTATGACTAATTTACAAAATTGTTATTTTGCTTTTTCAGGTACAAATATAACAGGTGGACTTAATTCAACTCCATTACCTGAAGGTTTATTTTCTAGTAATAAGAAACTAACAACGCTTGAAAGAATGTTTAATAGCACTCCAATGCTATTTGTGCCTCCTGAAAATTTATTAGCTAAAGCAACAGAATTAACTAGTGTATACGGAATGTTTAGCAACTGCTCTAGTATGAACGGTACTATACCAGAACTTATATTTAAAAATAACTCTAAGTTACAATCTATCGGTCCATTCTTTGGAAGTTGTTCTAAAGTAACAGGTACAATACCTAGAAGAATATTTGACACAAATAAAGGTAAGAACAATTCTATAACTACAGTAGAAGGATTCTTTATGGGAACTAAAGTTACTGGAGAAATACCTGCTTATGTAAGTGATACAGATAAAGGTATATTTGACTATTCTCCAAACTTAACTTGGACAAGAAATTGCTTTAATGGATGTTCAGGAATAACTGGTCCAATACCTGAAAACATATTTAAATATAATACAGCATTAATGAGAGTTGATGGTACTTTTGCTGGATGTAGTGGTATAGGTTCTACTCCTGATAGAAGAGCACAAATACCTCCTAAGCTATTAAGTTACAGTAACTCTATAACAAATGTATCTTCATTATTTAATGGTTGTTTAAATATAGAAGGAAATATACCTGAAGGCTTCTTAGATAAATGTGTGAACGTTACAGATGTATCTAATATATTTAGAGGTTGTAGGAACTTAGTTGGACAAATACCAGCAAGAGAATCTGTTTGGACAGAAGTTCCTATAGATCCTGAAAATCCAGAGCTTGGTAATACTAGAGTAGAAACAGTTACAAAGTATGGATTATTTGATAAATGTAAGGTTTTAGCAAATGTATCTGGAGCATTCTATGGATGTACTGGACTTAACTCTTTCATACCTCCAACATTATTAATATCTGGAACAATGATAACAGATGCATCTTACTTATTTACAAATTGTTACTATTTACAAGGTGAAGTTCCATCAGATTTATTTAAGAATTGTAGTTTACTTCAAAATGCATCTTATGCATTCAATAACTGTGTTTCTTTAAGAAATCCAATATATGATGCAGAAGATGATGATTATAAGTATGCAATACCAAAAGATCTGTTTGCATATAATCCACACCTTAACAATGTAAGTCATATGTTTAGAATGGATGGAGGAGGAATTCCTCATGCTCCAAAACTTATCGGTGCAGTTCCTCCAGGACTATTCCAAGTCCCTGGAGCTAAATTGAGAAACATAAGAGGATTATTCCATGCATGTACAGAAATAACTGGACATTTAGATGATGCTACTTTTGAATACAATACTGAGCTTACAGATTGCTATGAAGCTTTCGGTGAAACAAAATTACAAACTTTAGGAACAAGTTTATTCAGTACTTGTAAGAAAGTACAAAATATGGAATTAACATTTGATAGATGTACTAGTCTTACTGGTCCAGCATTTGACTATAGAAGCATGACAAGTGTTATTAATAAAGCAAGATGTTTTGGTGGCTGTACAGGTCTTACTGATTATCAACAAATAGTACAAGACGGTTGGGCAGACTAAAATTAAACCAATTAAAGACAGGTTGTATTAGCCTGTCTTTTTTATATTATAATCATATTTTTTTAAGTAATATATTTAAGAAAACTATATTAATGAAAGGAGTGGCAATATGAAAAACTACGATAAGACTTTGTGGCAAAATAACAAGACAGTTGTAGATGCAGATTATCTTAATAACATAGAAGATCAAGTACAAGTTTTAACTATAAATTCTGTAAAGAATAATGAAAAGATTCAAGTTATAGAAAATACTCTTCCTATGAAAGCAGCTAAAGATCATAATCACAGAGAGATGGAAGAAGACATAACATCTCTAGAAACTAGATTTGAAGAACTAAAAGAACATATAGGTTTTGATATCGGTAAATATTTTGATGATGTTAGATTAGAAGGTAATATTCTTCACTTCTTTTCTAATGGCATTTTGCTTAAATCAATAGCCTTACCTACAGTAAATGACGAAGTAAAAGCTATATGTGGTCAAATAGTGTGTGGTCAAGTTGTATGTGGTCAAGGAGTTACTTCACCTGATGGCAGAGCTATAACTGCATCTTATAATCCAACTATATGGAAAGATGGTTTTACTCCAGTAAATGCTGCTAATTTAAACAATATTGAAAATAAAATAATAGAGTTAGTAGCTACTGTAGAGAGTATTATTAATAATGGTGGCAATGTAGAGTTTGAAAGTGAAATTTATATAGGAGATACAGAGCCTACTAATACAGAAGTTTTATGGATAGATAATTCAGATGAAGAACCAGAATCGCAAATAGAAGAAAGTATAATAGAATCCATTTCTAATTTATTAAGAGAACATAGTGATAAGTTAGATGAATTATTCTATTTATCAGATGCATATTTAGATGACGGTGATTTTACAGACATCGAAGAAACAAAATATATTATAGAAGGGGGAATATTCTAATGAGTACTAAAAAAAGTGCTATGAGAATCAAAAGAGGATTAAGAAAGAATCTTCCAATATTACAAGATGGACAATTAGGATACTGTAAAGATTCTAAAGAATTATTCATTGGTAATAACGGTAAGAATGATTTAATAAATCCTAAACAAGAAAGTAGTGGAAGTTCAGGTGATATAACTGGAACTGTTACTGCTGAATATTTAAAATTAGTTGCTCCTAATGGTAGAGAGTTTAAAATATCTGTAACTAATGAAGGAGAATTAAATGTAACTAGATTTATACCAGAACAAGTTGAAGGTCCTTATTCTGGACTTAAGATAAATCAAATCTATGGTGGTGGTAAGATTGCAGATGAAGGTACTGCCATAACTCATGGTTTCATAGAATTATACAATGATTCTAGTGAAGCTGTTAATTTAAATGGTCTTTCAGTTCAATATGCTAAAGAAGGTGATAATTGGGAAGTTTGTGAACTTTCAGGAACACTTCCAGCTTATCATTCTTATTTAATAAGAGCAAATAGACATAGTGAAGATGATTCATCAAAAGTTCACTATGTAATAGACGAATGTGATAAAGATTGGGGAATTACAATGTTTAATAAAGGTATTAAAGTTTGCTTAATGGAAGGAACTGATCCTTTAGAAGTTGTAAATCCTTATAAAGAAAAAGTAGAAGGATATATAGACATGATAGCATGTGGAGACTCTTCTATGGACGCTGCCGAAACTCTTCCTGTACTTGGTCAATCTAAACAAAAAGCTGTTAGAAGAAAAGAAGGTTTTATAGATACACAAGACAATGAATTAGATTGTGAAATAATAGATTATAGAAGTTGTGATACAGAAAAGTACAGACCTAGATATACAGGTGATGGAGCTTGGAATGAATTTGGTGAAGTGACTGACGAAAAGATTACAGATTATTTAAAGATAAATCAAGTATATGCTGGTGGCTCTGATGGAGCTATATCTCATCATTTTGTAGAAATATATAATACTCACAAAACTTCACCTATATTATTAGATGGAATAAGTTTATATGGTGCTCATTATAAAGATTTAAATTGGCAACATGTTCCACTAGAAGGAACTATACCTCCACAATGTTCATTCTTAATAAGAGGAGCTGTAGGTGGTGGAGCTTATAAATATGAAATAAGTAATTATGACTTAGAAAGTACTTTAAAACTTGAAAAAGGAATGAAAGTATTTTTAATAGAATCTACAGATCCTGAATACTTAAAAGACATAGCTAATCCATTTAACATAAATGGTGCATGGAAAAAGATTGATGGATATATAGATGGATTTGGTTGTCATGGAAACTCTGGTAATAATCCTGCAACGCCAGGAAAAGATATGATAGATGCTTATGAAACTGAACCTCCAGCAGGTGGAGACCCAGGAACTGTAATTATAGGTAGTGGTGGAAATTCTAAACAAACAACTATGAGAAGAATAAATTTCCAAGATACAGATGTTAATAGCGAAGATTTTGAGCCATTAAGATTTGCTAACTGGGGAGTAGATTTAACTCTTAACAATAAAGTTCCTAGATGGTTAGCTTATGGTCCATGGGATGAGAATGATATATTCTCTAATGGTTCTATAGAAGATAGACCTTACTCTATAACTAACAACTTTGGTTCTGACCCGACTTCTACTAGAATATTTAGATGGCTTTCTAAAAAAGGAGTTAAAGCTACTTTAAAATATGGAATAGGTAATACAAATACTGTTGTAGATGCAACTACAGTAGATAAAGCAGATTATGCTGTTCATACAGTTAAATTGTCAGGATTAGAAGAAGGAACTACTTATATGTATCAAGTTGCTGCTGGTGAAGTAATATCTTCTAGTGCTAATTTTACTACATCTACAAGTAATAAAGATGAATTTGAGTTCATACATGTTACAGACTCTCAAGGTAACACAGGTGATGATTTTAAAGTATGGGGAAGAGATTTAAAAATAGCTCTTAATAATTCAGACGCTGATTTTATATCTCATACAGGAGATCATATAGAAGATAAGGGTGATACAAAGTTAAGATGGGATTTATATTTTAAACATGCTCAACAACCTTTCATGAGCTATCCTGTTATAGCTAATCCAGGGAACAATGATACTTATACTTCTGCAGACTGGGAGTTCTATAAAGAAAGATATACTTATGACAATCAATGTCCAGCTTGTGATACTGCTTATTATTTTGAATATGGAAACACATTCTTCTTGTCTTTAGATTTCAATAGATTAATACAAGAACAAAAGACTTGGGCAGATGAAGTATTAGAAGCTACAGATAAGAAATGGAAAATAGTATTAATACATGCTGCACCATATACATCATTCAAAGAAAGTACATTTACTATGGCAGAAATATTTGAAAAGCACAATGTTGATTTGGTATTATGTGGTCATAAACATATGTACATGAGAAGTTATCCTATGAAAGATGATCAAAAAGTAAATCCAGGAGAAGGACCTGTTTATGTAATGGGTAACTCTATGGGAGTTAAACAAGGAACTTTAGATGCAGCTCAACCTTGGATGGAAGTAAGAATAGCTCCTATGGTGTCTTGCTATAACAATATAAAAGTAACTAATAAATCTATAAAGCTTGTAGCAAATAAGATAGTAGATTCTTCAGTAGAAGAAATAGATAGTTTAACAATAACTAAATAAAAAATATTATTTTAAATACTATAAGAGGGCATTAACATGTCTTCTTATAGTAATATTTTTATGAAATGAAATATGAAAGGAGACTAAAAAAATGTCTATTAAATTTTACGATAGTAAAAAACAACAATGGGAAAAGATAGCTACTATGTTAGCTAATTCAGTAAGAGTGTTAGACATTAAAGGTAATTATAGTTCTCAATCTGTTGAAGGTTGTTTAGATGAAATAGCTGAAGGTTTAAAAACTAAATTTGATGATGTAGAATTACTTTCAGATGGTACTTTTAATTTCTACTCTAATGGACAAATAATTAAATCAGTTGGTGTCCCTACTACTAAAAACGGTGGCATAAATAATGAAGTTATAGATGAAATAAATAAAAGACTTAATGACCATGAAACTAGAATAGCTTGGCTAGAAGAAAATGGTGGTGGTGGAGGAGGAAGTATAGATGGAAATACTGCTCCAACTATAACAACTACTTTCGACCAAACTCATTTTTCTACAGAAGATGAAATAGAAATTCCTTATTTCGTAATGGATAGTCAAGGTGGAAACTTTATAGCTAACTATAGTATAGATGGAGAAGTTACTACAGAAACAGTTAAGGTTGGTCCAAATAGTTGGAAGGTAGGTGTACTTCCTAAAGGAACTCATACACTTAAATTATATTTAAAAGATTATACTTTATTTTCAAATGAATTAGTATTTAATATTACTGTAGGGTCTCTTGAAATCTCTTCTAATTTTAGAGAAAAAGATTATGGACTTAACGATAATATAATAGTCAATTATGACATAGAGACAACAGGAACTGATTCTATAAAAGTAGAAAGAATCATAAATGGAAAATCAACTATTGTTGATGGAACAGCAGGTAGAAATACTTGGACTATAGGAAAATTAAGTAAAGGAACATATAGAATATCATTAAGAGCTTTTAATGAAAATAGTTCATCAAATATACTTACATATAATTTTACAGTAACAGATTCAAACTCGTTATATGTTAGTACATCTTTTGAAGATAAGGTTTGGAATGTAGAAAACAGACTTATAATTCCTTATAGAGTATCTCTTATGGGAGGTTCTAAGTTTAAAGCAAAATATACTATAAACGGAATTGAACAACCTATAGCTGATGCTGTTTTAGGTATGAACTTCTGGGACTTAGGATATTTACAAATAGGAGAATATGATCTTACTATACAAGCTACTAATGTAAGTGGTTCTATGGAATCAAATATAATAAATATTCACTTATCTGTACAAGCTACAGACTTTACTCCAGTTAATGGTGTAGAAGATTATTTATTATGTTGGTTTGACGCAAAAGGTAAATCTAATAACTATTCTGATAGAGAAGAGTGGATAGATAAATCTGGTAACAATGTAAAAGCAACTTTAGTTGATGTAAACTATTCTAATAATGGTTGGATAGATGATGGTCTAAGACTTAATGGTGATGCTTATTGTGAAATAGATTTAAAACCTTTTGAAAATGGAGTAAGTGAATATGGTCTTACATTAGATGTTCAATATGAATTTTATAATTCTGGAGATGATGATGCTAGAGTTTTCAGTTGTGAACAACCTATACTTCCTAGAATGGGAGCTTATATAGAAAGTATAGACTTAAACTTAAATGGTTCTGAATCTATAAATAAGTCTCCTAATAATGAAGAAAATAAAATAAGAGCTACATTCGTAATAGATCCTACAGCTCAAAGAACTTATGTATATGTTAATGGTGTTATTTGTAATACTGCTTTAATATCTACTACAGATACATTTATTCATGACAGTAAAATATATTTAAATGCAAGAAGAGATGAAAATGGAAATATAGTAAACTTATCAGACTGTATAATATATAATGTTAGAGTTTATGATAAAGCATTAACTCCAGAAGAAGTTGTTCAAAACCATATATCTGACATGACAATAGAAGAACAAAAGAAAGCTGTTAAGAGAAATACTTTCACTTCTTTAGGTCAAATAGATTTTGATGGAGACTTTACAGGAATGGGTGCAGATGATCAAGTTCCTTTAAGAGTAGCATTTTCTCCTAATGATGGACCAGGTGTAAAATTTGATTTCCCTGAAGTATTAGTTGACTGGCAAGGGAACTCTTCATTACAATATGCTATAAAAAATTATAATATAGACCTTATAGATGAAGAAGGTAACTCTATAGATGTTCAAATGAAAGATGATTGGATTGCACATGATTCTTATCATATAAAAGCAAATATGGTTGACTCATCTCATGCATTCAACTTAGGAATAGCAAAATTACTTCCTACAATATATACTGAACCACATCCAGGTATAACAAACAATCCAGATAAACCAATTAAATATGCTGTAGACGGTTTCCCTGTAACTTGTTTTCATAATGGAGAGTTTCATGGATTATATACATTCAACTTAAAGCAACATAGAAAAGTACTTGGTATGGATAAAAAATCTACAACTCAATTTATGTATAGAGCAGAAGAAAACTCTGCTATGGGTGCAGCAGCTTTTAGAGATTCTTCAGACTTTTCTATAGAACAAGAATTTGAAGAACGTCATCCAAAAAGACCAGCAGGTACTGGAGTTAAACATAACGAACTTAGAAGACTTATAAATTTCGTTAAAGATAGTTCAGATGCAGTCTTTGTAAGAGACTTACCTAAACATTTTAATAAAAATTATTTATTAGATTATTATATAATCTGTTATGTATTTGGAGGAATAGATAGTTTAGGTAAAAACATGACTTTAGCTTCATGGGATGCTACAGCTACTTCTGGTATATGGTATCCAATGTTTTACGATATGGATACATTCTTTGGTTTCGATAATAAAGGTGAACTTGTATGGGGACCAGATGTAAGATGTCCAGAAGATTATAATACTTCAGGTTCTTTACTTTGGGAAAGACTAGCTAAATTATGTCAATCAGATATAAGAATGAGATATGCTCAACTTAGAAGAGGAGGACTTAATTTAGATAATGTTTTAAATGTTTTAAGAGGTGAAATAATAGATCCAATAGGAGAAATGTTCTATAACATGGATGCTACTGATAAATATTTATCTCAAGGTGCTAAGTATTTATATATGTCTAAAGGTAATAGAGTTCAACATCTTGAAAGATGGTTAAAATCAAGATTCTTATATACTGACTCTATGTTTGAATTCTTACCAGAAGCTCAAAACTCTATAATCATAAGAAATACTTGTGCAGGACTTTGGACTTTAAGAATAAAAACATATACTCCTCAACTTATAAAAGTTGAATTCGGTGGTACAGGTGTAAGTGGTGTTGAACCATATGCTGGTACTTTAACTAAAATGTGTAACAATAAAGAATGGACTGAATTTAGTTATTACTTTGATGGAGTTTACCAAAGAGATATATCTATATCTGGTGCTAGATATATAATAGGTCTTGAAGGTGTTGCTAATAAAGAAACATTAATGCTTGACGTTTCTCTTGCTGAAAAACTTATAGAAATAGATTGTAGTGGTAATCCTAACTTAACTTCTATAGACTTATCTAATTGTGTAAGACTTAAGAGATTAGATACACACGCTTGTCCAAGATTAGGTGAAGGAGGTAACGTCCCTCTTAATGTTGGTAACTGTTACAACTTAAAATACTTAGATATATCTAATACTTCTGTTCCTGCAATTAATACAGAAAAAGCTTCTTACTTAACTTATGTTGATATTAGAAAATCTAAAATAGCTGCATTAAATTATTCTAACTTACAATCACTTAAAGATTTAAAGATAGAAGATTGTGATAGATTAACTAGTGTATCTATAGATAGCTGTCAAGGTATTACTGAACTGACAATAACAAAAAATCCTGCATTAAGAGAAATAAGATTAGAAAATTGTAAAAACTTAAAAAGTTTAACTGTTGATAACTTATCAGATCTAAGAAATTTAACAATATTAGATTGTCCAGGATTAAAAACTTTAATAGTAAAAAGATGTGAATTATTAACTAATTTAGATGTGAGTGGATGTACAGGTTTAATAAAACTTGAAGCTACAGATTCTAATCTAAAAGATATTCAATTTGGTACTATAGCTAATTTAAAAGCTATTAATATATCAGGAAGTAAACTTATTTCTACTTTAGATTTTGGAGAATGTAATTCTACTATAGAAACTTTAAATATAAAAGATTGTTTCACTTTAAAGAATTTATTAAATATTAATATACTTCTTAAAAATTATGAACATACTAATCTATTCAGAGGAAATGACTTCTTAAGAAGAATAACTGGAACAATTAATTTTGGTGATGAAATAACAAGCTTAAGAGAATTTTTCGCTAACTGCATAGACTTAGAAGAAGTTCCAAACATGAATTTTAATAATGTAAATATATTATCTGGTATGTTCAAAAACTGTTTTAACTTAGAAAATGTACCTGTATGGGATACAAGTAACATTACAGATATGAGTTCTATGTTCTCTGGCTGTTCAAGATTACAAGAAGCTCCAGCATTTAATACAGAGAACGTTACTAATTTTGATTACATGTTCCAAGATTGTGTTAGATTAGAAGAAGCTCCTAATTATAATATATCAAGAACAACTAGCTTAAGAGGTATGTTTAGATATTGTACAGCTTTAAATAATGTTCCTGAATATAATACTTCTCATATAAAAGATTTTTCTGAAATGTTTGCTGACTGTATTTCATTACAATATCTTCCTACTTTTGATACTGGACAAGCAAAAACAATATCATTATTTTTAGATGGATGTGCAGATTTAAGAAATATTCCTGCTTTCAATACGGAAAATGTAACTAATTTCTCTAGAGCATTTAGTAGATGTGAACAAATCTTCTCTGTTCCAGACTTTAATACTCGTCTAGGAGAAGATTTAAGTTATATGTTCTCTGGATGTACTAATCTATTGTCTGTAAATGAAATAGATTTATCTAGTGCTCATTCTATAGCAGGTTTATTTGAGAATTGTTATAATTTACAAACTGTACCAGAATTAAGAACTGAGAATGTAATAAATATGAGTTCTTTATTTAGAGAGTGCTGGGCTTTAACTGAAGTACCTACTTTAGATACTACTAATGCAGTTTATATAGGTGGTATGTACTATAACTGTAAACAATTAACATCAATACCTACAATTACAACTACTAATGTTGTTAATATAGCCGAATTATTCTTTGGATGTTCATCTTTAGAAGAAATCCCTGAATTTATCACTACAGACGAAACAATGGAAACTCCAACAGACAAAGTAACTGATATGAGAGGATTATTTGATGGATGTAAGAAAATAACTAGAGTTCCTGATATAAGCACTAAAAATGTACAAGACTTCTCAGGAATGTTTAAAGATTGTATTCTTATAACTGAAGTTCCTGAACTTGATGTTACTAATGCTACTCTTTGTTCAGAAATATTCTATAATTGTAAATCTTTAGTTAATGTACCGAGATTTATAACAACAGATGAAACAATTCCATTTGAAAATTGTAGCGTAATGTATAGTATGTTCAAAGATTGTCTTTTTGAAGATGATCCTAGAATTAGTACTAAATCTGGAGAAGATATCTCTTCTTTATTTGAAGGATGTAGAAACTTAACTTCTGTATCTGGAATAGATACATCTAAAGCTATGTTTATGAATTCTATATTTAGAAACTGTGAACGTCTTTTAATAGCTCCTAATGTTGATTTAAGTTGTGTATTGGAAGAAGCTGCTTCTGTATTTGAAGGATGTAAGTCAATTACAAGAACTCCTAAGATAAAAAATCTTGGTAACAAATTATTGAGATTACCTTATTTGTTTAAGAACTGTACTAACTTAACAGAAGTTGAAGTGTTTGACTTAAATAAAGTATCTAATATTTCAGAAATGTTTAGAGGATGTGAATCATTAACAGAAGTGCCTATATTTAATACTTCAAAGGTGACTAATATGAGTTCAATGTTCGCTAACTGTATTTCTTTAAGAGAAATTTCATCAGACTTAGATTTAAGTGGAGCAACAAACATTGCAGGAATATTTAATGGTTGTAACAAATTAACTACAATACCATTATTAAATACAGCAAATGCTCAAGACATGAATTCAATGTTTGCTAACTGTACTTCTTTAGTGAGTATTCCTAAAATAGATACTTCATCAGTTGTAACTATGTCAAATATGTTTAGTGGCTGTAAATCATTAACTATAGTACCAGTATTAGATATGACAAATGTAACATCTACTTCAAACATGTTTAGACAATGTATTAGATTAGAAAATGTTCCAGCATTAGTTACAAATAAAGTAAAGGCAATGAATGAAATGTTTAAAGAATGTTCAGCTATTAAGACAATACCTGATACTATAAAAACAAATAGTGCTAATAATGTATATGCTATGTTCTTTGGATGCTCAGAATTAACTGAATTACATGAAATTAATTTAAGTAATATAAATGATTATTTCTCAAACTTACATTATCTTCTTGAAGGATGTACTTCATTAACTAAAGTAAGTTTTAGAGGAAATAGAACTAATCTTGATATTTCTAATTTTGCAGAATTAAGTGATCTAAAGATATATGATTCTTTAAGAAATGTTACTATAACAGTTAATAATAACCCTAAGATGACATCAGAAAGCTTAAATGCGTTATTTGAATCTTTAGCAGAAGTTGATAGAGGATATATAAATATATCTGGCTGTGATGGAGTTTATGGATGTGATAGCTCTATAGCAGAAGATAAAGGATGGACGGTAATAGTTGATTATTCTCTTCCTCATAAGCTAAAAAAATATACTATGTAACCATACAAATAAGACAGGTATAAAAGCCTGTCTTTTAATATTATAATAAAATAAATAATAGTAATATATAAAAGAGGTGATGAAATGGAAAGTAAATTTAATTTTGAGAATAATTTAGATTTTCTAATCAATAAAAATGTAGACTTAAGCAATGTTCTTTTGCAAAAGAATATTTTAAATAGTGATAATTACAATAAAACTTTTAAGTGTATAGAAGACTCTCTTAATTTACTTTATGAAAAAACAAGAGTAATGCAAGATGTTATAGAGTATTCTAATTCTTTTATTAGAACAGAAATAGATAATACTGTTACAGAATGCAAATCTTTATTAGACAATATAGAAACAAATAGAGATTTATTAAAAGATAGTGCATACATAAACTATAATGTAAAACTGCAATCAATCTTTGATACATATTCAGATAGAAATAATACTCCAATAAAAGGAGTTGTTCTTCATAATGGTGCAATAACTTTAAATAATAATACTGTAGAAACTATAGATTTAACTTCTTTAATTGTGGAAAGTAAAGACAGTAATAATAATATATTAAATACAAAAGATGAAATAAGCTCTAATAATAACTATAGAACTTTTTATATGTTTGACAGAACACAAAAAGATGCAGTTAAAGAAAAATTAACAATAAATTTACCTAGTCCAAAAACTATAAATAAAGTTAATTTAATTCCTTCAAACTGTAAAATTACTTCTATTGAATTTATAGATGAAAATGGATTATCTGAAGTAATAGAGAATTATGATATAAATTTATTTAAAAATAGGACAGTAAAAACTATAAATATTGAAATTGAATGTAATAATTATATAATGTCTCAAATAGATTATAATGAAGTTACTAATAAAGATTTCTGGGATATTATAAATGATATACAAAAAGATGAAAATCTTATAGTTGGTAAAAAGAAATATTACTATTACTTATTTGGATTAGATAAGATTTCGATAGAATATGTAGACATAGCAAAAACAAGTTGTTTTGTATCTAAAGAAATCAAAATAGATGAATTAGAACCAGATGAATATATAGTTTTAGATGCTCAATATTCTTGTGAAGAAGGTAATATAGAGTTTTATATAATTGATGGTACTAATGAAATTCCTATTTTACCAGAAAATCAAAAAACAGTTTTATATGAAAAGTTATTTTATAAAATACCAACAATGTTTACTATAGATGATTTAAATTCTATAAAGATATATGACAATAAGATACCAAGTAAAGTAAATATAAATACTGCAATGAATAGCATAGACGAAAGATATACAGTTTCTTACAAACCAAAAAATGCTACAATGGTAGATTCATTAATGAATAAAAGTATAAAGGTTAAAGCTGTTATTAGAACATATAATAAGGATCATATTCCTTTTATAAAGTCTATGCAAATTAAAAAATACGGAAGGAGTTCATTATGGATAGACAACAACCAAATTTAAAACAAATATTTTCTCCTATATTAATACATCAAGAAGAAGAGCCTAATGTAACAGAAATAAATGAAAGTACTGCTGATATTGCTGATGATATATCAAATATAGATGCAGTAATAATAGAGTCAGCAACTAAACTTAAGAATTTAATTAACAATACTAAAATAAGATTATCTAGCATAAAAGAATATTTAAATGCAGAAAAAGAAAGACAAGAAGATATGAATATACTATGTAATAGATATACCGAATTCTCTTCTGTAATATCTTTAACAAGAGATGATTTTGGAGGAAATTTAACTTATGAAAATGGTATTGTTAGTGCTAAATTAAAATCATATGAAAAATTACAATGTGAAGTTGTAGATGTTAATGGTAATGGATATCAAGGAAATTCATATGTATATACAAACAATGATTTTTTAAAAAATTCTTTAGATTCTAGTGATAAAGATTCTATGGTAGATAATAATGTGGCTACTTACTATGAATATTCTAGAATAACTGTAAATGATTCTATAAATGGAGCACCTAATTTATTTAATAAAGATTCAATAGAGGCAGAATGTTCTATCGAATTAAAAGCTAATAATCACATTAATAAGCTATTAATTTATAGTGATCGTAATGACATTATACTTTCTAAAGTTTTTACATCACAAGATGGTCTTACTTATAAATTAGACAAAGAATATGAAGTAGCTATGAACGAAAGATATGAAAGATATAATAATCAAGAATATGTATACGGCTCAGGAGTTTTAGCTATTGAACCAGCTCCTTATGTAAGATTATATTTTAGATCTAATGGATACACAAATGATACTATTGCATTTATTAATAATTTCTATAGTGATGTAGGTGGATCTTCTAGTATAATAAAAAAGATAGAAAAAGTAGATTCTGCAAAAAGACATGTTGTAAAAATTAATGAGATATCTGCTTACAAAAATAAATATGAAAAAGGATATTTAATATCAAAAGAACTTGTTAATGATCAAATTAATACAATTGCCTTATATTGCAATGAATACATAAATAAAGATTATACTATAGAAAATAATGTATCTTACTTTTTAATAATTAATGGAGTAGAGCATGAAATATGTCCTATAAATTCTCATAGAGAAGGAAAGAAGATTATAAAAATGACTACTCAATCTTATAAATTAGATCATGTAACTTATTTAAATGAAAGCATTAAAAGTGCAAAACTTAAAATAGTTATTAATTCTGCTAATCAAGATATAACTCCTTATATAAGCGATATAAAAATACTGATAGGAGGTAATAATATTGAGTAACTATAAAGATATAAACAAAAAATTAGAGTATTATAAACAACAAATACTTAAAGATTTAGTTAGTCAAGGTATATATCCTAACAATTCTTTAATAGAATCTAAATTAAAAAATATTGACACTTATTTAGCCATATTCCAAAATTATAATGTTGCAACTGGTGAGTTATTCAATGCAAATGAATATAATGAAAGATTAAAACTTATCTATCAAGATTTATTATTCTTGTATGAACTTCTATATGAATTAACAATATTAGAATATAATAAGCTTCAAAACTTTGTAAATTCTCATTTGTCAGAATTAAATTCAATAGTTGAAACATATAACAAAAGAGCTGAATATGAAAATGGTACAACTACTTTAGGTAAAACATTATTATTTAAAAATAATAGTTTTTCTATTGAACATAAAGATAGTGTATCTATAATAAACTTAGGTTCAATAAATGTTGAAAATGGTTCTACTATAGCATGTATATCTAACATTAATAATATAGAAGCAGATAATGTTATTTTTAAATTCAAAAAAGAAGGAGATTTAGATTGGATAACAACATCAGCATATAATTACAATAATGATTTATTAGTAATTCCTGGAGAATTAAAGAAAAATCTATTTGAACATAAACTACAAGATGAACAAAAGATAAACGGACCATTACTTTTAGATGTAATTTCTGATATTAATATTAGAAACAAATATGATATTCTTGGTGGGAAAAATAAAATATTCGTTAATTATAAAGATGATGATGGATTTATAGTAGAAGAGAAACCATTAGTTGCAGATTCTTTATATTTTGATAGAAAAGCATATATAAACTTCTACGTCATAAATGGTAATTCTATATCGTTTAGATTTAATAAAAAACCTGTCTCAACTAATTTTCCAATAGATACACAAAGAATAGATAATTTAAAATACATACAACACTTCTTTATAGAATGTGATGAAGGTTTTACTTTTGAATTTGAATTAGATAAAGGAACAGTTTATGCAATTAAAGAAACTGGAATTATATCAGATGATAAATTATATTATACAGGATCTGAACAAGTAAATGATTTCTTAATAATAGAAACTACTACTGGAGATAAAAAGTCATATAATGTAGTTTTAGAAGCATATAATAGTAATGAAGATTTAGATATAGACAGTATTATCATTAAACAATTAGATTAGTGTGATGGGGGTGATTATATGATACTTTACAATATGAGACATAGAGGTCCTTATGAATATGATAAATTTACATTGAATATACTCCAAATAAGTAATGCTGTTGCATTAAGTGAATTACAAGAACTAACTGTAAATAGTAACAATAAAAATAATTTATTAGAAATACAAAAGAAAATAAATGAAGTATATACATCATTAGTCGGAAATGATGATGTTATTGGTTTAACTGAAAAGATATATATAAATTCATTTTTACTTAAGGGGGAAATATAATGACAATAAAAAAAATGTCTTCACAAGATTATAATAATATATTAAAAAATGCTACTGATAAAATAGAAAAAATATCAGAAGAAATGAATGTAGTTAAAAATGACATGCAAAAGAAAGTTAAAATCATTAATTATGAGCAAGAATATTTAAGTCATATATTTGAAAAAAATGCATATTTAAGTAAAGAAGAAGATACTTTTATATTCTTAAATAATAAAAACAATAAAGGATTATATAATGTATATAGTAATGTTGCTCATGCGTACTTTAAGCAAACTCCAATAAATGTATTTAACTTGAAAGTTGTTAATGGTAATGAATCTTTCTTTAGAGATGAAGTCAAGGTTACTATAAATGAAGTAGAAGATGATTATTTTAAGAATATATTAAAAGCTGAAACAGTAAAGGATAAAGAAATATTTTTTGAAGAGTACGAATTTGAAAAAGCTATTAATGTAACAGAAGACATTACTCCTATAGAAACTGTAAATAATAAGTCTACAATTATTATGGAAGTAAATAAAGAAAAAGTAATAGGAACATCTAAATTTAATATAATAGAGATAGATCCTTATTTATATAAATCATTTGATATAGATTCAATAGAAATATATACAGATGAAACAGACACTCCTACAACAACATTGAATAATTTAAAAAATGTCGGGAAAACTAGATTTATATTAGATAAGAAATATGAATTCAAAAAAGTAATATTCAACTTAACGCATAATTATTCAACGATAACCAATGGAAAAGTAATTTACCCATTTGGAATAAAGCATATTTTCTTCTTAGAAGCGGACTTTAGAAGTGACTCCCATGTTATTATAAATTATTCTTCTGAAGATTATATTGATGATATAAAAGACAGAGTAATAGTTGTAACTGCTACAGGGGAAAGAATATCATCTCTTACAGAAGAAGGAATTCGCATTTTCTTATCTAATAACAATGGTATGTTAGAAAATGAACAAGAACCATCTAATGACATTAAAAAACCTATAGCTAGAAATATTAGAGAGATTTATTTTAAAGTTCCTCTTAAAAACGAAGCTGTTATTGGATATAAATTTACAATTAACAAACGATAATTTTTTTTATAAAGTCAAGTTTAATTACTTGACTTATTTTTTTTATTTTGATATACTATGCGTATAGAACGTATAAAACTTAATACTTTGGGAGATCGAGAAAATGAAGAATGTTTTTGCAGATTATTATTACAATTTTCTAATAGGAGAATATCCTACAGAAGAAGATTATAAAATAACATCATTAACCTTTAATCATTTAAAAGATGCAGGGTTTAATGATTTAGAATTATTTAGATTATTAAATACATTTCCTGTAAAAGAAAAAATTTCATTTGAAGACATTCCAGACCATCTTTGGAAAGATTCTTGTCTTGACAGAGACAAATTCTATTACCATAAAGAATTGCAGATCTTGTCACCTCCTCCTACTTGGGATGAAACCTTTGATTTCTATTTAGAAATGAAGATTAAATATTCATTAGATGAAGCTTTAGATTACTTTATAAAAAGAAGTGGAACTAGAGAAGAATGGGTAAATAGAGAAAGAGAAATAGGTAGCATAAAGTTTTTACTTAAAGACTATAAGAAATTTGACTTTATGGAACCATTAGACTTTCTACTTCATTTAATAGACTATGCTATAAGTTGTGGAGCAGAGCTTAATTCTATATATGATTTAAGAAAATTTGAAATAGAGTTAGCAACTTATCTAGAAATAGATGTAGCAAATGCTATATCTAAAGGAAAGAATAAAGTAATATGGAGGAGTTAATATGTGGTATATAGAAATGGGAGGAATGTATAACATAAATGGAAAAAACCATTTTGGTAGAAAGATTTATGTTACTCCAGATAAAATGTCTGAAACAAGAAAAAGATTTAATAATACTGATGTATATGCAACTGTTTTTAGTTACAATACAGAAAATCAAAACAATAGTGATTTGTTTGGTCCATTGTATTTGGATCTTGACTTAGATATAAAATCAGAATCTGACTATTTAATTCTAAAAAAAGACTTAGTAAGTATAGTTACTTATTTAGAACAAAATTATGGTATTCCTAATAACTACATTAAGTTCTATTTTACAGGAAAGAAAGGTTTCCATTTACTGATTCCATCTCAAGTATTTGACATAAAACCTGATAAGAACTTAAATACATATTATAAGGAAATAGCAAAAGAATTAAATTTAGCAACATTAACAAACTTAATAGATACTAAAATATATGACAAGAAAAGATTATTAAGACTACCTAATAGCATCAATGGAAAAACAGGATTGTATAAAGTGCCAATTACTTATAGCCAAATATTATCTTTCTCTTTTGAAAAAATGAAAGAATATGCTACAAGTCCTAAGCCTAACATAATAGTAACTGTTGAACCTTGTGAAAAGGCTATTAATAGATTTAAACAAATAAAAGATACTATAGAAAAACCAAAAAAAAATCAGAATCGAAAACCAATACAAGCAATAGATATAAATGAAATAGATAATTTACCAGATTGTATTATTAATATATTAAAAAATGGTGCAGTCGAAGGTAATAGAAATAATACGACAATCATACTTGCTTCTGCTTTTTTACAACAAGGAGCATCTTATCAAGATACTTTAGATTTAGTTACAGAATGGAATGAAAGAACTAACACTCCAGCTCTACCTGAATCTGAAATAAATATAACAGTAGCTAGTGCATATCAACAAGTACAAGACGGTAAAAGATATGGCTGTACTTCTATTAAAGAATGTGACTTATGTGTAGGGAGAAGTTGTAGATTGTTCAAATAAAGAAGATATGATATAATGGGGGAACATAAATATGAACAAGCCAGTAATAGGAGCTAGACCTGTAGGTCAATTACCAAAACCAAATTCTAAAGTAGAAAATAATATAGAAAATAACAATGTAGACGTAATAGATGTAATAGAAGAAGATACTCAAGCATTTTCTATATATGAGAATTTAATAGCTAAAAATGATAAAGATAAGTCAGATGAAGAAGAAGAAATAAGAATGATAGACTTCTTTAAAGCAGGACTTAAAAACTATGATGAATTTGAAGAAAGAGCTAGAAATAAAGGTAATGGATATAGCTCTCCAAACTTCCCAATGATAGAACAAAAATTAGAAGGATGGGAAACAGGGATGTATCTATTTTCTGGTGAATCTAATAGTGGTAAATCTGCTGCTATGATGAATATAATGAAAGATTTATGTTCTCACGAAGAAAACAATCTATTCGGAATTTACTACTCTCTTGACGATAGTAAGCACGAAATCATACCTAGAATAATTGCTATGGAGCAAAGCATTCCTATAGGAGTAGCTGCTAAGCCTAGAAGATATGAGGAAATAGTAAATGATCATATGGATGATACTGCTGCTTTATATGCAGAATATCTTGAAAGACGTAAAATAGGTCTTGAAAAGCTTAGAAGTGAAACTAATAAATTCCTTATTGAAGATGCAGGGAAGATTAAAAACTCTAGTGATATTGTTAATCACATAAAAATGGTAAAAACTTTTCTAAAAACTTATTATTTAGAACAAGGTGATGTTGAAAAAGCAAATAAAATTAACGTAATAATAGCTATAGATGCTCTTAATGATATTAAGCTAGATCCTAAAGTATATGGAAGAATTAAAAAAGAAGATTCTTCTGAGGAAGTAGCTAAATTCGTAAAAGATTTATCTGTTGAATTTGATATTATTGTTCTTGCTTCTACTCACTTAAGAAAACTTAATGGAAATAGACGACCTACTCTTGATGATTTAAGAGAAGCTAATACATTAGTTTATGAAGCTTCTGTTGTATGGTTAGTCTATAATGATGTTTCTAAAAATAAAAGTGGTGCTAAAGTATATTGGAGCGATAATAAAGAAGTAGCTCCTATACTAGAAATGGATTGGGCTAAAAATAAAAAGTCTAGTTATAAAGGAAGAACATTTAATATGTTCAGACCTAACTGGTCTCAAATAAGAGAATGCACTAAATCTGCTATGGAAGGTTTTGAACAAATCATTATGCAAAGCTAGGAGGTGATATCTATGGCATGTAACACAGCTAAGACATGTAACACAGCTAAGAAAACTACAACTAAGAAATCTACAGCTAAAAAGACTACTAAGCAAACTGCTTCTAAAAAGAAGAGTGCTCCAAAGAAATAATATAGAACAACAAATATATACATAGGGGGAGATAAATATGGCTAACTTTGGATTATATGAAAAGCCTTATATAAAACTAGGAACAAGTAGTGATGTATGCTACTGTTGTCATAAAGAAATATGTGAAAATGAAAGAAGAGATGCTTATGACGTAGCTCATGAGTTAAGAGGAAGTTTAGATAATCAATTTGTATTCTACATAAGAAAAAGTGGACAAGATACTTGTATATGCTTTGATTGTCTTAAAAAGATAGCTAATGAATTAATAGCTAATGATACAGAAGAAATAACTACAAATACAGAAGAAGTATTAGAAGTTAAAGAAACTGTACAAACAGAAACAAAAGAAGAAGTAAAAGAAGCAAAGAAAGCTTCTAATAAAAAGACTAGCAAATAGGGGGAACTATTAAATGTTAGAACTGATGAAATATGATGAAATGATGGAAAAACAAGAGGAATTAACAAGTGAGTACGATATACTTAAGATGTTTAAGATAGGACCATTAGCAGACCTTACTATAGACTTACTTAATGAATATAGTACAGAAGAAAAAATACATAATGCTAATCAAGTTGCAGACTTAGTAGTATTTTTATTAAAAGAAAGAAACTTATTGACAGAAGGAGTACAACAATCATTTGTTGACTTACTATTAAGTTCTTGTATGTTATACAATATAGTTGATGTAAAAGAAAAGAACTGGAATGATGTTTATCACATAAGAAATATAATTATGGAAAAAGCAGAAGGAGGAAATATACCTCTACAGGCTTTAGAAACTATATGTGATACAATAGAAGGACAATTAGGAGAGAAGATGCCTATAAAAGGTTCTAGACCAAACCCTAATACTCCAGGTGAATTATTTGCATTAGCTGTGGCAATAATTAATAAATATAACAAATAAATATGAGAGGCTTTATAGCCTCTCTTTAATTTAGGAGGATGAGATGAAAAATATAAAAATAACTAACATGGAAAATGGATCAGTAATTATAGTAGAAAGAAAGATATTTAACAGCATAAAAAATAACTTATCAGAAAACTCTGTATATGAAGAAACAGATGAACCAACTACAATGATAACAGCAAGAATAGCTACTAGAGGTAAATACAATAGAGTACTTAATAGCTTAATTGATTTAATAAGACAGGGGGAATTTACATATGAGAATTACAGAACAACAATTGTTTGATTATATGTTTTGTCCTGTTAAGTATTATCTTAAATACAAATCTAAGATAGTAGTTCAAGAAGAAGTTACTGTTAATAAGCTATTAACTCAAATAACAAAATACTTTTATAACTCTGTAGCTAACGGTAAGCTTCCTACTTTAAAACAGATGCAAACAAAATTAGATTCATTATGTGAAGCTAATAAAGAAATAATAACTCCAAAGAAGTCTATAGAAATGTGGGGGCAAGTCTATAACTTTTACAACTGGGCATGTGATAATCAAATAGCAGTAATAGACACAGATACTAAATATGTAATAACTTTAGGAGAACATATAGTAGAAGGAACTATGTCTCCTATAGCTTTAACTCCTGCCAAAAAATTAGAACTTCTTATAGTAAATTTCTCTACTAGAATTCCAGATCAAATAGAAATAGATACTAAAACGAAATATACTTTAGACATTATGGCATTTAATAACTCAAATTCAGACATGAAAATAGATGCTGCAAGAATACATTTACTTAAACAAAATAAGGATTTATATACTACTAGAAACAATAATGATTATGAAAGATTAAATTCTACTGTAAATAATATTGCCAAATCTATCCAAAATGAGTTATACTATCCTAAAGAGACACATATGTGTACAAGTTGTAATTATAGAAATTATTGTAGAGCATGGAAATAGGGGAGGTGATATAATGGCAATAGAAATAAAAGAATATGAAGGATTCAAGCCTAAAAAAGCTACTCAAACTACTAAAGCTAGTAAAACTACTAAAGCTACTCAAACTACTAATAAACCTAAGAAAAAATAGTTAATATAGATAAATATAATATGGGGGAAAGCATCATAATGTTTAAAACTAAGACTAATAAGAAAAAAGATACAATGGGCAAAATAAAACACAAGAAGACAGAGATAGATGGAATAATCTTTGCTTCAAAATTAGAAGCTCAATATTATGAGAAATTAAAACAAGATTTAAAAGATGGTAAGATTAAAGAATTCTCATTACAACCAGAATTTATTCTTCAAGAAAAGTTTATCGTAGTAGATGGAGAAGTTATCTATGGTTCTAATAAAGATTTCGATAAAATAAAAAGAAAGACTAAAGCAGAAACTGTAAGACAGATAAAATACATAGGTGATTTTCTTATAACAGATAATGATGGGCAACAAAGAGTGGTTGACACTAAAGGGAAATCAACTGCAGAATTTGAAATAAAGAAAAAGATGTTCTATGCCAAATTTCCAATGTATAAATTAGAAATACTTATATATAATAAAAAGGCAAACGAATGGGTAGATTATTATAAATATAATAAAGAATTAAGAGCTAAAAAGAAAACTAAAAAAGCTTTAGATACAGAATAAAACAAACACACTATACAAAACAAAAAATATCTTCCACATTATCATATATAAACAATATGGGGGAAATATTAATGTATTACAAAGTAAGCGATAAACAATTTGAACAAAGAATGGCTGAGTGGACAGAAATAGAAAACTTAGTCTTATCATATCAAAAACAATTTCAAGACAATCCAACTGAAGATATTATAGATGAATCCAGAGAATCTGCTCAGAAATTATTAGAGAAGTTCTCTCCTTTATTTAAGAAGTATACTACGCTATTAAAAACTGGGCAGATTGACTGGGATGATTTAGAAATGAAACAATTCGTTATGAATTTCATAGATGATATAGAACTTAAAAGAGCACTCGCTCGTAAAAAACAAAAAGCTACTTATAGAAATGATATATATCAAAAATTCAACTTCATTATAGAAACTTATGGTGAATTAAATGAAGAAGAAATACTTTTAGATTTACAAACTCTTATGCTAACTATAGCTCAAAGGTATAAACAAATGGGAAAAAATTTCTGTGCTTATGTTTATAACTCTTATAGATATGAAGTCGCTAGACATATCAAAAAATTCATAAAAAATCCAATTAATATAACTTATAAAAATTTACAATATGAAGACTGTATTAATGGCAATCATAATTTTGAACTATGTCAATCATATGAAGATAATTACTATGAAGATTTGACAGGAATTCCTAATATGTCTTGGATACAAGGACAAAACTGTTCTGATATATTTAACTGTCTTTCTCCTTTAGATAGAAAGATTCTTGTTAAGTATTATTTAGAAGAATGGAAAGATGGACAAATAGCTGATAGTTTAGGTATGCACATCAATACTGTTAATCAAAAAAGAAGAAGTGCTGCTAAAGTTATTGCTGAAAAACTTAATTTAGATTTAAGTGCAATAAAAAGAACTAGAAAGTCTGGTAAAAGAGCTATTCTTCCTTCTGCTTAATTTTATACTTTTTCTTATCTGATCGAGTTTTTCTCGATCTTTTTTATTTCTTATTTTTATTGACTTTTGTACATGTTAAACGTATAATAAGTATAAGAAATGACGAAACTATAAATAAAAGAACTTATGGAGATATACAATGAGAGAAAAAGTTGTTAGAGAAAGATATAATACAAAACTTCAAGCAAAGAGTAGAGAAAAATTAAGATTATTAACAGCTCAACATGGCTTTAAGTATGAAAATGAAATGATAGAATATATGATAGAGAATTGGGGGAATCATAAAAATGATATGGAAAATGAACACAATAGATAGTGAACACTTAATGAAAGTGGCTAATAATTTAAAAGGTGATTTCATAATAGATAGATTATGTTATAACTTAGGTTATAAGAAAGATACATTACTTCAATATATAGATGAAGAAAATGCTAGAATATTATTAGCTACTTTACTTATCAATAGAGAATTAGACAAATATACAGACATAATAAATGCTCCTCAAAACTTCTTAATAGATCCAACTAAATTAACTAATGCTCAAAAAGCTGCTAATTTAATAAATAAATATGTAAGGAACAGAAATGCTTATGTTTATGTTTTTGCAGACTACGACGTTGATGGACTAACTGCAGGTTATACTATGACTTCTGCTTTAAGAGAAGTTTCTACTTGTCAATCTGTATCAGTTAAGTTCCCTGATAGAGAAGAAGGTTATGGTCTTAATTTACAATGGTGTAAGAAAATAGTAGAACAACATACAGACGAAGAAACAGGTAAAGTATTAGATGATGTATTGGTTATTACAGTAGATAACGGTATAACTAAAGTATCAGAAGTAGAATACTTAAAACAAAACAATATAGAAGTTGTTATAACTGACCATCATCCTTCTAAAGATGTTGTCCCTAACTGTATAGTAGTTGATCCTCATAATAATACAATAGAACAAGATGATACATTTAAACATTTATGTGGTTGTGGTGTAGCATTTAAAGTAGCACAATTAGTTCAAGAACTTAATGGTGTTAATAATATGTATAACTACTTCCCATTCTTAGCATTATCTACTATATCAGATGTAATGCCTATGCATACAGAAAACCTAGCTTTCTTACAGTATGGATTAGATATAATGAATAGTAAAGATTGTCCTTTAGGAATAGCTGAACTTAAAAGACAAGAGAGTATAGACATAGTTACTACTACAACAATAGGTTGGACAATAGCTCCTATGTTAAATGCTTGTGGTAGAATGGGAGATATAGAACTAGCAAGTAAGTTATTCTTTACAGATAATGAACCAGTACAAGATATAGTATCTAAAATTAAATCAGTTAATGATAAAAGAAAGTCTATAACTAAAAGAGCAACTAATGAATTATTAAAGACTCCTAACATAGATACAGATAAAGTATTTATAATGAATACTACAAAGTATCCAGGAGGTGTATTAGGAATAATAGCAGGTAAAGCTACAGAGATATTTAATAAACCTTCAATAATAGTTACTCCTGTAGATAAAGAAAAGAAATATTTACATGGTTCTGCAAGAAGTGCTAATAATATAGACTTAATACCTCTTATGAAAGTATTAAAAGAAGAAGGACTTATAATAGAATATGGAGGACATGCAGAAGCAGTAGGAATACAATTTAGTGCAGATAAGATAGATGCTATACAAAATAGACTTAATGAACTAATAGTATATGTACCTCTTACAGAAGAACAAATATTAGAAACTATATCTACAGAAGAAGTATTAGAAATAGATGAAATATTATCTTTAGAAAATTTAAATGTAGTTATGTTAGCTTTATCTAATATGTTACCAACAGACGGAAAACAAATAAAAAATCCTGTATTTGCAGTAACAGATTGTGAAGTTAAAGCATTTAAAGTGTATCCTAGTGGATATATGGAGATAACTCTTAAACAAGGTAATAAAGTTATAGATATGAGTGCTATGGGATATGCAGAAACTTTCAGTACACAAATCTTACCTCAATTAGACGGTAAAGATAAAAAGCTTGTTCATGTAGCAGGTACTATATCTAAACATTTTAAAACTAAAAAATATGTATTAAACATAGTAGATATTGTAGCAGCATAAGCTACAGTATCTACTTATTCTTTAGGAGGTACTTATGAATGTAATTAAAGCACTAAATAACAATAGATATGTTGACTCTGTAGAGATTTTTGTTAAGTCTATTGAAGTTAAAAATCCTTGCAATATAGTCATAGAAACAGACTTTGTAGAAGGATTGTTTAATAGATCTATAAGACCTGAAAGCATATCTAATATACGTTTTAATTTATTAAGTCAACATGGAGAAAATTTTTGTATAATAGGTGTTAAAAGTATATCTTCTTCAAGAACTGTAAATCCATCTTATCTATTTTCTGACAAAAAGGATATCTTATTCAATGACAGAACAAATAATAGGAAGATAACACTTGACTTAATAAATCCTTTAGAACAAGAAGATTTAAATAGACTTATAAGAACATTTAATGTTACTATAGATATAGAGCATTATTCTTTTAGACAAGAATATAATTTATAAATATAAAAAGGGAGAGATTGAATATGATATTAAATTGCAAAGAAGTAGCAGAGAACATACTAAACAGTATAGAGGAAGATATAAGATTATTAAGAGCTAATGGAAAACATCCTTATCTTAAAATAATAAGAGTAGACGGAGATCCTGCATCTGAAAAGTATGTAAATAACAAAGTTAAAAAGTGTGCTGAAAGAAATATAAAATCAGATGTAGAACTATTATCTAATGATGTAAGTATGAATGAATTATTAATAGCTATTAATAAAGCTAACGAAGATAAAGATATTACTGGAATACTATTACAACTTCCATTGCCTAAACATCTTAATGAGAAAGAAGCATTAGATGCTATAGCTCCACATAAAGATGTAGATTGTTTGACTACATATAATGTAGGAAGACTATTTGAAGGTAATCATAAGTTAGCTCCTTGTACACCAAAAGGAATAATAGAAATACTTGATTATCACAACATAGACTTAGAGGGGAAAGATGTGTTAATAATCAATAGAAGTATGTTAGTAGGTAAGCCTCTGTTAGAGCTTATGCAAAAGAGAAATGCTACAGTAACTTTGGCTCATAGTAAAACATTAGATTTAGAAGATAAAATAAATAGAGCAGAAATTATAGTTACTGCTGTAGGCAAAAAAGACTTTATAACTAAACACATGTTAGAAAGATTAAACTTAATAGCTAAACATACTATGGATAAAGTTATAATAGATGTTAGTATAAATGTAAATGAAGAAGGAAAACTTTGTGGAGATGTTTATAAAGATAATGACTTTATTAATAGCTTAAAACATGTATCAGTAACTCCTGTTCCAGGAGGAGTAGGACTTACTACTGTAGCTAGTTTATTGGCAAATAATATATCATTAATAAAAGAATATTAATAGCAAAAAGACAGGCATAACACCTGTCTTTCTTACTGTGAAGATTAGTCTTCAAAAACTATTCTGTTTTCTTCTACTTCTTCTAACTTTGTAAGTTTAGCTTGAAGTTCAGCAGTTAATTGGTTAGCTTTTTCTACAGCAGCTTCTAAAGCGTCTATTAAACCATCAACTCTAGTTATTTCAGCAGTTCTATCTTGAACTTCTTTAGCTATAGCAGCTTTGTTTTGAGCAGATTCAGTTCTAACTGGAGCAACAACTTCTTCTACTTTAGTATTTACATAAGCTTCTGTAGTTTTCTTAGCTAATTCACCATCAACATAAGATTTGTCAGCTTTAGCATCTATATTATTTACTAATTCAGTAGCTAAATCAGCTTCAGCTATTTTAGCAGATAATTTTCTGTAAGTAGCTTCAGCTTCTGATTTCTTTAAGTAATCAACTAAGTCTAACTCAGAAGTTATTTCGTCAAATACTACCCATCCTTGAGCCATAGCTCTTAACATAGCTTCGTCAGTAACTGTAGCATTTCCAACTACTGCTTCTCCAACTATAGCTTTAGCTGCATCTACACCTTTGAAGATGTAAGCTCTCTTAGAAGATATAACGTAAGCTATATCTCCAACTTTAGGATTTGGATTAGCAGTAGCTATTTCATCTTCTGTATTAACAACTATAGTGTTAGAATTCTTATTAGATATAGCATCTCTTAAGTTAGCTATTGCAGATTCATTAGCAGAAACTTTTGAAGTTAAAGCAGTTACTTTACCATCAACAGTAGCTATAGAACCTTCTAATGCAGCTTTAGCTTCTCCTATCTTAGTATCAGCATAAGACTTAGCAGATTCTAAAGTTTGAACGTCAGCAGCTTTATAAGCAGCATCTATCTTAGCTATTTCTGAAGTAGTATGAGCATTAGAAGTATTAATAGCTTCAGACTTAGCAGCAGCTATTTTACCATCTACTAATCCTAAAGCAGCTTCGTTAGCTTCAACTTTAGTTTTTAATGCTTCATTAGCAGCATTTATTTCAGCAACTTTTTCATCAGTGTAAGCTTTAGCATCAGTTAAAGTTTGAGCAGTCTTAGTATCAACTAAGCCTCTAACTTCTCCTACAGATGCTTCTACTCCACCTATTCTGTTTCCTAAAGCTTCTTCAGCAGCTGTAGCTCTAGATATTTCAGCAGTTATTTTACCTTCTACAACACCTGTGTATCCTTTAGCGTCAGCTATACCTGCAGTAACTTCTTGTCTTATAGCAGCTTCTTGTTCTTTAGCTCTTTCGATTTCAGTAGTTACTTTAGTATCTAATTGAGTTATAGATTGAGTATTAGCTTCAACTTTACCATCTACAGCAGATAATTGATTAGATTGAGCATCTATCATCCCTTTTAATACTTTACCTTGTTTAGCAGATAAAGCTGTAGTTTGAGAATCAGATTCTAAAGTATCTTCTACATTAGATTCGAATTGTTCATTATCGAATCCGAATATTTTCCATCGTCCATCTACTAATTGATAAGTCTTCTTATCAGCTTCAACGTAAACAAGCATACCTTCATATGCTCTGTTTCCAGTTAAGTGAGCATCTCTTTCTTCTATAGTTTTAACAGTAGCTCTAGAATCAAGTGGTGCTTTAGCTCCTAAATCGAATCCAGATGCAACAGTTATACCTTTACCGAAGTTTGGTTGAGCTTCTCTTTCCATTTCTATTTCTCTTATTGATTTTATTTTAGACATATTCATAGCCCTCCTTATTAATAGTTAAACTTCATATTGAAGTTAGATACAGTTGATGCAGAGTTTACATATACATAATATTCTTGAGCTGTACCATCTAAACCAGTTATAGATACTTCTTGTATTCCGAAAGTACCAGTAACGTCAAAGTTATTAGGGTCTATGATAGACTTTAACTTACCATGAGCCTTTGGATAAGCGAATACCATTCTTTGATATTCACAATTGAAAGCATGAGATTTGTTTCCTTTTCCTTCTACTTTCTTAGTAAGACCTTTTATAAGAGTTTCGTTTATTTCTGCATTTTCAGCACAAACACCCATATAGTAAGGGTAAACGAAGTTAAACCATCCAGTATTAACTGTGTAAGACTTGTTAGCAGCATCAGTAACTTTAACAGAGAAGTTCTTGTTGCTATTAACAGTTAAATCAGTAGTTATAGTTATTGTTCCACCATTTTCTACTTCAACACCTTCTTTAGCTTCTAAAACATTAGAACCATCTAAGAATTCAACTTTTGTTATTTTCTCAGACTTTTTAGTAACATTAGCAGTTATATTAGTAACTTTTTGGTTGCTACCTTTTTCAAATGTTCCACCGTTTGGGTTAGAAGATGCAGAAACAGCTGGAGCAACATATGGATATAATAACTTAGTTAATACTTCTTTAACAGGCATGTTAGCAAAAGTAGAACCAGCTGCTATACCACCTATTGCATTTACAGTAGGCATATCATTTGTATAAACTGTGTTTTCGTTGAATTTAGTTTTTTCAGCTTGAGTAACGAATTGTCTTTGCTCATCACATTCTACTTGATCAGCAGATGTTTCTAGGTATACTACTTCATATTCACCTTCAGAGTTTTTAACTCTATACTTCGCTTTTCTTATATTTGACATTTAGGAGTCCTCCTTGATTTTTTATTAAGGAGACGAAGAGATGAACACTCCTCATCTCCTCACTTGACATATTACCTTTTTTGTGGTAATAAAACACATTCAAAAAAAATTTTTATATAAAAGATAATCTATTTATGTCTTCCCATTCTAAATGAACAGAAGCTATTTTATCCTCTAATACTTTTATCTTTTTATTGATATTTGTTAAATCAGGAGAAGAACCATCTCCATTACCAGAATTCATTCCTAATAACATAGATTGATATGATTGTGCTCTAGATATTAATACTTCATTAACACCATTGACAGAAGAAGTTGTAATATTTGCTGTTAAATTATTAGGATGTGATGCTCCTATCATACCTTCCATACCACTAAATGGTTCAGTAGGTTCAATTCCTTCTACCATATCCCATTCTATAGTTGCAGATATTACAGAGTCATAATATTCATCAGAATGAAGCTCTGTTATTTTATATCTTAATAGCGGTATGCCTACAGATGAACCATCAGCATATATAACATCTCCTACTTGAGCATCATATGTTGTATAAGTTCCTGTATTGTCAACAAAGTTACCTTGTACTTTATAGATGTTAGTGTCTATACTGTAACCATCTACCAAATCAAATTTACCGTCAAACAGATTCATATTATCAACTCCTTTGCAGTTAATTATATAAGACGTAAATTTACCCAAGCATTTGTGTTGGCTTGCATACTTGTTATTTCTATTTGGTCATGAGTAACATTAAAGTTAGCTCCAACTGTTGTTTTCATAGCTCTGTTACCTTTTATGTCATTCATAACTTGAATATGAGGTAATACGAAATCATCATATGATTTTCCCATTGCATGTTTTATCTGACACTTAGCACCTGGACCTATTTCAGAACCAGCGTATCTTATTTGAAGAGCAAATATTTGTACTCCTTCTGGACAAGTTACTGTAGTTAAAGTTCCTGACTTAGTAGCATCAACTCCATCACCATCAGCTATAACCCATCCATTTGTTCCTAGACTAGGTAATTGATATCTTCTTATAGATTTGTCTACTGCTGGAGCAGAAGTTGAACCACCTGCTGGTCCTGTTATTTCAGATAAAGCTACTAAATTTTTCCAAGCACTTGTATCTTCTGTATTATACTTCCATTGAATATGTGTAGATGATTTTTGTAATTCTATTTCTCTACCATCTTGTCCGTTTTCTCCGTTTTGACCATCTTGACCTTTTTCTCCTTGAAGACCTTGAGGTCCTATTGGTCCAGTTTGCCCAGCAGGTCCTTGCTCTCCAGCAGGTCCAGTTTGTCCTTGAGGTCCCATAGGTCCTATGTTACCTTGGTCTCCTTTTGGTCCTTTTAATTTCTCTAATTGTTCTGGAGTAAACATGTCATAAGTAAAGTCTCTACCATCTCTACCATTTACACCTTGTGGTCCAGCAGGTCCTCTTTCACCTTGAATACCTTGTGGTCCTGGAGCACCATTATCTCCCTTAGGTCCAACTTCTCCAGTTAAACCTTTCTCACCTTGTAATCCTTGAGGTCCTATTGGTCCTTGCTCTCCACGCTCACCTTGGATACCTTGTGGTCCTTGTATACCAGCAGGTCCTTGTGGTCCTATATTACCTTGGTCTCCCTTAGGTCCTTTTAATGCCTCTAATTGTTCAGGAGTAAAGTCTTCGTATCTGAAAGCATCTCCCTTTGGTCCTTGTAAACCTTCTGGTCCTCGAGGTCCTTCTGGTCCTATAGGTCCCTGTATACCTTGTTCACCTTGTGAACCTCTTTCACCTTGAGGTCCAGTTGGTCCTATAGGTCCTTGAGGTCCTGGAGCACCGTTTTGACCAGCAGGTCCTTGCTCACCACGCTCACCTTGAAGACCTGTGTCTCCTTTAGGTCCTTGTATACCTTGTACTCCAGATAAGTCTACTAAGAAATCAAATTTAGTTGCACCTTTTATAAATAACTTACCGTTATCTTCATCTGATACATTTCCTGTATTTATAATTACAAATTCGCCTTCTTTTATTTCTTCATTAGAATAATCAGCATTCATTGCTTCTATAGACACATATGTTTTCTTAATAGCAAATGGAGCTCCTGTATCACCTTTAGGTCCTTGAGGTCCTATAGGTCCAGCCTCTCCTTGTAAACCTTGAAGTCCTTGTAAACCTTGAGGTCCTTGTGGTCCAACTTCTCCACGCTCACCTTTTTCACCAGGAACACCTTGTATACCTTGAAGACCTTGTATACCTTGAAGACCAGTGTCTCCCTTTGGTCCTTGTTCACCTTGAGCTCCAGTAGGTCCAGCAGGTCCTATTGGTCCTTGTTCTCCTGTATCACCTTTAGCTCCTTTTAAAGCTTCTAATTGTTCAGGAGTGAAATCAGCATAAGTAAATGCATCACCTTTTTCACCTTGAAGACCAGTATCCCCTTTAGGTCCTACAGGTCCTTGAGCACCATCTCGTCCATCTTGACCAGCAGGTCCTTGTTCACCTCTTTCACCTTTAGGTCCTTGTATTCCTTGAACACCAGATAAGGCTACTATGAACGAGAATGAATCTTTAGCTTTTAAATAAAGCTTTCCATTATCTGCATCATTAGAGTTTATAACAACAAACTCTCCTTCTTTAACTTCAGGATTAGAGAAATCAGCATCCATTTCAGATTTAGATGAATATATCTTCTTAATAGAGAATGGAGCACCAGTATCTCCTTTTGGACCTATTGGACCTTGTGGACCAACTTCTCCTTTAGGTCCTTTTAAAGATTCAAGTTGTTCAGAAGTAAAGTCGTTATAAGTAAAGGCATCACCTTTCTCACCTTTTGGACCCATTGGACCTGCTGGTCCTTGTTCTCCTACTCCATTTTCTTTTAATTCTTCTACTTCATTTTCTAATGAGATAATATCATCTCTCATATCATTTAAGTCAGATGTGCTGTTTTCTAAAGCATACAATCTAGAATTAATTTCTTCAACTGGAGCATCTTTACCAGGTCTACCTTCTGGACCTTCTGGTCCCATAGGACCTATTGGACCTTGCTCTCCTTTATCTCCTTTTGGTCCAGGAACTGGAGGAGTATTTAATATTTCTGCTATAGCTTCTCCTAATCCTAATACAGTATCTGTTACAACGTCTACTTGTTTTTCAATATTATTAAGTCTTTGAGCATCAACAAGAGTTTCTTCATCTACCCATTCTGTAGGTATATAGTCCTTAACAGGCATCTCTTGATTCTCTTTTAATTTTTCTTTAAGTTTTTCCATCTTTTTCCCTCCTTAAATTTTATTTTGAGTTATTATTTTTAATATTTATAAGACTCAAAAGAATATTACTCATTATGAACATATATATTACATTCTTTATTTGTTTTATTTACTTTATTTTTTTATGTTGACATGCACACATGCACATGATATTATGTAAATATACAAAGGAGTTGGTAAATTGTGAGAGTAAGATTTCATACAACTATTGATGAAAAGTTAAAAAGAGAAATACAAATAAAAGCGACTCTAGAAGGCAGAAATGTTAATGATATCTTAGAAGAGCTTATAAAAAACTATTTACATTCAGATAAGAAGAATGACTTAGAAAGTAATAGAAAATAAAAGATTTGGGGGAGATATATATGGCAATAAAGAACTTTACACATTTACATGTGCATACTACTTATAGTTTCTTAGACGGAGCTAATAAAATAAAAGACTGTATAGCAAGAGCTAAAAAGTTAGGTATGACTTCTATAGCAATCACAGATCATAACCACATAGGAGGTTGGTTAGACTTCAAAGCAGAATGCGAAGCTAATGATATAAAACCTATATTAGGTTGTGAAATGTATCAAACTTACGATACTAATATATTAGGCTTATCTGCTGATGAAAGAAGAGAAAAAGCTATAGAATTAGCTAAAGAAAATGGTGTTGAAATACCTGATAAAATAAATGGTAAAAAGATAACTAAAAAGCAAATAGATGAATTAATTGCTCCTTATATTTATGACACTAAACAATATCACTTAATAGTATTAGCTATGAATCAAACTGGAGTTAATAACTTAATCAAACTACAATCAGAAGCTGCAGATAAATGTACTTATAATGGTCGTTTCTTATGCGATATGAAAATGCTTAAGAAATATAATGAAGGATTAATAATATTATCTGCTTGTCTTGGAGGATTAGTTCCTAATAACATAATAAATGGTAAATTAGAATATGCAGAAGAATTACTATTAGAATATAAGGAAATATTCGGAGATAGATTTTATGTAGAGATACAGCCTTTATTTGATAATGAACAATTAATAGCTAATGTAGAATTAATAAGGTTAGCTGAAAAACATAACATAGAAGTAGTTGCTACTAATGATGTTCACTATACAGAAGAAGAAGATCATGATGACCATGATACTTTATTATGTGTAGGTATAGGTAAAGCTAAACAAGATATAGACAGAATGAGATATGCAGAAGAATTTTGGTTAAGAAGTAGAGAAGAGATGGAAATAGCTTTTAATAGACATGGAGATATATATGAAGAAGGTATCATAGAAAAAGCTTTAAATAATACTTCTGTTATAGCAGATAGAATAGAAGATAATTTAAAATTAGGTTCAGATACTCCACTATTCCCAAAGGTTTATGTACCAAAAGGTATGACTGCAGAACAATATCTTACTCTTAAATCATATAAAGGATTATATAGATATAAAAAGAGTCATCCTGAAATAGATATAACTAAATATGAAAGACGTATGTATGAAGAGCTTGATGTAATAAATACTAAAGGTTTCGCTCCATATATGCTTAAGATAATAGAAAATATAGAGTTCTGTGAAGCTAATGATATTCCAGTTGGACCAGGTAGAGGATCAGCTGCAGGTAGTTTATGTCTATTCGCTAATGGAGGTACTAAAGTTGTTGATCCAATAAAATATGATTTACTATTCTTCCGTTTCCTTACTAAAGACAGAATAGATCCACCAGATGTTGATAGTGATTTTGGATACTATGGTAGAGATAAACTTATAAGACATTTAGAAGAAGTACATGGACAAGAAGCTGTATGTCATATAGGTACTTATACTGAAATGGGTGTCAAATCTGGACTTAAAGACTTTGGTAGAGTTCTTAAGATAGATTTCTCAGTAATGAATAGTATAACTAAGAAGATAGATGAAATAACAGATGATGCACCAGGATTTAAGTTTAAAGACTTTGAAGATTTCAAAAGAGATGCAGAAGATGCACTTAATGGAGGTAATGAAGAATTACATAACAAGTTAATAGCTAAATACAATGATTACAAAGCATTAGAAGAAGAATATCCTGAATTATTTAGACTTGCTAAGAAGTTTGAAGGAACTCCAAGAAATATGGGAGTACATGCTTCAGGAATACTAGTAATGCCTTGCAACGTAACAGACTACTTCCCTACTAGAACAGTAGACGGAATAAGAATAGCATTATTTACTGGACCACAACTTGAAAGTCTAGGAGCTATTAAATTAGATATACTTGGACTTAAGACTCTTGATGTTTTAGATAAAACACTTAAATCTATAGATCCTACTATGACAGTAAATGATTTATATAATATAATAGAACAAAACTTATCAAATAAAGATATGTTTGAAATGGTACAGAATAAAGAAACAGAAGGTATCTTCCAAATAGAATCTAATCTATTTAAAGGATTAGTAAGTGATATAGTTCCTACAGATGAAAATGACATATGTGCTATATCAGCTATAGGAAGACCAGGACCTTTATCAGCAGGGATGCATACACAATATGCACAACGTAAAAATGGATTTGAACCTGCTATACCTCAACTTAGAGGTACTGACCATATAACTCAAGATACTTTCCATACTATAATATATCAAGAACAATGTATGATTATTGCTAAATATGTTGCTGGATTTGATGACTCACAAGCAGATAGTATATTAAGAAAGGCTCTTGCTAAAAAGAAAGCAGATAAAATGGAACTTGCTAGAAGGTTATTTATATATGGTAAGATAAATGCTCCTAAACCTGTAGATTATGATGAAGAGAATTTAAATCAACCAATATATGATCCAACAGGTAAACATGGTGCTCCTGTTAAAGGAGGTATAAATAATGGTTGGACAGAAGAAGAGCTTACTGACTTCTGGGAAAAACTAAAAGGATACGCTTCTTATTTATTTAATAAATCTCACTCTGCTTCTTATGGTATCCTTACTTTATGTACTATGTATTTAAAGACGTTCTATAAAGCTAAATTCTTCGCTGCTTTATTATCAATGCAAACTAAAGAAGAGAAGATAAACTTATATGTAAAGACTGCTAAAGATTATGGAATAAATATTAAAGCTCCAGATATTAATAATTCACAAGCAGACTTTATAGAACTTAATGATGAAATATTATATGGACTTAAGACTATAAAAGGAGTAGGAGCTGCATCTATTCCTAATATAATAAACAATAGACCATACAACAATATTCAAGACTGTATAGATAAATTAGATTCTAAATCTTTCAATAAAAGAATAGGTATGGGACTTATAAAAGCAGGTGCTTTTGATTTCTATAAACCTAATAGATATGAACTTATAAATGAGTTTTATGATATAAGAAAAGACAAGAAAGAAGAAAAATTAGATATAAATATATATAATGAAAATGTATGTATGGAATTAGAAAGAGAAGTATTAGGTGCATGTGTAACATATACTCCTTGGTGGGATACAGTATTACCAGGCACACAATTTGTACAAGAATTAGATTTAGTATCAGTACCAACAAAAAGAGATAGAAAAGGAAATATGATGGCATTTCCAGTATTAAGTCATAACGGAATAACAATAAAAGCAGTAGCTTTTGCTAGTGTATATGGAAAAAATGTAATGGCATTTGATACAGAACTAAATAATAAGATAAATATATTAGGAGAAAAAGATGCTAAAGGACAATTAATAATAAAGAAAGTAATGCTCTTAAATAAATAAAACATTAAGTGATAGTAAAAGCTATCACTTTTTTTATTTTGTTAAAGTGAAAACAAACACAAAAGTAAGTAATAATGATATGACAGACGAGAAAACAGAATAGGAGAGTGATATTAGTGTCAAGAACCAAATTTGATGTCCGATACAAAGGTTTATTAGAAACAGGATTTACATCAATAGATATTTCTAATAAAGATTTGAATGACATGATGTATTCGGGACTTTATCATGGATTTTACTTAGATAATGCACCTGACATGAATTATACACAAGTCATAGTGACGAGACATAATGAAAGTTGGGTGGTTCAAGAATGTAAAAATTACATTGACACAATTTATTTAAGGTCATATAAAAATGGTAAATGGTCAGCTTGGGATGATTTAGATTTAAATAAAACACCAAGTTGTGATAATGCAGATAAAGAATATATAATAGTTGAAAGACCTCATTCACACGCACTAGCTACTCCTCAAACAGATGGTTTTATGTCAGCGTCTGATAAACACAAATTAGATGCTTTAAATATAGACCTGGGAGATGGTGGCATAGTATTTCCAGATCATTCTCATGAAGAATACGAAAATGCTCTAAGAGTTTTTGAAGAGAAACTAACAGCTTTAGAAAATAAAAATTTAGATATAGAGGCATTAGACAAAAAATATATATCTGCATACTCTAATATAAAGCCTATACATCACAACACTACTGGACAAGTCTGGATACAATTACAAGATTAATATAAAATAAGCATCATAAAATAATACACTAGGAGGATATTTAAAAATGTCAAAAGAAATATTAGAAAGCAAAACTTCAGCAGTTTCTGAAGAAATCATTAAGAAAGGTAAATATAAAGTATTTAATGGAACTTCTTATGAAACAGTTCATTTACAAACTATAGCTGATCAAGTAATAGAAACATCTTCTAAGCAATTTGTTTCTGCAACTGAAAAATCAACATGGAATAATAAAGCTAATGCAAGTCATACTCATGATGATAGATACTATAAAAAAGCTGAAACTTATACTCAAGCTCAAGTAAATGCAGAATTAGCTAAAAAAGCTAACTTAGTTCATACTCATGCAGCTTCTGATATAATAACAGATACTAATAAAATGTTTGTATCTAAAACTGAAAAAGATAGATGGAATGATACAAATACAAAAGCAGAAATAACTACTTTAATAGCTGGAGTAAATGAAACTATAACAAATAATAATTCTGCTGTAACTTCAGAAATATCTAGAGTTGAAACTGGATACAAAAATGCAGACAAAACTTTACAATCTAATATAACTACTGTTCAAAGCAACTTAAACACAGCTGTTGATCAATTAACAGAATTAATAAATAACGGTGGTTCTGCTAATACTGCATTAGCTAAAAGAGTAGAAACAATAGAAACAACTACTATACCTGCCGTAAAAAATTCTGTATCTGCTTTAGATACTAAATTATCTGGAAAGATAACTGCATTAGAAGAAGCTAAAGCAAACAAAAAAGATGTAGATTCTTCTATATCTACAGCTAAAAATGAATTAAATAATAAGATAGCATTAAAAGCTGATAAAACATATGTAGATAGTAATTTAGGATTAAAAGCTAATGCTGCTGATGTATATACACAAGAACAAACAGACGCAGCATTATTATTAAAAGCAGATAAATCTTATGTAGATACTCAATTAAATACAAAAGTAAATACAACTACTTTTAATACTGAATTAGGTAAAAAAGCTAATACTGCTGATATGAATACAGCTTTAGCAAAGAAAGCTAACATAACATATGTCGATGAAGAAGTTGCTAAAAAAGCAAATGTAAGTCATACTCATGCTGCTTCTCAAGTAACAGGATTAGGTACTGCTGCTACTAAAAATGTAGGAACTGCTTCTGGACAAATACCAGTATTAGGTTCTAATGGTAAATTAGTTGAATCAATATTACCTAAAATAGCTATTAATGAAACTTTCACAGCTGATAGTATAACTGCTGCTATGGCTTTAAAAATTGAAGTTGGTGATGTAGTTATATTAAATTCTGCTTCTTCTTTCTTCAAAGAAGCATTACAAACAAAAACTAATGCTATTGATGGATTAAATGAAGAATTCTCAACTTATGTAACTTCTGGTAAATTAGCTTACTTATGTATAAACTCTTCTGCAACTTCATTTGAAGAGAAATTTAGACCATTACAATCATCTGGAGATACTATATCTTCTGGAGAAGTACAAACTGCTTTAGCATTAAAGTTAGATAAAGCAGAATTTAATAGCTTTAAAACTTCAAACACAAATGCTATAAATTTAAAAGCAAATGCTGCAGATGTTTACACTAAGACTCAAGTGGATGCATCTTTAAATAATAAAGTAGATAAAGTATCTGGTAAAGGATTATCTACAAATGACTTTACAACTGCTGAAAAGAATAAATTAGCAAAAATAGCAGAAAATGCTAATAATTATTCACATCCAACAGGAGATGGGAATTTACATGTACCTGCTACAGGAACTACTAGTAATAGAAAGTTCTTAATGGCTGGATCAACTGCAGGAGCTTTATCTTGGACAACTATAACTGCTTCGCATGTTACTCAAGATGCTAAAAACAGATTTATAACTGATGCAGAAAGAACTGCATGGAATTCAAAAGCAGAAGGAACACATACTCATAATCAATACAGATTAATGTCTGACTCTTTAAGTACAGCTCAAACTAAAGCTGAAATAAATAAACTTACTACTTTAGTTCAATCTACTCAACCTACTACTCAAATAGCAGGTGCTGTTTGGATAGAAACTATGTAATAGTTTAATTAACAGCAAACATAAAAAAAGAAGATGTGTTAATGCATATCTTCTTTTTATTTATTGTAAAAAATAACTAGCCTAAACAGTAATAATTATAAGAATAAAAATAATATAAAACAAAATGAAAGGAGCTACATAAAATGGCTACAATCAATGGTATATATAAAGTCAAAAATAGTGAAGGAACTTATGATGTTATAAACTTAAGAACGACTGCCGAACAAGTTGTTGAATCATCTTCAAAAAGATTTATAACAGATGCAGAAAGATCTACTTGGAACAATAAAGCAAATGCTACTCATACTCATACATCTGCACAAGTGTCTGATGCTACTAATGCTAATACAGCAAATATGATAGTTAAAAGAGACGCTTCTGGTAATTTCTCTGCAGGAACTATAACAGCAAACTTAGCAGGTAATGCTTCTACAGCTACTACTTTATCAACAGCTAGAACAATTAATGGCACTAGTTTTAATGGTTCAGCTAATATTACTACAGCTGTATGGGGAACAGCTAGAAACATAACTATAGGTGATGCTAAAAAGTCAGTTAACGGTAGTGCTGATGTAAGTTTTAGTTTGTCAGAAATAGGAGCAGCTGCTACAAGTCATACTCATAACTATGCAGGGTCTTCTTCTGCTGGTGGAGCTGCAAATTTAGCTGTTAAATTAGCTACAGCTAGAACAATTACTTTAGGAAATCAATTATCTGGATCTACGTCTTTTGATGGTTCTGGTAATGTAACTTTAAATGCTAAATTAAACTATATACAAATATCTTCAGGCGATTTAAATACTTACATTAATGATGGATTATATCGTTGCATATCTTTAGGAGAATCAAATAATGTAAAAAATAAACCTATAGATACTGAAGGCAGTATAAATGGATTTGTATTAAAAGTTGAAAGAATGAGAAATGTTTCTAATACAGATGCTAATGTAAAACAAATCTTTAGTTGGACAACAAGAGTGTGGGAAAGAGTTGGAACTATTTCATCTTCTGATACTACTTGGACAAAATGGAGAGAACTTGCATTTACTGACAGTTCTATAACAGGTAATGCAGCTACAGCAACTAGACTAGCTACAGCTAGAACAATTAACGGAACTAATTTTGATGGAACTTCAAACATAGTAACATCTAATTGGGGAACAGCAAGAACTATAACAATTGGTTCTACAGCTAAAAGTGTTAACGGTTCTGCTAATATGTCTTGGACATTATCAGAAATTGGAGCAGCAGCTTCAAGCCATACACATAATTACGCTGGATCTTCATCAGCAGGTGGTGCAGCAAATACTGCTATTAAATTAAATACAGCTAGAACTATAAATGGAGTAAGCTTCGATGGTACAGCTAATATAACAATAAAAGCTGATCCTAATTCACATACTCATGCTGCTTCAGAAATTTCTGAACTTGGTTCAGCAGCTACTAAAAATACTGGTACAGCTTCAGGGCAAATACCTATATTAGGAACAGGAGGTAAATTACCTACATCTGTACTACCAAGTGTTACCATAAATAATACTCATACAGTAGAAACAGTTGCTGCAGCTTTAAAACTAGGTTGTGACGTAGGAGATATAGTAATAATAACTTCATTTGTACAACCTGCTGACTTATCAAATGAAGTTGGAATATCAGAAGAAACTCAAAGAGCATTAAATTCAGGATCAAATACTTTCATATGTGTTAATAGCTCAGCTTCAACATTTGATGCTAAGTTTAAAGTATTAATGTCATCAAGTGATGCAGTTACTCATGCAGAACTTACTTCTCAATTAGCAAATAAAGCTAATGCTTCTCACAATCATGATTCTGCTTATTTAAAATTATCAGGAGGAACTGTTACTGGTAATGTTACTTTTAATAATAATGTAGGAGTACAAGCTAAAAATACTTCTGGTTCTGCTTACGCTATAGCTAAAATCAATTCAAGTAATCAAACTTATTTAGGTATAGAATCTTTACCAACTATAATAGCTTCATCATCTAATCCTCAAGCTAAAGTTGGTTCTAATTCTTATACTTTATATCATACAGGTAATAAACCTTCTGCGTCTGATATAGGAGCTTTAACTCAATCAACAGCAGATTCTAGATATAAATTAAAATCAGATTTAGTATTTACTGATACTATATCAGTAATTACTCCAGCATCTTAAATAAAATAAAAGAGAGCCTTGTTTAGCTCTCTTTTTTGTTGCAATACCTTACTAAAGAACTTCTTTGATTGAATTAATGTTATTTAGCAAAGTTGTTTTAGAGTTGCCTAATTCATTTCTAAGTTCAGTTAAAGCATCCTCTACATTAGTAGCAGTAAATAAATCATTGCTGTCTGCTATTCCTATGCTTCTAGCAGTTGAAAAATCAGGTAAAGTAATGTTACCATCTTGATGAGTATATCTAGTAGAACCTATAGATACAGATGTAGTTAAACCATCTGCTCCATTTAAACCTCTTTCTCCTCTTTCCCCTTTTTCTCCTTTTAAACCATCTGCTCCTTTAGGAATACTAAAATCAAATATAGGATTTTCGTCAGTACCTCTTCTACTTATAGTAGCTTGTTGATTAGAAGGAACAGTCATTACATTACCTATTTGTATGTTAGGTGTTGTACCATTTTCTCCTGCAGGTCCTTGAGGTCCTACTGGTCCTTGTGGTCCAGGAGTATTAGAAGTAATGCTAGACAAATCAACTTCTGATATCTTAGCTCCTTCAGATAAAAACACTAATTTATTAGATTCTTTTATTACCGAATCTATTTTTCTATTAAGTTTAATCTCATAAGACTCTGAAGAATTTTGAAGGTTTTCAATAGCATTTTCCATATTGTTTAAGTTGTTAGCATCAACAATAGTTACATTATTAACCCATTCTGTTTTTATATATCTAGTTCTTTTCATAAAAAACTCCTTTCTATTAAGATATAAATATATTACTTGTAAAAATGTCTTAATAATGGCACTCTTTCGTAAACTATTTTAAAAAAATATAATAGACTACTTAAAGATAT